CAAAGATACCAGCAGCAGTTACATTAGTAACATTAAATGTACCAGAACTTAATGTAGTAGAAACAATGTTGGAGATAGTAGCTAATGGAGCATAAACGTTAGCAGAACTAAATTGAGTATTAACAAAGATACCACCAGCAGTTACATTAGATACATTAAATGTTCCAGAACTTGATGCAGTACTTACAACGTTAGAAATAGTTGCAAGTGGAGCATACAAAGATCCAGCGCTAATAGAACTAGTAGCAAGAATTGTAGCGACAGTCATACCAGTTGCGTCAATTGATCCAGTGCTGGTAGCAGTACTAACAACGTTACTGATAGTTGCAAGTGGAGCGTAAAGGTTAGCAGCAGTAAGACTTGTATTAATAACAATATTGGCTGTAGTAATATTTGTAGCAATAAAATCTTGCACAGCAAATGACCCAGCAGTCATAGTTGTAGCGACCAAGTTGGTAACAGTAGCATTAGTAGCATTTAATTGACCGGAACTTACACTAGTTGAAGCAAGTAATGTAGAAGTTGTAATGCTATTTGTAGCACGAAGATCTCCAGTAATATCAACGGTATACAATGGAGCAACGTTGTTTACACCGACATTTCCTCCAGTTGTAAAGATTGACCCAACAGTGTTGCTATTTCCGATAGCAGAAAGAGTATTATAAATATATACAATACCAGAAGTCATATTTGTATCAACCATGTTAGTAGTTGTAATATTAACAGTTGTAATGGTTCCAGCAACATAAAGATCTCCTGAAAGATTCATGTTTCCTGCAGAAATGAAATCAGCAGATAATTTAGAAGTAGATACAGTGTTGAATGAACCAAATGTAGAGTAAATGGATCCGTTAGTAATACCTACACTGTATAAATTAGCGATACTAGAATTACCAATAAGAATGTTACCAGCAGAAAATTGAGTATCAACAAAGATAGATCCAGCAGTAATATCAGTTACATTAAAGGTTCCAGCACTTAAAGCTGTACTTACAATGTTACTGATAGTTGCTAATGGAGCATAAACATTTGCAGAACTAAATTGAGTAGTAACAGCAACAGAAGCAGCGGTAACAGTGGTAACATTAAGTGAACTTGTACTAGAATTTGTAATAACCATGTTAGAAACACTTGAGTTGGTAATCTTTGCATTTGCTGAAGAGAATCCAGTAATAAAGTTAACAGTATCATTAAATTGAGTATTACCAGCAACATTTGCTACAGTAGCAGCTGTTAATACCATATTAGAAACTGTAGAATTAGTAATATTAGAATTAGAGATAAAAGTATTTGCAGCAGTTACATCAGTAACATTAAATGATCCAGAGCTTAATGCAGTTGCAACAATGTTACTGATAGTTGCTAATGGAGCATAAACATTTGCAGAACTGAATTGAGTATTAACAGCAACTGAAGCAGCAGTTACATTGGTAACGTTAAATGATCCAGAGCTTAAAGCAGTTGCAACAATGTTACTGATAGTTGCTAATGGAGCATAAACATTTGCAGAACTGAATGTGGTATCAACAGCAACTGAAGCAGCAGTTACATTAGTAACATTAATTGATCCTGAACTTAAAGCAGTTGCAACAATGTTTGAGATAGTTGCTAATGGAGCATAAACATTTGCTGAAGAGAATTGAGTATTAACAGCAACTGAAGCAGCAGTTACATTTGTAACGTTAATTGATCCTGAACTTAAAGCTGTAGATACAACATTACTGATAGTTGCTAATGGAGCATAAACATTTGCAGAAGAGAATTGAGTATTAACAGCAACTGAAGCAGCAGTTACATTTGTAACGTTAAATGATCCAGAGCTTAAAGCAGTTGCAACAATGTTTGAGATAGTTGCTAATGGAGCATAAACATTTGCAGAACTGAATTGAGTATTAACTGCGATACCACCAGCAGTTACATTGGTAACGTCGATTGATCCTGAACTTAAAGCTGTAGATACAACATTAGAAATAGTTGCTAATGGAGCATAGACATTTGCAGAACTGAATGTGGTATTAACAGCAACCGAAGCAGCAGTTACATTAGTAACATTAATTGTTCCTGAACTTAAATCAGTACTTACAACATTACTAATTGTAGCTAATGGAGCATAAACATTTGCAGAACTGAATTGAGTATCAACGGCAACTGAAGCAGCAGTAACGTTACTGACATTAAATGTACCAGAGCTTAATGCAGTTGCAACAATGTTTGAGATAGTTGCTAATGGAGCATAAACATTTGCAGAACTAAATTGAGTATTAACTGCAATAGATCCAGCAGTTACATTGGATACATTAAATGTACCAGAGCTCAAGTCAGTACTTACAACATTACTAATTGTTGCTAATGGAGCATAAACACTTGCAGCTGTAATTTTAGTATTTACTAATAGATTACCAACTGTAATATTAGATGCAGTTAATTGAGTTACAGCAAATGAACCAGCAGTAAGAGCTCCTGAAATAATAGCATTGTTATTTACATGTAAATTTTCACCAATACCAACACCTCCATAAACAACTAAAGCACCAGTACTTGTATTAGAACTAGAAGCAGAGTTGACAATGGTTGTTAATCCAGAAATGTTTGTTGTAAACAGATTTGAATTTCCCTGTACAGTAGCACCTCCATATAAAAATAATGAAGCTGATGATAAAGTACTAGCTGTGGAATCAAGGATAGAAATTGGTTGATTAAAGAATAAATCTGAGAATAATCTTGACATTTTTTACTTTGGTATACTATTACGTTAGAAAAAATTAAAACGCAAAAGCGCGTTTAATAAATAATAAAAAATCATTAATCATTATTAATAGTAATTTATTATTTTATATTTAATAATATATGTTAAAAAGTAGTATTATCGGTAAAGAATTTGTTAATTACCGTAAAATTACTAATGAACATGAAAGAGTACATTTCAGTAATAAAATTAGAAAAGAAGGAGTCGGAAATATACCTATTGTAATTGATTCAGTAGATAAAGAATTAACTTTACTTTTAGCTAAACATGATCCAATCTTTCCTAGGAATATTAGATTTGGTTTTGAAATTTTCTTACACATGGATCACACTGTTAAAGATTTAATAGGTATTATCAAAGAAGAATTACATAAAAAAAAAGATATTGTTAAAACAAATATTTCTATAGATTTTTTACATATTTCCCTAGGATTAGAAGATGGTAGTATTTTAAATATCAACGACGACCTTGGATCTATATATAAAAAACATAGAAATCTAGACGATAAAATTTTATATATCCTTATAACAAAGGAAACTACGATTTATGGTTATATTATGTCTATTATAAGATATTTAATAGATGAAATACCTTGTAGAACTAAAGCATTAATATCACGTAACTAAAAAAAACTAAATTTAACTTTACTTTTACTTTTATTACTTTACTTTTACTTTACTTTTATTTACTTTACTTATGCGTACAAAGATTATTAACTTGGTAGGATCACCAAGTTCCGGTAAATCCCTTATTGCAGCTTTGTTATTTACTGAACTTAAAATGATGCATAAACGAACAGAATATGTTCAAGAATATGCAAAAACACTTGTCTGGCAAAATAGATTAGACGAACTTGCAAATCAATATAATGTCACAATGGAACAATACAAAATGATTAAAGCTGTTAATGGTAAAGTAGAATATATATGTTTAGATTCCCCATTACTTTTAGGAATTTATTATAATCGTTACCATCCTGACAATGTATCTAATATAGAGAAAACAGAAAAAATGATATTAAATAAAATAGACGAATTTGATAATATCTACATCTTTATAGAAAGAAATAAGGAATTTCCGTATGAAATAGAAGGAAGAATTCATAATGAACACGAATCTAACGAAATATCACTCCATTTAATAGAGATATTAAAAGAATTCAAGTTACCTTATAAATCATTTCGTTCTGATAAATCAAATATACAAGAAATGATTAAATACATTTTAGAATTTTAATTCAATAAAAAATTAAATTTATATAATAACTTATTTAAACATAAAAGTTTAAATATGTACAAGTAAATGGGATTTATATCTATATTATATAAAATCTGGATTTGTATAGTAATAGTGACATTAATATTACCAATTATATTACAATATATCTTGAATTGGAAAATTTTTAACAAAAAAGATAATTATTTAGATAATTATTCATTTAGTGTTTATGCAGTTTATTTAACAGTTTACTTAATTGTACAATTTATTCTTGCATATTTAAATAACAAAGGTTATAATATTATTAAATCTAAAAATGAAAATGGAAATGGAAATGGAAATGGAAATGAAAGTAAATTAGTAAATATAATTATAGTAGGATATAAAGAAAAACCTGAATATTTTAAAAAATGCTTGGAATCAATAAAAGTATCTTATTATAATTCAAAAAATATTAATAAAATTATAGTTGTTATTGATGGTAATGATGACGATGATAAATACATGATTGATATATTTAATAATATTTTTACAGAATCATCTATAAATATTTTATTAAAAGATTTTGATAAAAATGATTTTATTACAAATCACTTTTCTAATTTTGAAAAGAATAAATCAATATGCATATCTCAAAATCATAATGGTAAAAGAACTGCAATGTTTACAGGATTTTCTACAAGTTTAATGTATAATAAAAATGTAAAATATGTCTTTTGTACAGACAGTGATACTATTATAAAACCAGATTGTATTGAAAATATGATTACATGTTTCCAAAAAAATAAAAATATAGGATCTGTTTGTGGAAATTTATCTATTTTTAATAAATACGATTCGTTTATTACATTTTTAAGTCATTTAAGATACTGGTATGCATTTAATTTAGAAAGAGCATACCAATCATTTACTGGAGAAGTTCTTTGCGTATCAGGACCAATTGGAATGTATGATATAAATATAATAGAAAAAGTTATTGAAGAATGGAAAAATCAAACTTTCTTGGGAAAAAAATGTACTTATGGTGATGATAGGCATTTAACTAATAAAATATTGGAATCATCTAAAAAAGTTATTTATACACAAAATTCTATTGCAGAAACAGAAACACCAGACAATATTTATAGATTTTTTAAACAACAAGTTAGATGGAATAAATCTGCTTTTAGAGAATTCTTTTGGACTTTGAGAATAGTAGATAAACATAGCATATTTATGACCATTAATATAATTTACATGTTCTTTTATCCTTATTTAGTAATAGGATATTTACTTTATATTTTATGGGTAGGTAATATTTTTCAATTTGGATTTTGTTCTACATTATTATTAGGAATTGGTCTAGTAAAATCTATATATGGATATATTTTAAGTAAAAATCCTGAAAATCTTTTATATTTTTTATACGGAATAGTTTATGTTTGTATAGTATTTCCTGCAAAATTATGGTCTATTATTAATATATATGATAATTCTTGGGGTACATCTTCTAGAAAAATATTAAATCAAGATATTTCAATAGATATTCTTGCTATTATTATTTGGAATGTTATTTTAATATCTGGATTAATTAAAAATATATATGGATCTATACATTCACAAGGTTTTGATAATTTCTATTATTTTATTATATCTTCTGGACTATGGATTCTTTTTTCTGGTTTTACATTTATTTATATCAAATACAAAAACAACACAAACAACACAATTATTCTGTAGTTTATCACATTTTTAACAATTATTCTGTTTTTATATTATTTTTTTTATTTATTACATTGTAATAATGGATTTTTGTAGAAAAACTTTATTAGATGTCCAAGAATGTTTAACTAATTCAAAATCCTTTAAAATACCAGAATTGATAATTGATTTTGAAGATACTATTAAAAAAGCTAAAGAAAATCGTATTAAATCTACTGACCCGGAATTAGTAATAAAAGATCGTACATTTAATCATTTACTTGATCATTTAAAAAAAAATGATTACGATAATATATCAGAATTTATTGAAAAATATAATATAAATTACCATCACCTTTTTGAACCACAAGAATCTTTATTTAGACTTTTCGCAGCATTAAAACTATTTGATAATATAAAAATAGAATACGAAAATGAAAATGTAAATGCAAATGAAAATGAAAATGTAAATGAAAGTAATTTAACAAATTTATCTTTAGATTTTAATATATCTACAGGAAATTATTCATCTGGAACAAATATCGATCATATTATTAATAATGATGACACATTTAAGAAATTTTTAGAAAGTAATTTAAAAGATAAAGGTGATATATCCGATCTTACGTTTATTTCAAAAGACAATAAAACAATTATAGCATGTTCATCTAAAAATTTTAGTAAACCTCATAGTAAATTTGATCTTGACCAAATTAATAACGTTTATTTAAATAAATACAATAATAAATACAAATTAAAAACTATTGTTGTTATTCCAGATAAATTAGAATTAGAAAGAGTGATTAATAGAATGAAAGATAGTAGTAGTACTATGCGTGATTTTTTAAAAAATTCTTACAAGATAGATTGGAATGATTTAAATGAAGCGTATATAAAATTTAAAAGCTTGAAAAATCATAATAAAATAGAATTTAACATTTATCCAAAATTAGAATTACCATATTTAAGTTTATATATGAATCAAAGATTTTCTATTGAAAAAGCAACTGAGATAATGAAAAATAATACATCTCAACGTATTTTACTTGGACAAAAACCTAGGTCTGGCAAAACTTTCATTATGGCAGGTATAATATCTAGAGATTTAACAATATCTACAGAATCTAATAATATCTATATAATAATAACTCCTGTTCCAGGCGAAACTAAAACACAATACAAAGAAGCATTGTTATATAAAGATTTCGAGTCGTGCGAGTTACTTGATTTAACTGGTAAAGAATTAATAAAATTTGATAACAAAAAAGAATATAAAAAAAATTTGATAATTTTAGTTAGTAAACAATACTTGGGATACCAAGATAAAAAAACTAATACAACAGACAGTGAAGAATCTAAATTAAACAAATCAAAAGTAGATTTTTTCAAAAATTTATATGAACAATTTACATTAAAAATAGTTTTTTTTGATGAAGTTCATCATGGTGGTACTACTGGTAATGCTAAAGATATATATTCAGAATATAAATTTAATACATGTCATAATATTATGGTTACGGCTACATATGATAAACCTATAAAATCTTATAACATAATTATTGACAACTATATTTTATGGGATCTAGATGACGAATACATGTGTAAAACATTAGAATTTGATACAGAGACAAAGAAACTTAGATTATTTGAAAAACACGGTGAAGAATTTGAAAAAATTTTTAATGAATATACAATTGAAAAGATTGTTGAACAATATAAAAACGCACCAGATATTAAATTATTTATGATGGATTTACTACCAGATTTAAAAACTTTTGTAGAAAGTAATAAAGACATAATTGATACAAATAATATACCTGCTGGATTTTCCATGAACGCATTGTTGAAAACAAAGAATAACAAATTTGAATATACTGTTCCTGTAGAAAAATTTACCATAATGTTATTTGCAAAAGATAATTCAATGTTTAAACAAATAGATGACTATTGTATAGTTAACGAATCTAGACGATTTACTTACGAAAATCCTCTTACTATTATGATGTTTTTACCAAGTGATAATGTAAATGATCGTAGTCAACCGTTAAAAGATATAATAAATCAAGTAAATGACGAATTCGAAGTCGTGATTATAAATAATAAAAACGATAAAGAAAATAATCAAGATTACGAGACAAATAATGCAAAGGAAATAATAAATAAATCTCTAGAAAACATAATTAAAAACAATACAAATAACATACTACCAAAAAAAAAGGGAGTTATAGCTTTATTAGGTATGCAAGCTAGTATTGGTGTTACTATAAAATCATGTGATATAGTTATATTGGCAGATTCAGGTACAAATAATAAAGATATGACTCAACAAAGAATGTTTAGATGTGGTTCCGATGGAGTTAATAAGAAATATGGTTTTGTCATAGATACAAATTATCATAGAGTTTTCGAAACTCTTGGTAAAATAGCTGATTCTGTTAAAATATCTTCTTTAGACGAAACAGTAAAAGATTCAGTTAAATATATAATAGAAACTAATTTACTTGAATTTGGAAATGAAGATTGGATAGAAACAGTATTTGGTACAAAAGAAATAAGTGACCAAGCATTAATAAAGATGATATACGAAGAATACTTGAAAAATCAACAAATAAAAAGTATTCTACAACACATAAATATTAATGAAGATGATGAAAAAATGTTGTCTTTAGTAGAAAACATAAATATCACCCAAGAAAAGGCTATTAAAAACGGAAAAGAATATAGTAATAAAGGCATAAAAAGATTACAGATAAATAATGTAGCCGAAGCACAAGAAGTAAAAGATATAACAAAAAATGAAATAACTAATCAAGAAAAATTACAGAGATTAAGAGAAATAGTTGATTATATATTGCCATTAATTGTATTATTTTATAAAGGTGATAAAAAATTAAAATTATCTGAAATGTTAAATGAACTTGAAAAATCTAATGTTAAAATTTATAATGATATTATAGATCAAATAAATAGAGGATGGTTTGAAGAAACTAATAACAATGACATACAAAAATTATTAATGGACTATGTAAAATTAATTGAAACTCCGGTCATTGGTAGTGGATTAATCGATACAATAGCTGATTTAAAAGAATTTTTCAAAAATAAATTAAAACCATTAAAAATATACGAAGCGATCAATGATTATGTTTCTATCATTGAAACAAATAGAACAACTTTGGCAGATATATCTACACCTATACAACTAGTAAATGAAATGTTGGACAAAATACCAAATTATGTATGGGATGATCCAGATTTAAAATGGTTTGACCCAGCAGTTGGTCGTGGTATATTTATTATTGTTATATTTAATAGATTGATGGATAGCCTTAAAATAAAAATACCAAATGAATTCAAACGCAAAGATCATATACTTAGCAAAATGTTATTTATGAGCGAAATTAGTCCAGTAAATGTAGAATTATGTAAAGAAATATTTAAACATTCAGAAGTTATTATAAATACCTTTAAACCAAAATATAAAAATAAGTTACAAATTAAGTTAAAAAATATTGTTATAAATATAGGAATGGATACTAAATATAACGTTAATGCTATTGATACAAATATAGGAATAGATAAATATAACGTTGATGATCTTGAATTAGTTAGAGAATTCTTAAAACTTAAATTAACTCCAAATATTGAAAATAAAAAAAACAATGGAGAAGTTTTCACTCCAGAATTTTTAATTGAAGAAATGTTGGACAAATTACCTAAAAAAGTTTGGAGTAATCCAGATTTAAAATGGTTTGATCCAGCTGTTGGTGTTGGAAATTTTATGATATTTGTATATTATCGCTTAATGGAAAACTTAAAGACTAGTTTTCCAAATGACATTGAAAGAAAAGCTCATATAATTAAAAATATGTTATATATGAGTGAAATAAATAATGTAAATATAAAAGAATGTAAAAAATTATTTGGTAATGAACTAAATATATACGAAGGAGATACATTAAAAATGAATACGTTTAAGGAATTTGGTATAGAGCAATTTAATATAATTGTTGGAAATCCACCTTTTAACAATAGTCAGGAAGCTACAGGTAAAAGAGGTGGTGGTGATTCACTATGGAATAAATTCGTAAAACTTTCTTTAGACACATGGTTAAATCAAAAAGGATACTTGGTTCATGTCCATCCTAATGCATGGAGAAAACCTGATTCTGAAAGATCAAAAAACAAAGGTTTATATAGATTAATGACTAAAGACAACACAATGTTATATCTAGAAATACACAATTCTAAAGATGGATCAAATACATTTAAAGCAGGTACAAGATACGACTGGTATGTAATAGAAAAAACTGAAAATAATGATTATACAACTGAAATTAAAGATGAATTGGGAATTACGAGTAATATAAATTTAAATACGTTAGATTTTTTACCAAATTATAAATTTGAATCATTATTACCATTATTAGCTAAGGAAGGTGATGAAAGATGTCCTATTATTTATAGTAGTTCAAATTACGAAACTCGTAAAAGTTGGGTTAGTAGTGCAAAAACAGACGTGTTTAAATATCCATTAATACATTCTACTAATATTTCAGGTATTAGATATAAGTATAGTTCAAGAAATGACAATGGACATTTTAACATTCCAAAAGTTATTTTTGGTGAATCTGGTTTAAATGATGTTATTATTGATTTTATTAAAGATGAAAACGGTATGACCAGAGGTGAATACGGTATGACTCAACACGCGATGGCGATAGAAATTTCAAGTAAAGAAGAAGGAAAGGAATTAAAAAATTATTTATTAAGTAGTGAATTTCAAGAAATATTAAAAACATGTATGTGGGGTAATTTTGGAATAGATTGGAGATTATTTTCATATTTTAAAAAAGATTTTTATAAATAAATTGATATAATTATTAATAATTTTTTTTATTTGTTAATTTAAATGAAAATTAACGAATTTGATATAAATATTGATCAAAAATTAGATATTAATAAAGATGATTTGTTAAAGTATTTTGATGATATTAAATCATATAAATATAAAGATATACCATATTGGATTATAAATGATAAAAAAAGAGAATATATAATATATGAAAAAAATAAAGTATTATATATTCATAATAAACTTGGTTCAAAAAAATATAATAATACAGAAATAAAAAAATGTGAAAAAAGTAAAAATAAAATGGAAAGTAAATACGGTGGAAGTGGAAGTGTAAGTGTAAGTATAAGCGATACTAAATGTAATTCTTTATTTAAGAATATTAAAATAAGTGACGAAATTCTATGTTTGGAAAAATTGTTGAGGTATATAAAATATACTCAAAGATCATCTAATAAAAAAATATTTAAAGAAATTACTACATTCTCAGGTCTTGAAACATTTTTAAGGGAAAATTATTATGACAAGATTCATGATTTTATGAAAGAATATTCATTAGAATTTCAACAAAAATTTGAACCACTTGAATCTATATTTAGATTATTTTGTTCAAAAAAATTAATAAAAATTTACGATGATTCTGGTAATGATATTTTTAAAAATTCTTATATATCAACAAATAATTTTGGTACTGGAGAAGTTACAATAAATGATAATCACAGTATATCTGGTGAAAGTAACTTAAAAGACAGTGGTGATATATCTGATTTAACATTTGTAAATAAAGATACTTCAACTATTTACATATGTTCATCTAAAAATTATAAAGATTATAGTGGAAAGGGTAAGAAATTTGATTTGGAAAAAATCAAAAATGTTTATAAAGATAAATATAAAGACGTTTTTAAAAATATAATAACAATAGTAGTAGTACGTGATAAAAATGAGGTTTTAAATGCTATGAAAAACATGACCTTTTCTAGTAAAGATTCTAAAAATTTATTAAAAAATTCGCATTTTGTAGATTTTGACGATATTAACCAAGCATATAGACAATTTAAATACGGTACTGTTTCTCGCAATATCAACTTTGCTCGAGATATAGATCCTATTCATTTACGTTATTTTAAAGAATCAAATTTAGAAAAAAAAGACATTATTTTAACGGACAAGAATGATAATCCACGTATTTTTAAAGGTTGGGATTTAGAAGATGAGAAAAAATGCAAATTTGGTAAAATTGATAAACTGGATGATATTATAAAAACATTTTCTACAACGGAAATTATAAAATATTATAAAAATTTTTCATATATTTTTTCTATTTTACTTGAAAAACCTGATGATAAACAAACTGATGATAAACAAACTGACGATAAACAAACTGATGATAAACAAACTGATGATAAACAAACTACTAAACAAAAAACTAAAAAAAAAAATGCTAAAAAACAAACTGATGATAAACAAACTGATGATAAACAAACTAATGATTATATTAAATTAATATTTGGTAAAACTGTTATGGTTAATAAAAAACAAAATATTACAAATCAACAAGATAAAGATAATTTATATAATATTTTACAAAATTACTGTTTTTTAAATAATAGTAAAGAAGAAGTATCAATATTAGTTATAGTAGAAAATAATAAAAAATACAAAATTGGAAATAATAAAAAATACAATATTATAATGAAAGAAGATACAAATGGAATAAAATTAGAAGAATATAATACATTAGTCAATTTAAGTAATAATTCAATTGATGATATTGTACAAAATTTTTTAAAAGTTAATAGTGACAAGTCATACAATTTTATAGTTGATAAGGATAATAGTAGATTAGAAGGAATAAATGAAAAGTTTGGTATAAAAGACTTTTTTGCTTTTAAATCATCATCACTTCTTTCTATTAAATCTAAAAATTGAAAAAAAATATATTTTTATTAATATTGATTATGACATTGATTAATAAAAATGATGAGATTAATGAATTAGTAAATATATTAAAAAATACAGATTTACATACAAACAATCAATTTAATCAATTTATCATTGACAATCACGTTTCTTATATAAAAAATGAAATGAAATGTATTAAAAAAATAGATATGCATTTTTATCAATTATGGTCTTTATTAGGAGAATTACCTATTTTAAGACATGGTAAATCTAAATACGAATGGAGATTTATACGAAGAGATTTACCAAATGTTATTTTTACTATTTATGATTGGAATAATAAAAACAATTTCTTAAATACAAAAACTTGGTATCTTGGATCAACTACCAAATCAAAATTACATAATAAAGAATTTGTAAATACTTTTTTAGATGGTATAGAATGCTATAACATGTATTATAAAGGTATAGAAACACATAATTTTACTAGCGATATTCCAATCGTTCATCAAAATTTACAAAGAATTCGATCAGAATTAATTCAAAAAAGAAATTTAATAAGCTTTTTATAAAAAAGCTTTACCAAAAATAAAAAAGCTTTTAATAATTTTTTTATAAAACTTTTTTTTTTTATTTTAATAATTTTTTTAAAAAGCTTATTTTTTAAAAAGCTTATTTTTTAAATTCTATATTTTTTGGTAAAGCTTTTTTTTAAAAAGCTTATTTTTTAAATTCTATATTTTTTGGTAAAGCTTTTTTTTAAATTCTATATTTTTTGGTAAAGCTTTTTTTTAAAAAGCTTATTTTAATTAGTAAACGTTACAGTAGGCCTTGGTATTATTATTGGTTGTGACGGTAAAGTATTTAATGGTAAATTAGATCTTAATAAATTTGTTGTTTGTTCTTCTTTTCTTTTATATATATTAAAAAATACTATAATTAAAGATGACAAAAATCCACTAACTAAATTTGCAGATATAACTATTTTATCATCTACTAACAATCCATAAACAGTCCATAAAATTTGCCCAGATAATAAAATCCCATATGTTAATACGGATACACCTTCTATATTTTTATCTAAAATAATTTTATATAATTGTGGAACTAAACAAAATGTAGTAACTAAAGCTGCACTGTATCCAATAATTGCTGTCAACATTTACTTTTTTAATAAAAAAGCAACCAAAAAAATTAATTCATTTTTTATTTCTAAAAATAAAAAATAAAAAATAAAAAATGAAAATTTATAATTTTTTTTTAATTAATAATGGCTGAAAATATTGAACAATGGTATACTATGTTACAAGAAACTTGTGACAAATGGTCAAGTGAAGTTATAAGACTCGAAAGTGAAAATAAAGATGGCAGTATGACAAAACAAATTAATCAAATTATTCCAACTTTGGAAAGATATCAATATTATTTAGAACAAAAATCTTTAGAAGATATCAGAAAATTATTAATTATAAATTATCAAGATCCTGGTTCACCTGGTTCACCTGGTTCACATCGTTCACATCGTTCATCTGGTTCACATCGTTCACATCGTTCATCTGGTTCATCTGGTTCATTTAGTACTTTAACAAAAGAAACAGAAAAAATTACAATCCGACAAAGCTTGCAAAAACTTATTGTGAAAATAAAAGAGAAATTGACGAAACGTTTACCAAAATATTTACGACCATCCTTATGGTAAATTAGATAAAATGTATAATATGTAAAAAAATAATTTTTTTTACATTTTTTATAAAACTTTTTTTTTTAACTTTTAAATTTTTTGATACCTCACTGAATACGAGCTTCAGCTCGGTAAAATGTTACTTTTTTTAAAAAAGTTTAGTTTATCGACCATACATTTCAAATCGTGCTGTTCTATTTATACCTGCTGGTGCCCAACCGGGGGGATAAGCATTATAATCACCAGCACTTTGGTTTGCAAGACCCCCCATTCCTATACCACAAAATACATCGCAAGTAGCAAGATCATTTGTTTCATTATTAAATACAAATCCCCATCTTACGTTAGCATTATTACTAGTTGAGTAAAATACATGCTGGTAAGCTCCAGTTTGTCTTGAACACCAACCACCAAATCCATTATATCTAAATGGATTATTTATACCATATGTTTGCATCCAATTTGTAGTATTTTGATGAGGTATTCTAGTTGTGTTAAATCCTGTTAATGGTGTGGTTCTTGAAGTTTCGTTCCAATTATTTACCATCCAAGTCCAACCATCATCTACAAATATACTTCCACCATTTTGACCATACACATTTGTATAACTAGTCGATGGTATATCTGGAAATATTGCTAAAATGTCCTTTACAGTACTATAATTGTATGTATTATATTTTGCATCTGCGTCGTTACGTGTAAGATCACCAGCATTCAATGTATTTTTTGTTGACCAGTAATTTGAAGAATATTGAAACGTCGATCCTCTTGTCCCTTTCATCAACAACATCCAACCACCACCATCATAACAGTCATTCATCAAACAATGAATTGGTGTAGATATACCATTTACTAGAATGTAGTAAACACCATCCTTATTTGTATTAGTAAGATCTTTAATAATCTTGGCACTTTCCTGTGGAAATGCTGCGTCCATACCTGTACCAGAAAAGAAGAATCCTTGACCATTTGAAGTTTGCGTTCCACCTGGTGGTGTAAAACTAAATGTCAAATTCGCATTTCTTAAATAATTTTTAGTATAATGTATTCTTATTGGATAATAAGTACCAGCGAGTAATGTTACTGAATAAGTTGCAGGTGTATTAGCTGCAGGTGTTCCGATGTTGAAATTACTTGTAGTATATCCTACCAGTGCATTTTGCCCTACCCATAGAAAACTTCCATCATCACTAGATAAACTAAATGTATATGTTCCAGAAACTGTTGCTCTAAAGTATCCAAACATTTCAATTGAAAATAAATACGTAGCACTATTTTCTTCTACTTGCCCATTTGTAATTTTAGTCAAATTTGTTGTATCTGTAGTTCGTCCAATATTTCTATATGTATTTGTTGTATAATAAGATACTAAATAATCAGAATATCCATCATAATATTTCCATGTTAATCCATCTAAAAGGCCCTTTGGTGTTGCTGGAGTGATAGAATTATTCAATGTCATTGGAGTATATAAATTTAAATTTTGTATTTGAAGAGAATCACCTCCACTTAAAAGAGACGTTACGACTAATCTAAAATAACTATATTTAGATGCAACACTGGTTCCATTACATACAAAATACTTTTCAGAAGCTGTCCAATCAGATACACCTGTCGCTGTATGTAAAAGATACCATGTACTGTTATCATTACTTCCAGCCATAACAAAGTTCTTTGGAGATCTTGTACTCCAAAAACCACCATCTTGTCTAGGGTATATACTAAACGAACGTAATACTAAAGGATTAGGTGTTTGTAATTGTAAATAGTCACCTGCGTAACTCGTACCAGAAACAGTTGTAGTAACAGCTCCAGTATAAGGTCCAGAACTATAATTTATACCAGAGTGCCACATTCTACCAATACTTGTATTCTTTAAACTATCATTAAAGGCATATGATGGTGACATATAATCAGGAAAATTTGAACTCGCAGATGCAATGTAAGACCCACTAACTATACTATTTCCTGGTATACTTGCAGGAGCTATTGTCATTTCCAATTGTCTAATGTAACTAACAAAAGTAGCAGCGCCATTAAATGTACTAAATCCCCATTGACTACCAGGTGTTTTATACCAAGTTGGGTCAGAGTATTGTATAATTTGTGTTTCATTAAAGAATAATGTCCAAGTATTTGTAGGACCTCTAAGGTATTCTATTCTAATATTATTCCAAGTATTATTAAACCAATTCGTTGGAGACTGTATACCATTAAATGATATACCTCCATAAGAATAAACTTGAAAAAGAAATCCTTGCTGATAACCACCACTTCCAAAATAAAGAATTAAATGGTCACCATTACCACTACAAAACAGTTGAAATGTTAATGTAAATGAATCATAATTCATTACAGGTTGATTAGCAAAAGCAAAACCTGTACCAACACCTGCTCTACCATCTGTTAATTGTAATTGTGTTAATGGATCTGATCCACTAATAATTGGTACAAAGCTACCTCCAGAATTATTTATGAAACCAATATTATACCAATTGTTTGTATTTAATGTTGTAAAGGTAACTGGAGAGTCTGCTGTTAATGGAGCTGGAGGAAATTTCATTAAATTAAAGTTACTTGCATTTGTATACAATTTCCATTGATCTAATATCCACCATTCACACTGATATATACCAGATGTACTTCTTCCAATTAATCTAAAGTACTTGTAAGCATTGCTAGATCCTGTTACCACAAATGTTTGAGCTGTACCATATACAAAACTTGCATTCGTGTTATCGTAAATATTTGTCCATGTACTGTTGTCATTACTTGCAGCAATTATGAAACTTTTTAACCAATAACTCTGACTTACCCACCAAAAGTTTAAAGAAAATGAATAAAGTACAATTGGATTAGGTAACTCTAATTGTATCCATTCTCCAGTTTGTGCAACTCCAGCTACAGTAGTACTCGTAGATCCTACATAAACACCCGAACCATTGTGATATTGACCAGGACTCCATATATTTCCATAACCTCCAGCGTTATTAAATATCGTATATCTAGGACCCATATCAGGATGAGAATGTGTATTGCTAGATGTAACAGTATATGCACCATCGTAAACGGAATTACCAGCAAATGTTGTTGTATCTGCTGTCATAGAGTAAGGAGGAACTGCTACAACATTTGCATTTACAGTATTCATTTGCGTATAAAGGTCCCAAGTGGCTATAGCTACATTTTCTCTTCTAATAGTTGCTCCTGAATTACCTATTTTATTAGCTATTAATCTAAAATAACTATATTTATTAGTATTACCAGCATTACATGTAAAATATTGCATAGCTAATGTAAATTGTGCCCCTGATGTAGTATGTAAAAGATCCCAAGTACTACCGTCATTACTTCCAGCTATATAAAATGTAGTAGGTGTTCTTTCTAAAACTAAATTGGCGTCTTGTCTACCCATTAATCCGAATGAATTTAAAGATAAAGCATTTGGTAATCCAATTTGCAACCATTCTCCACTGTAACTTGTATTAACATTTGTTACTAAATTTTTCACTATAGTACTTTTCGATCCAGTATAAATACCTGTATTATAATTATATGCAGTTATTTCACCTGCGTGGCTATTAGGATTATTATCAAACGCATAATATGCTACAACACCTCCCCCCTCCCCAGGAGAACTTTGAGTCGCAGTATATACACCATCTAAAATGGAAGATCCTGTAAATGTAGTAGAAGGTGCAGTCATTGCTCCAGGTGGAAATTTCGTATTATTTTGAGCGTTAACTGAAGTACTTACTGTATTAACAAAAGGTGTATAAGCTAATTCTAAACGACGAATATAACAATACATTGTATTAGAAGTTGTTCTTGCACCAATACCCCATATGTCACCTGCAATATTTGATACCCAGTTTGTATTATTTGGATCGTCATAAACGAGAACGTCTCTACTTGCTACATTAAATGTCCAAGTATTCCTAGTAGATCTATTATAAACTATTGTAATTGGTACATAAGTTCCACTAGTTAAAATAGTTGCAGAAACTGGTGAATAACTTAATTGCTGTCCTTGGTCATTAAATAAATAAATTCCCTTTGTTCCTGATGTTTTAAAATAAAAGTAATAACTTGAATTTGCTGCGGTGCCAGCTGTACCAGTAGGTACAGTAGTAGAACTAGTAGCTCCACAATAAAAATAAAAACCGTCACCGTTTGCCGTATCAGTTTGAATCTCAAATGAACAAGTGAAACTATTGTAATTTTGGATTCTTGTAGAATTAAATACTGTATTACTTGAATCAGCTACAGTAGATGTTAATTGATAAAATACATTTGTACCAGAACCAGCCGTATAAATTGTATAACTTCCAGTTTTATAAAGATTCATAATAGAATACCAATTTGACATATTTACAAGATAATTTGAAGGAGTATTGTAATTAGTTAATGTACGTTCTTCTCCTCCACTATTAGTCATCGCAGTTATTTCATCAGCTCGTAATGCGTAGTCAAATACACGGATATCCTGGATATATCCATTTAATGGTCTTACATTATCACCACTTTTTCCTATAACAAGTCTATTTGTATTATATACTACAGCTGCAACTGATTGAATAAGTGTTCCATTAAGATAATAAGCAACAGTTGTTGGTGTAACAACAAAAGCAACATGATACCAAGTATTTATAGAAACCGTCGATGGAGTCATAGGTGTATAAGTAGACCCATTTGTAGAATAATGTGGACCTAATGAAGTACCATTTTCGAATATATCCACTTGTATACCCCAGCCAGCAGAACCATTACCAGCACCATCTTGACTACAAAGTGTAGCTGGAGAAGTACCTGCAGTTGACGTATTACGAAACCAAAAACAAAATGTTAATGGCCAATTGGGAATATCTTGAATATCTAGATAACTATCTACATGCCCGTTAAAATACATTGCTTGACCATTTCGAAATCCTTGTGATAATACGGAACCGTAACGAACAATTTTGTTATTTGAATCTGGTAAAGCACTTGGAACAGTAGCTGTTGTAGAGTACATCAAATGATTTGAAATTGATGCAATTTGAGTGTCTGTACGGTAATTGTCGTAAACATAAAAACCAGCTGTATTTATATTCGAGTAATAATCTACTGCAGATGCTGTCCAATTACTTCTTCCAATCCAAGTTTTTGTTAATGTTTTATCTGTAATAGCTGCACCTGCTGTTCCTATAGCTTGCAAAGCACCATTTTTCAAAATTTCCATTTGTCTACTCGATGCAGTATATCTAAATGTCCATACTGCCCATTCATTTTGGGTTATAACACCTGAACCTGTAACTATAGAATAGTCCGCACTTCCATTAAACATAAAAAAGTAAATACTTGTACCTGATCCTGCTCTAAGTGCTAGTATATTATCACTAGCTTGACCATTACCAAAATCAAATATACGTTCGTTATCATTTACAGATCCAGTAAATGCACCATACCAAATTGCTGTAAACCCACCGTTTGTATTAACATTAAATGTTTTACTACCAGCATCTAGATATTTACCAGTACTTAAACCTGCAGATATACCATTATTAACAAATGAAACATATGGTGGAATATCATATACTAATCCTGTAGAATTATACGTTGCAGCATTAAGAACTGGACCATTGTACCCTGTAAATCCATTCCAACTTGTAACAAGGGAACCTGGTGACAAACTTAGCATTTGAGTATCAAGTGCTACAACTGCACCAGCTGATATGGCTCCAATGTCCTTTGGGACGTCTTTTATTTGTAACCTTGGTTGACTTTTATAAGCCTTGCGCGTAATTGCGTTTGGTGTAAAATAAATTTGCGATTCTTTTGGTGTAAGTGTATTCTTAAAAATAATAATTTCGTTGATATTTCCTACGAATGCTGCACCAGCGCTTGGGCTGTGAATAACCCCACCAATTGTAAAATATGCATTTGTTAAATTTAAAGCACTTGGACTACTTGTTGTTCCTGTATAAATTGTTCCATTATCATTAATAACAATATTACCTGTATTTAAATTATGATTACACATCATAACACATTTTCTATTTACAAATTGAGTATACGCTACTATATTAAGTGCATCATTACCATACCCAGCAAAACCATAAGAATTAAGATATGTATAAAGAGCAGATCCTGTATTGTTTGAATTCCATGGACCCATTTGAATAATACTTTGAGGAATATTATTTCCATCAATTCTACCATTAAAAATATAAGTATAATTCTTTAATCCATTTGTCAATGGCCAATTCGTTGTTCCACCATTTAAACATTGACTTCCATCATATTTTATATTTAAATCAGTTGGGTTTGATGTACAAGCCATTCTGTCGGCGTCACTTAATGCACTACCAAAAATAAATACACTGTACATTTGTCCATTAAGATATTCGCCGCCTGGAGCTCTAAAAAGATACTGTTGCGCTGCTGCTGTAGTACCACCTGTACGATTACTATTTGTAACTGACAAGGTATTATTAATATATGCATTTTGAAGAGCACCATTATAAGTAACAGTTACAGTATTTCCAGTAACTGAAGTATTTGTTCCAAATGTCAAATCATTATTAAACCAATAATTAGCATATCCATTCGGTTGTCCAGAGTGAAGTCTAATAACATTACTTTGATTATTGCTCCAAATACCAGAACCTATAAATGAACCATCTGCATTATTATATGAACCATGTTTAACAACAAAACTGTAAGGTGCGTTAACTGTACCTACAGGAACTGTCCCTGATGGAATATTCAAAAACTGTGTACTCGAATTTTGCGAATCAATTAACTTTAATGTACCATTGTAAATAGGTTGAAAACTTGTTGTCGATTGCGTTGCGTGAAAATTATTACCACTTTGATCATACCAAGTATCTACGTAAGCTGTACTAGATCCAATCCAAGAACTAAAAGTTGAATTTGCAATTAAACCTTGAGCACTTGTAATTAACGTTGTACTTAAAGGATTTACAGCAACAAAAGTACTTAAACTTGGACTCCAAGCAATATCCCAACATTGTGTACTAGGAGTTGTACGAGATGTCCAAGTAATACCATCGGAACTTGTCATTATACAATTTGTACTAAGATCTGTTTTAGTAGCAGTAAAAATAGATAATTCAGAACACCATACAAGACCTTCCCAGTTTCCGGCTGGTACTGAACGACTTGTCCAATTAATTCCATCTGGACTTGTTATACATGAATTGGTACCAACTGCAACTAAAAGATTTAATTCAGGGCTCCATCTTATTCTAGATATACTAGATATAGAAGGTGTTGTTCGAATTGTCCACGTAATACCATCTGGACTTGTAGCAACAGCTGAAGTAGTTGTTGTATTTCTATTTACAGCTACAAAAAGGTATAATTGAGGTGACCAACAAACACCAGACCACAAACTACCACTTGGTGTAGTTCTTTGTGTCCATGTAATACCATCAGGACTTGTTATTACCCAAGCTGTATTTGCTGTATTACGTTGATTAACACAAACAAAAAGTGAAAGTTCTTTACTCCAAGCAAGATCATGTAAACCCGCACTTATTCCATCAGCTATATTTGGTGTAGTTCTTTGAGTCCAATTTATTCCATCAGGACTTGTTAATACACCACTTGTACCAAATTGGTACGCTGTTGCTACAAACAATGAACGTTCTGGTGCCCATATTATATAAGATAAGAATGATATACCTGGAGTTGTTCTTGTAGTCCAAGTAATACCATCTGGACTGGTTTGTATGGCATTTGTTGTAAAATTTGCACCATTATAATTTGTTGCGGCAAAAAGATTAAGCTCTGGACTCCAAGCTATACCTTGAGACGCCAAGTTACTTGTTCTAGCTGTCAATGTATTAACTGCATTGTCAGCTGACAATGAATTATTTAAATTTCCATATACATCAGAGTAAAAATCACTTGTAGCATTGTCTGCGCTACGTCTTAATTTAATAGTTGCTCCAGTATAAGTTGAATTTGTATCATATAATGCATATGCGCCTCGTGCTGCAGATTTTCCAGCAGTTGACATACTGTCAAGTATCGGTGTTCCAATTTTAGGTTGTGCAGAAGTTGTAGATTGAATAACATCACGACCATTACCAGTTTGATCATACATTCTAGTGATATATCCTATAGATCCTCCTAACCAAGCAAGTAACGTCTGACCATTTCCGAAAAGATTTGATCCTAAATTACCTTTAGAGTCAGCATAAAAATCTAGAGTTGCATTATCTGAACCACGTCGTATATTAATTACAGCACCGAGATAATCTGATCGTAGTAATCGTAATCCAAACGCAGCAGCGGCATTATTTTGCGAATGCGTACTTAATTTATTGATAAAACATTCTTCTGGATAAAAACTATAAGTATTCTTTAGTATACTCATAGGTATACTTTGTTTTACACTAAGATCAACTGCTCGAACTAATCCAGTAACTGCATTGCTAGTACCACCGTATATACCCCAAAGTGTATTTTGATTGCTTGTAAATGATGTAAACAAGGTGTCATTGTAACTTATCACATTTGTTCCATTATAATTAACTACCCATGTAGCTGTTGCACTAGGAGTAAATGTTATAGTAACTGTTTGCCAAGAACCAGTTGCTACAGAAGTACTACTTGTAGCAACTACACTATTAGTTCCATAATTAGTATATAATTGAAAAATTGGACTAGCTGGAGCAATTCTTAATTCAACTGCGCCAGATTGACCAACTACACCACTATTTGGATCAAAAGATACTGTAGGATCAGTTACCCCAAAATATACACAAATAGAAGCGATATTAGTTACACTTATATAAAATTGAAATGACATTGTAAACCCATTTGTTTTTGATAAAGGATAATTTGAATAACAGTAATGCGCACCGTCATTTGATGCTGTTATCAATGCTAATTGTGTACTTGGATTTGTCCCACTTAAAACCATATTACTAGCATTTTGAGCAGCCAAAAGTGTCATTTTTTGATACCAATTATTCGTATTAACAATATTGACATTGTTTGTAGACATATTTATTATAATATTACCATTGAAAAAAACTTTACTTAAATCTAAATTTAAAAAAGTTTAATCAAAATTAGAAAGAATATAAATCAACATTTAAAGCTACGTACCTTTACCAAAGTCTTCGTAAAAGGCAAGGTACGAGAGCGTTATTGTTTAATTATATATTAAAATATGTATAATTAAGGTGCTTTTAAATTTGCTTTTAAATTTGCTTTTAAACTTTTTTACTTTTTTGGTTAAGCTTTTAAACTTTTTTACTTTTTTGGTTAAGCTTAAGCTTGTTTGCTTAATAGATATTGAATAGCACTTAATAAATATGGAACTAAACGTTCGTGTTTAATGTTTTTATAAACTTCTCCGGATTCAATTTGTGTATATTCTGATACAGCTTCTGGAATTAATTCTTCAACTTCTTGGGCTATAAAACCTAAATCGCTAGTATTTCTCTTTTCTTCATTAAAGATATCATCTTTCCAATCAAATGATACAGCTCTTAATTTAGATACTATATCAAGTGCTTTTGCTGTTTCAATTGTTTCAATGTTCTTTTTCAAACGTCGATCTGATAAACTTCCAAATGACACAACGTCTCCTGTACACGTTAAATTTCCTGCACTTGTAAATAATGCAGCATTGTTTAAATGCAACATACCAGATGGACTAGCTGTTCCAATACCTACATTACCAATAACAGCTAGATTACTTGTGAATCTTCCTGTACCAGCAACATCTAAAGTGTAAGCTGGACTTACATTATTTATACCTACATTACCATTACTAAGAATATTTAATCGTGGGGTGCCAGTTGTAAAAAGTCTTATACCTGCATATCCTGAAAGATAGGCCATAGGACCACCAATTTCAGCTGGATCCATCAACCAAGATAAGGAATAATGCCCTACATTATTTCCAGAATAACTAAAATTATCAGATGGAGACATTGTAAGTTTACCACTAATTGCAATATCACCTCTAACATCTAGTGATGCGATAGGACTAGTCGTACCAATACCTATATATCCATCACCTCTAATTCTCATCAAGTGTCGAGAAGTAGTAGTTGATGTACCTGCATAAAAATCATGACTTGACCCTACAACATCCACTTGATACCTAAATGAAGATCCATTAACACCAAAACCATAATATTCATGATCATTATTATTAACGTCATGTAATACAATTTTTCTATTTGTAATCGCATTACTTAATTGTAATGGTGCGTTAGGACTTGTGTTATTTATACCTACTTTACCAGCTTTTAGCGTCATTGTTTCGACATTATCTGAATACATATGCAATGTACTTGTCGCGCCTGCTCCGTTTTGAATATACATATCTTTATCAAGACTAGAAGTACTATTTCTAATGACTCTCATATCAGCATATTGGTCATTTGTTGCTGTATCAAAACCAGTTTCGCCATTATTACCAGTAATAGTTAATTTACCTGCGAATCTTCCTGTACCAGCTACATCTAATGTGTAAGCTGGACTTGCAGTTCCTACACCTACATTTCCACCTGGACCTTGTAATGATAAATTTTGTGGCACATTACTACCGTAATCATACGAAAAAATATTTCCTACAGATCCATTATTACTAAATACTAATCTTTTACCATTTGCAGCCTGGACATATAAACTATGACCATAGCTGTCACTTCCAGTAATCAATACTGCACCATTTGTACCACTACCAGATCCAGTAGCAGTTACATTAGCTAATACAGATATTCCAGTTGCCCTTAAAGTTCCAGTAGAAATGTTAGTCGCGGTAACATTTTGTAAACTTGATAAACTAGTAGCATTAATTGTACCAGCAGAAATATTAGTATTTAACATATTTGTACTAGTAATATTTACAGTAGTTAAAGTTCCTCCAACAATCAAGTTACCAGATAAACTCAAATTTGCACCTGTAATAGTAGTTCCTGACAATGTACCAGCACTTATAGAATTACCAACGATATTAGTTGCTGATAATAATCCAGAAGTAACACTTGTTGTAAATCTTGCTGTACCTGTAACATCTAAATTAGCCGTAGGACTTGTAGTATTTATACCTACATTACCATTTAAATCTATTATCATTCTTGTCGTACCACTTGTCCCAACTCCTGCAAATGTACCCGATAATGGAGACGTGTATGTATCAAAAAGATGATTTGCAGACAAATATCTTATACGATCTGGGCCGGATACAGTATTTGTATCATTTCCTTTAAATAATAACAATTCTGAACCCTCACTCCCTCCGTATAATCTCTCGCCTATATATGTATGACTCCACTCACCCGGCTCGTCACCAGTAGTCCCGTAAAATGAAATATAATTAGATTGTGATGAATTACCAATACGAAGATTACCACGTACATCAAGTGCTTCACCTGGACTTACAGTACCTACACCTACATTACCACCTGTAGTGTAAATATTCCCAAGTGTATTAGAATTACCAAGTGCTAATAAATTACTCGAAACTCTAAGAGTAGCAATAGTACTCGTGGTTACATTTTCATTTGTTATTTGAGCACTTGCAGCTGTAATACCTGTACTAGCATTTAAAGTTCCAGCTGAAATATTTGTTGCAGTTGCATTTGCAAGAACGGAAGTCCCAGATACACTGATAGTACCTGTAGTAATACCAGTACTTGCAGTTAAAGTTCCAGCAGAAACATTAGTCGCAGTTGCATTTGCAAGAGCTGATAATCCAGATACACTGATAGTACCTGTAGTAATACCTGTACTTGCAGTTAAAGTACCAGCAGATACATTAGTTGCAGTTACATTAGCAAGAACTGATAAACCAGACGCAGTTAAAGTTCCAGTAGAAACATTAGTAGCAGTTGCATTAGCTAAAGCTGATAATCCAGATACACTGATAGTACCAGTAGTAATACCGGTACTTGCGATAACTACACCAGCAGATACATTAGTTGCAGTTACATTAGCTAGAGCTGATAATCCAGATACACTGATAGTACCTGTAGTAATACCTGTACTTGCAATAACTACACCAGCAGATACATTAGTTGCAGTTACATTAGCTAGAGCTGATAAACCAGACGCAGTTAAAGTTCCAGTAGAAACATTAGTAGCAGTTGCATTTGCTAAAGCTGATAACCCAGTTGCGTTAATAGTACCTGTTGTAATACCTGTACTTGCAGTTAAAGTACCAGCAGATACATTAGTTGCAGTTACATTAGCTAGAGCTGATAACCCAGTTGCGTTAATAGTACCTGTTGTAATACCTGTACTTGCAGTTAAAGTTCCAGTAGAAACGTTAGTTGCAGTTGCATTAGCAAGAACGGAAGTCCCAGTTACTTTAATAGTACCTGTTGTAATACCTGTACTTGCAGTTAAAGTTCCAGTAGAAACATTAGTTGCAGTTGCATTTGTAAGAGCTGACAACCCAGTTGCGTTAATAGTACCTGTTGTAATACCTGTACTAGCATTTAAAGTTCCAGTAGAAACATTAGTTGCAGTTGCATTTGCAAGAATGGAAGTCCCAGATGCATTTAAAGTTCCAGTAGAAACGTTGGTAACTACAATATTGGGAACTGTTGCTGTTGTAGAAAACAAGTTGGCTGTTGAAATTAAACCAGTACTTAAAAGAGAAGCAGTTGTAATACCTGTACTAGCATTAACTGATCCAGTATTAACTGATCCAGTATTAACATTAGATGCAGTTACATTTGTAGAAACAATATTTGGTATAGTTGCAGTTGTTGCAACTAAATTACCGGAACTTGTATTTGAACCAACTACATTTGTTGCAGAAAGTAATCCAGAAGTAACACTTGTAGTTGCTACTAGCGTACTTGAAGAAATATTAGTAGCAGTTACATTTTGTAAACTTGATAATCCAGTTGCATTGATTGTTCCAGCTGAAATATTTGTATTTAACATATTTGTACTAGTTATATTTACAGTAGTTAAAGTTCCTCCTACAACTAAATTTCCAGATAAACTTAAATTTGCACCAGTAATAGTTGTGGCTGAAACTGTACCAGCACTAATATTTGTTGCAACAATATTACTAGAACTCAAATTAATATTTGATAAGTTAGTATTTAACAATGAACCATTAGTAATGGACGTCGATACCATACTAGATACACTAACATTTGTAGCAACTAAATTACCAGATGATGCATTTATATTGTAAAGAAATGTTTTAGACATATTATACTATTACACCATAAAAAAATATTTGTAAATTAAAAAAAATAACATTTCTTTTAATTTTAACCTAAAAATTTATACTTTAATTTATACTTTAATTTATACTTACTTTAATTTATACTTACTTTAATTTATACTTACTTTAATTTATACTTACTTTAATTTTAGTATAATCTAAAATTTTACCAGACGTACTCTCTACATATCCATTTATAATTAGTTCACCAGTATCTATTTTTAAATGACAAGATTTACACAAAGAAACTAAATTAAATAATTTATTTTTATGAAATGCTTTACCATTTACAAATCCAGATTCGTCACAATTTTTTTGTTCGTTAATATGATGAGTATCTAATGGTATACTTTTATCTTTTGGTTTATATCCACATACTTCACATTCACTTATAATTTTTGCATTATTATATCTACTTTTCTTTGTAGAAAGAACTCTAGTTTTATTTTCTATTAATTGATTTCTTATATCAAACGCAGTATCTATAAAAAAATCATCATGTATAATTGACTTGCATACTTCCAATCCATAAAGGTCACTACCAGATCCATCACTTATAATTCTATTAAAAATAATAATATCATCTTTACATGTTACACTAAGATGACATATTTTTATACTTTTTGTTTTTTGAATAATAGGTAAAGATGCTATTTTATGTAAATGTGTTGTAAAAAATAATTTTGTATTAGATTTTAAAAGACTTAATAAACAACTTGTCACTATTGCACAACTACTATTTACTTCAGTTCCTCTACATAATTCATCAGATAATACTAATGTATTTTTACCAGCACAACTTAAAATTTTCTTTAACCCACTCATTTCACTTATAAAACTAGATTTACCAACAAATAAATTATCAGTTAAATCTACCTGTGAAATCATCTTTTTAAAAGGATAATACACCATCTTTTTACATGGCACATATAAACCACATTGTGCTAATATAATACAAATACCAATAGCCCTTAATAAACTAGATTTACCACTACTATTTAAACCATAAAGTAACATTCCTTTATTATTTTTATCCAAACATATATCATTTGGTATATATTCGGTATCACAAATTCTTTCTATAATTGGATGACGTAAAGATATACAATTTACAAAAGAATCTTCTTTATTAGTGTTTATTATTTCTGGTTTACAATAAAGATATTTTTTACTACATTTCACATTGCTAGTAATTATATCTAATAAACTTATAAATATTAAAAGTTCTTTAAAAACAATATGATATTTTTTAGAATATTCCTCTAATTTTAAGAGGTAATGCAACTTTACTTTTTTTACTAAAAGATCTCGCGTTATTATTAACTTTGTAGATAACTTGGTTAATTCATCTGTTGTAAATTTACACATATTACTCGTTGAACGCATTGTAAATTGTATATCTTTACATTCATTAACCAGTTTTGAATATCGTATCTTTGTACAACTAAAATAATATCCGTCATTATCAGTAAAATTTAATTTAATCATAGAATCTGCACCTATTTTAGTTTTAATATTTGTTTTTTCTAAACTTTTTTCTAAATACAATCTTTTATTTTCTATATCGTTTTGTATATTGTTTATATTATTTTGTATTATGTCTAATTCCTCCACTACACCGCTATTAAAAAAATTAACAATTTCATCTTTGTTTGTAGATAATGTAATTCGTTTCATTTCTTCTAAATAAAAACACATTTTATAATCATCTATAAATTGCATAAAACTAGTTATTATTCTATTCTGTGGAAGTAAATTATCTTTTACATTATGTAATGTATTTATTCTATCAAATAATAATAATATTTTCATATAAGTCGTGTGTAATTTTTCAAATTCATACGGATGCAACATATTTAAACCCATTTTCCTATGTAATCTTTCAAAATCTATTATATCACTTAATATAGATCTTATTTCTATAAACTTTTCATCTTTTATCTCGCTAAAAGTATTAGATAAATCATATCTCCTTTGCATTTCATTTATATCAGTAAATGGTTTAGAAAGAAGATTTTTTAAAGCTCTCTTTCCTATAGCTGTTTGTGTAAAATTTACAACATCAAATACACTTGAAATTTTTGAAAAAGAATTTATTTTACTATTTGGTAATAAATGCAATTGTTCAGATGTATTTAATTCTAATACTAAATTTTTGCTTTCATTTATAATTCTAGGTATATTTAAATTAGAAATGTATTTGATATCATATCTAGACATATAATCTAACATGTATAATAAATTAACTCTTGATATTGGAATCATTTCTAAAAACATGTATTGGATAGGATCTTCCATTCCAAAATCAATATGAGTATACACTTTTCTTAAATATTCGTTTTGATATTTAATTTTATTATACTCTTTATATATAGAATCATCCCTTTTTATCTCTATATATTTATGTTTATTTTCCAATTCGTATAAAAATTTTTCAATTTGTTTATAATAAGACGGTACCTGGCAAGGTACTCTATCCTCTATTATTGTCTTGACAACATTATAAAATAAAATTTCTTTAGAATTATATCTAGAAAGTATTCTAGCAAACTCATCTAGTACTATTTTAAAATCAACCTTTTCATAAGAAAATTCTATTACGTTTTCATTTAATTCAATTTCGTTTGTTATATTATTAACGCTACATATAGAATAAAAAAAACAAGTCTTTTTATCACAATTTGTAATTTCTAAAAAAATACTGGATAAATTATTTTCCGTATCATGTGATGTTTGAAAATCAGGTGATTTCAAGCATTGTGAATAAACTGCTGTTATTCCCCTTTTTATTAATTTTCCATTTGTATCTGAACTTTTTTCTAATTCGTCTACAATTACAACTGTATAATCGTTTTCTAAAAGAGGTGTGATATATTTAGATAGATATGTTTTAGTAAATCCTGCAAAGTTAGGATGACTTCTTGTACTCTTTTCTGTTTTATTCTTTTTTGAATAAGCTATATTTAAAATATCTGCAACAATATCAGCATTTCCAAGTTTTTCAGTTTCTACTTTATAAATTTCATAAAATGTTCCAACTTGCATAAGAACAACAGTTCTTTGACCATATTTTTCTATACATTCTATGTATATTTTAAAATATTCGTCAATCATAGAATGTACCTTACGACAAGGTATCATTGTCTTTTTTTATTTAGACTACTTGCATAGTAATTTACTTTATTTTTAAATTAAATTACTAATCTTTATCTGTTAGAGTCCTTTTATTTTCTTTAATTTACATTAGAAGAAATATGAATAGCGGTAATATCTCTTTTTCCTATAGTTTCAATCATTTCTACTACCACAACAGTATATTTTCTACTTAAATAATCTGGTATTGTTTTGTATAATTTATCTTTTTTTATAGTATAAGCTGGATTAAACAATCTATCCAATAATCTTACTTCAATATTTTCTTTGTCAATATAATATAGTATACAACATTTTTCTCCATACGTATCAATACAATGTTTATCAAAATTATCATTCTGATAATTATAAATAGTACTAGGTAAATTTATACTGTATTTACCTATACTATTTACATAACTATAATTATACATAGTTTCCATAAGATTATAAAGTATTATATAATTTTACTTTAAACATAATCTTTTTTTTTTAAATTAAATAACAAAAAAATATTTGATAAATTTATTATAATTATTTTTTTTATTTGCTACTTGTATAATAAGATTTTTATGAACCAAATTAATAATACAACTAATATGATTGAAGCTCAACTTGATCAACCATTGTCCAATCCTTATATAATGGCAATTTTGAAAGTTTCATTAGCATTATACGCTGCTCAAATTGCTCCAAGACCTCCAGCTTATGTTCAAGATTTTTTTAAAAATACATATGCTAAAATTGGTTTAATCTCTTTAATTGTTTATATTAGTGAAAAAGATTTACAATTAGCACTATTAATTGCTCTTATTTTTGTATTAGGAAGCAACTTTTTATCTGGAAGAGATATTCTAGAATCATTCCAGTCATTCTCTGGAAAAGAAGTTGCAGAGTATTCTAAAACATACGATGCTACTAATAAAATGCAATTATTAGAAAGCAAAAGTGATATCTTTCCAGGATGTGAAAATATTACAATGAAAGATTTACAAGCTATTTTTGATGGAGATATTACTCAATTCTCAAAAGCTGTAAATCATTCATTTAAACAATTAGTTGCTTCAGCAAAAGATAAATCATCAAGAGATAGAATTATTGCTATTGGACGATATGCTGGATTATCTGATAATATGACATTTGAAGATCCTGATACTGCACCATATTTAGCAACACTTTTAGTTAATTATGGATTTAATCTTAATGATAAATGCAAACCACCTTCTGATTAAAATCTTATTTATTATTTATTATTAATTTATCAAAAAAAAAATGAAAAAACATAATTCTTATTTTTTTTTTAATGTACACTGGGATCTGGTCCAATAATAGAAATTACGGGTTAGGAGATATAGTTTTGATTTATTCTAAAGATTATTTTATATGTAGTAAAAAACATATATCTAATAATTTAACATTTCCTAGTAAAGAAGATATTTATTGGATACAAATATCAACTTTATTTTTAAATAATTTATCTCGATCTAACTATAATATATTACCAACTATATTTGAAGAAGATTCACAAATAAATGTAAAAAGAAAAAGAAATCAAAATGATACATATGCAAAATATAAAAAACACAAAATAAACATAACAGAAGAAGAAGATGAATTTATTATACAAATAGAAAAAAATCATACAGAAGAAAATAATCATACAGATCATACAGAAGAAAATAACGAAAATAATGAACATAATGAAAAAGATAATCAATATTATATCCAATACGATGATCCATATTATATACATTACAACGAACAATTTAACCAACAAAATGAACAACAAAATGAACAAAACGAACAATGCGATGAACAACTTGACGAAAAACGCGAAGAACAACTTGACAAACAATTGCAATTCAAAAGAAAATTAGAATCATTAGAAAATGAAATTAAAGAAAATAAAAGGATAAAATTATATAACAATGAAGTTGATAATTTACGTGATGAAATTTTACTTATGAATATTGATATTAATACAAAAACATTTATATTAGATAAACATGATAACATACAAAAAATGCATGGAAGTGATTTTACAAAAGGTATGAATTGGTTAAAAACAGTATGTAATATTCCTTATGGTATATACAAACCATTGGATATTACAAAGAATGACTCTTCAGAAATAATTAAAGAATATTTTAAAAATATTAAATTAAAATTAGACGAATCTATTCATGGATTAGAAGAAGTTAAACAAGAAATTTTAGAATTTGTTGCTAGAAAAGTTACAAATCCAGAATCAAAAGGACATATCTTAGCTCTTTATGGAAATGCAGGTGTTGGTAAAAGTAAAATACTTAAAACATTAGGAAAAGCTTTAAATTTACCACTTTATCAAATTAATTTTGGTGGATTAAATGACGTATCTCTTTTGACTGGACATAGTGAAACATATATTGGATCAAAACCTGGAAAAATTGTAGAAATTTTACAAAATTCTAATTGTATGAATCCTATTATCTATTTTGACGAAATAGATAAAATAAGTGAAAATAAAGCTATTGAAATTTATGGAATTTTAACACATATCCTTGACGAAGAACAAAATAATCATTTTCAAGATAATTATCTTTCTAATGTTAATATAGATTTATCTAAAGTATTTTTTGTTTTAGCTTTTAATGATATTACAAAAATAGATAAAATTGTTTGCGATAGATTAAAAATTATATACATTGATCCACCTAAATTAGAAGATAAAATTACTATTTGTAGCGAAAAAATGATTCCTGAAATTTTAAAAACAATTAAAATTAAAGATAATTTAAATATTATTATTGATAAAGAAGTCATTGAATATATCATTGTTTCAAAAACACAGAATGAACAAGGTGTTAGACAATTACGTAAAAATATAGAAAAAATTGCAAATAGAATTAATTATGATATTCTACTCCAAAATAGTCATCATTTTAAATACGAAAGTGAAAGAGATATTATTATTACAAGAAGTTATGTAGATCTTGTTTTATTGTCACCTGATACTAATAAAGATTATCTACAAATGTACATTTAAGCTTTTTAAGAAAAAGCTTTACCAAAAATCTAAACTTTTAAAAAAAAGCTTTACACCAATTTTTGATTAAACTTTACACCAATTTTTGATTAAACTTTACACCAATTTTTGATTAAACTTTACACCAATTTTTGATTAAACTTTTTATTAAAAAGTTTATATTTTTGATTAAACTTTACATCAATTTTTGAAAGTTTATATTATTCAATAAATTTCATAAAAATAACAAATAATATTAAAACAAATCCAAAATAAACATATCTATCTTCTTTTAATAAAATTACTTGCAAATATTCAAACCAATTTTCATTTGGTGGTTTTATAAATAATTCATCTAAAAATCCAATAAAACTACTGGAAATCTTTTTACTTATGTCATTTATAGAATAATTATAAATATCATTTTTCTCATATGCTTTTTTAATTATTTCATTTGCCATATTATCTATCATTTCAAATTCTTGAATTTTTTGTTTATTTGGTATAAATGGATTTGTTGTTATATTACTACGTTCCATAGCCAATATATTTACAGGATTAGATATTGCTTGTACGTTTGATGTATTTACTAATTGTAAAATAGAAGGATTTATTATAGTTGTTTCTTGTTTTTTTTCTTCATTTATTTGTATTTTTTGAGTGCTTTGTACAATTTGACGTAATTTGTTCATTTGCTCATTACGTTCCATTTCCTGCTTTTCTATTTCTTTCTCTCTTATTTGTTGTTTAGTTTCTTTAGTTTCTTCATTAATACTAACAATAGGCCTTGTAGCTATAGGTAACGGAGGTTCTTGTGGTTTTTGTGGTTGTTCTTGTGATTGTAGTTGTTCTTGTTTAGCTATTGGTGTTTGTTCTTTAGCTATTGGTGCTTGTTCTTTAGCTATTGGTACTTGTTGTTTAGTTGTAGATGTTTTATTTGATTCTAATGAATTACTTTTAACGATTATATCCATTAATGATAAAGGTATAATATTTTTTGGTATTATTTGAATATTTTCATTAGGTGATATTAAATTATTATATCCTTGTATAAATGGTAAGATTTCCTGATTTTTATCTTTAATTTCTTTTATAATTTCAAAAGGAAAGTTGTTATTTATACTCATATATATATATAAATGTAATTTAATTATTCCTAATTAAAATTAATTATTACTTTTTTTAAATTTAAATTCGTTCTTACTATAGATATTAAATATTTTATATAATATATACAAAATATGCAATATAAACAAAAATATCACTGGGGTCCGTATCTTTGGTCATTCATTCACACTATATCAATTTACAATGGTAGTAATATTTTAGAATATAACATTCATGTAAAAAACATACTTGAATCAATCGCGTATATTATTCCTTGTCCAACATGTGTAAATACTTATAAAGACTTTTTGATTACATTGGAAGATAAAGATTTATCAAAACACATGGTACTTTTTTACTGGTCAGTAGATTTACATAATTTAATTAATAGTAAATTAAATAAAACACAATTATCATATAGTGATGCATTATTGTTATGGACTACAAGAGAATCTAATTAATATAAATTATCTAAAATATCATTTTCTACATTTTCATCACCATTTTCATCACCGTTTTCATCACCGTTTTCATTACCTTCTATTTTAATAGATTGTAAATTAATTTCTTCTGTAAACGTAGGCCTATTGTCAACAGCGTTGGTAAAGGTACCTTGCTGTATATCAACAGCGTTGGTAAAGGTACCTTGCTGTATATCAACAGCGTTGGTAAAGGTACCTTGCTGTATATCAACAGCGTTGGTAAAGGTACCTTGCTGTCTATATAAAGGAGAATTTAATTTGTTATTATTTTTAAATGATGATTCTCCATTACTTTTTGAAATTGATTCATTGTCAAATGATCCAGGAATTTCCTGAGGTATAGAATTATAATAAATACCATTCTGTACATGTGTTAATTTTTGAGAGAAATCTTTAATAATAGTATTTATTTTAAGAAGAATTATATCAATTTGAGAAACAATATTTGGATCGTTTTGATATGTAAATTTTAAATTTTCAATACCGCATTTTGCAGAATCTATTTCTTTTAATAATAAATCTATACATTCGCAATTTTTTGCATATTCGTTACTTTGATAGTATATTTTATTCGTATACTTGGAGTTGATAATGTGATTTAATATCTCAATACATTCTGATACGACACTGTTAATTTCAAATATAGCTTGTTTTCTAGAATCATTTGTAATAAATCTTTTAAATGATTGATAAAACGCGTCGTTTTCTAACGAAATAATACCATCAAAACTACGTGCAATTCTTCCATTTTTCTGTATTTTACTTATTATTTTCAAGTTAATTAAAAGTTTATCTGGTATCATACTTTATTATTAGAAAATAAATTCCTTTTTAAACAATAACGAATAAAATCTAGACTTTAATTACACTTTACAAATTTTAATTAAATTTTGTAAATTTCATTTTAATGTCATTTAATATATCATTTTGTAATACAGAACCCAGGGCTTTTCTAACAGAATCTTTATTTAATTCTTTACATATGTCATTTACAGTATCAATATCATAATCATCATCATTTTTATAATGTTTTATATATTGTTTTAATTTTGTTTTTAAAATCTCTAAAATAGGATCTGTTAATAATTCACAAGAGTCTTTTAAATTTTTAACAACATTTATTAAATTACCATCAGAATCCTGTACTAACGAATTATATGTAGGTGGATTTTTTTTAACATATTTTACGGAATGATTTTGTGGTTGATTTTTATTACAAATAATGTCTTTTATATAATTACCTAATAACAAATTTAATTTTGGATAATTGTATTTATCAACCATTTCTTTCATTTTACTTGGTTCTATAAAAGTAGTATCTAAATTATTTATATGATTTACAATTTCTATACGTTCTATATGTATATTATTTATATTGTTTATAGTACATTTTTCATTATATGTATTAATATTACTTTTAATATTGTTCTTTGTTAACATGTTATGAATATCTAATGCGTTCATTTTTTTAAAGGATTCACACCTGTTTTCTTTTAAATGTCTATCCAATGTAAATTTTCTTTGAAATGAATTTTTACAAAAATAACATTTTAAATCTATATTATCTTTTTCTTTCATTTCTATATATTATTATATTGTATTATGATATTATTTTTTAATAAAAATACTAAAATATAAAATAAAAATATAATCTAAAAACTTTTTAAAAAAATAAAATAAAAAAAATATAAAAATATAAAATTTTCTATGAATTCTAAAATATATGTCTCTAAAAAAAAATACTCTTTTTTTTATTTTGCACCACCAACGTCCTTTTTTAAAGAATGTTAAACATGGTTTAAAAATATACATTTATTTTTAAAAATAATAAATCATGGTTTAATCACTTGGTGCAAAATTTTTTAAATTAAACCATAAAAACAAAAATATCTGGTGTATAAATATTTATACATTACATGGTCTTAAACAATGTTTTTATTCTTATCTTTGTCATAAATCCAAAATTCGAAATTAAAACCATATTTTTAATACAATTATTTTAGTTTATAAATTTTATTTATATTAAATGATATATTTTAGATAATGAATGAAATTGTAGAATTTAGTAGACCAAGTTGGGATGAATACTTTGTTTCTATTTCTTTATTAACAAAAAATAGAAGTAATTGTATTAAAAGAAAGGTTGGATGTATTATAGTAAAAGATAATAGAATTCTTTCTTTAGGTTACAATGGGACTCCAATTAATACAAAAAATTGTTATGAAGGTGGTTGTAAAAGATGTTTTGATCAATATAATAAAAAAGATAAAAAAGATATTTCCGGAAAGGCTTTAGATTTGTGCATGTGTTTACATGCTGAAGAAAATGCATTATTGTTTATTAATAAAAATGACCTAGTAGATTCAACAATGTATGTTACATTAATACCATGTATTGGATGTGTTAAAAAAATATTGCAATGTAAAATAAAAAGAATTGTGTATATTGAAAATTATTCACCTGAAATTGATAATTTAAGCAAAAAAATATTAAAAGAAAATAACATAATTCTTTTAAAATGGGGAGATGAAAAATGTTGAAAAAATTGAATAAAGATATATTTATTAATATAAATAATATGAATTCTATAAGTAATAGTCTAAGTAACAGTAAAGATACCTTGCCGTATAGTAAAGATACCTTGCCGTATATCAACAGCGTTGGTAAAGGTACATTACAGATACCCCATTCATCTATTAGACAAAATGTATCATTACCTTCTTCAACTAAAAAATCATTATTACAAAAAATAGATATTTTAAAAAATGAGATTGAATGTTTAGTTAAATTAAACAAAACACAAATTACAAATGAAGAACGTAAAAAGAATGTGAATTTAAAGCAACAAAAAATGACTGAATTAAAAAAATCAAATGAAGATCTCAAGATAATTTATAGAAATGAAAGATTAGAATCAATCAAAAATAATAGAATACTTGCTGTTCAAAAGACTATGGATAATTTAGATTTTAGATCTGCAAAACAAAAGAAAAATGATAGTGAAGCTATGGATCGTGCTAAAAAAGCAAAAGAACAAAGAGAACTATTAAGAAAAACGTATATAGAATCTAAAGAAGTAGAAAAAATTTATTTAGAAAAAGATTCTAAATTATTACCAGGAAATTTATTTTTAAATGAGAATATAATAAAAAAATATGGCTTATGCCCATTTATTAATATAAATGAAGATTCTGAAAATATTTATACTAAAAGATTAGAATGGTTAACATCGAGAGATGATAATGGAACGTATTATTATAAATTATACAAAGATTTTTTTGAACGTGAATCGATAAATATATTAGAGCAAACGAAACAAAATATAGAAGATTCGATTGAAGAATTTATTAAAAAAATACTTTCAGAGTCTCAAATAGAAATATATAATGACAGTATTACATTTTTAAAAGAATACATTGCATGTCATATTAAATCAAAACGCATAAAAGAACGTTATAAAGGTTTTATAAATAACATGTCAATATTATATTCAGAAACATCTTTATTATTACACGAATATTTATCTTTTAAATATAATATTCATATAGTAATTAATGATATATATAATCAAAAATCTAGTATACAAGATGAACATTCTAAAAAAACAGAACAAATGTATAAAGTATTATATATAGAAGAATTTGATAAATTAGTATATAAATATGATGATACTATTAAATCTCTTGAACAAAATATAAAATTTGTAAATAATACAATCATTAATTTAAATAGTAATTTATATTCTTATTTAACAGACAATGAAGATTTCTTAAAACAAATAGGTATATTACATGTAAAAAATAAATCTAATCAAAAAGAAGTAATAATCAAGAGAGAAGGAAAATATTTTAAAAAATGGACTTCTTTATCAAATGAAGAACGTTTAGAAAGATTTTTAGATTTTTCAAAATATTTTGTAACTAAAAATATACAATTAGAAAGTTCAGAAGAAATGGTATCTAAATTATATAATTTATTAAAAGATAATTTTCTTCAAAAAAAGATAGTATATCGTAATTGTATTTGGAATATAAAATTAGGTATTATTGAAAATGTGAAAATTTTAATATATAATAATGATACTAATGAATTTATATTAAATAATACAACTGAAAATAATACAACTGAAAATAATACAACTGAAACATCACGACAAGGTGTTAAAAAAATTTCAACAAAAACAATTATTACAAAACATGTTGAAAAAATTATTAACGAAGAATTACTTTATTTTATTGTAAAAAAATTAAAAGATTTAGATAAATTTGATAAAGAAACAGATTTAGATAAATTTGATAAAGAAGATGTAAATACAATTAATCAAAAAAATAAAGAAGATTTTATTGATAATATTAAGGAAAAGTTATGTGTTAAAAAAATAAATAAAAACGACAAGGAAATTATTTATAAAACATATGATAATATTTATGAAATTATTGCTAATAATAAAAAATAAGACAAGTACGTTAAAAAGAGAATTTCAAACTATAAATTATTTATAAATAAGATCAAGATTTATAAATAATGGGTGCAATTTCATTTTTATTATATAACATGTCTAAACCACCGATAAATATAGATTATATAAATTCATTTATGAAAATGAAAAGGAGAGGAGAAGATGATACTCAATTACTTGTAGAAAATACACCTATTATTAATACTATTAATACTCAACAAATTAGCTCTATTTTAAGTAAACGTGAAATAAAGGAATACAAACAGATAACTTATAATTATGGATATCATAGAATGAGTATAAATGATATATCAGAAGATGGTTCACAACCTTTTGAAGATCCTATTTTACATAAAATAAGTTCTTATCCAGAATTAAGAATTCGTCCTAAAAGAAAATTATTATGCAATGGAGAAATTTACAATTATAATGATCTTGTTCAAAGCGAAAATTTTACCGATAAAGACTTGCAATCAGAATCAGACTGTGAAGTAATTTTACCATTATATATTAAATGTGCTGAAAAAGAACAAAACTCAGAAAAAGGTCTTGTTGAATGTTTAAAAAAGATAAATGGAGAATATTCATTTGTCTTGACTGAAAATACAACAACTTTTAATTTAAAAAATATAAATGTCTTTGTTGCAAGAGATCTTTTTGGTACTCGACCATTATATATGGTTAAATATTCTCCTACAAATCTAAATAATCTAAATAATATAAATAATCTAAATAATCTAAATAATAAAAACAATACATCTGAAATGTTTTATTTGTTTACAACAGAACTTAAAGGTATCCCAAAAGAATTATTTAATAATCCAGATTATATAATAACTGAAATACCACCTGGATGTTATTGGTCTTTTAATAATATTATATCAAATACCTTTACTGATGAATTTATCCCTTATTATGATTTGTCATTTTATTCAAAATTATCGAATTGTATATATAATAAACCAAACCCTGATACATTATCAAATATTTATCTAAATATTAATCAAATTGCAACAAAAAGTGTAATTGAAAGATATAATATGTCTGATAGAAAAGTAGGTGTATTATTAAGTGGAGGTTTTGATAGTTGTATTATTGTCACTATATTAATAAAATATTTGGTTGAAAATGGATTTAACGATGTATTATCTGTATTTACAATTGGAGATTTAGATAACGATGATGTTATAAATGCAAAAAATCATGTATTATATTTAGAAAAAACGTTTAATCTTACAATACGTCATCATATTGTAACTATTGCAGATTATAAATTAATTTTACCAGAAATTAACAATATTATAGAAGCATTAGAAACATATGATTCAATTACAATTAGAAAAAGTATACCTTTATACTATTTATTAAAATATATTAAAGAAAAATGTGATATTAAGATTTTACTTTCAGGTGAAGGATTAGATGAATGCTGCGGATATGATGAATTATTTAAATTAAATGATCAGGAATTTAGAGAAAAAAGTATTAATCTTCTTTTTAATTTACACAAATATGATTTGTTACGATCAGACAAATTATCTGGATATTTTGGTTTAGAAATGAGATATCCTTTTCTTTCTAAAGATTTTATAGAATTTATACTTTCTATTCACCCTAGTTTACAAAGACCTCAAATGTCAGGATATTCAAAAGTTCCAATAGAAAAATATATTATACGTAAATCATTTGAGAATGAAAAAATAGAAAAAGATATTTTATGGAATTCTAGAAAGGATATTTCTAATAGTTTCAATACTCTTTCTTATTTTTTAAAATCTTATTTTTCACAAATTATTACAGATATAGAATTTACTAATTATATAGAAAGTGATAAAGGAGTAATTCCTAATTCAAAAGAAGAAATGTATTATAAAAAGACATTTAATATGTTATTTCCCAACATGGAGAATATTATTAATGGTTATTGGAATTCTTTATTTTAAGTCGTTTAAAAGATCTTATTTTTTTATTGATTTTGTATATTAATGGATAAATTAACTGATTTTTTAACTGTTTTTTTTGTAAATAACAGTGTAAAAGAAAATGATACAAAACGCGTTAAAAAAGATAAAAATGACAATATTAGAAAATCAGAAATTATACCTACACAAACGATATCAAGTAATCAAAATATTTCTAATAATATACCGTTAAAAATAGGAAAAAAAACAGAAACAGAAATAGAAACGCCAATTAAAAAAGTGTCTATTAAAAAAGCGTCTATTAAAAAAGCGTCTGTTAAAAAAGCGTCTATTAAAAAAGCGTCTGTTAAAAAAGCGTCTATTAAAAAAGCGTCTATTAAAAAATCGTCGGTTAAAAAAGCGTCGATTAAAGCGTCTATTAAAAAATCGTCTAACCAACAAGAAAATGACAATACATTTACATCTTCTGACAATGACAATACATTTACATCTTCTGAAAATGACAATACAGAACTTTTCACTAAATCTAATAGTAATAGTTCTAGTGAAAATAAAGAAAATACAGATAATTTAGAAAAGAATTTATTATCTTCTTTATCATTTTCAAGTTATAATAAAGAAATAGATAAAAAAGAAATAGATAAAAAAGAAATAGAAGGGATAGAAGAAATAGATAAAGAAGAAATAGATAATGTGTTATTAAAAAAATATATATTAAAACCTTCTGAATTTTATAAAAAAAATATATTAATAGCAAACGATGATAAAAAAAATAATTTTGATATAACAAATGATATTTTATATAAACTAAGTCTTTTAAAAGACATTGATAATATATATAGCAAAGATATATATATTTTTACAGCAAATGATAATAGAAAAATGTTTAAACAAATGTTATTAGATAATCCATATTTATACTTTATAGATTTTCATGTCAAACAAAATATCGATAAGAATATTTTAAAAGAAAATAATAAAGAAGATAACAAAGAAGATAATAAAAGAATTATTTGTATTATTGATACTGATATTTTAAAAAATATAGATGATTTACAAGATTTTATAAATCCTCAAATACATCTTATTTTACTAACTCTAGAAACCAATAAAATAATGGATTATTATAATAAGATAGGTAATAAACGTCTTCTTATTCATAAACAAAACAAATTAAAATCTTTACAAAAAAGATTTTTTAAATACGTTATATCAAATATAGATAAAAAGATGCCTTTTGATGATTATTATAATAGAATAAATGATGAAAACATGGATCTCAAGTATATTATTTTAAAAGAAGATGAATTAAGATACAATTAAACCATATCTGACCAATTTACATTTTCATCTAAATACTGATTTACTATTGCTTTTCCTTTTTTTTTAAATTGAAGATAAAGTACACCATCTACTAATTCTAAATTATTAATATTAAAATAAAATTGTTCAACTATTTCTGGTAATTTAACTCTTCTAATAAAATTACCATATTTTGTTTCACTATAAATAATTTTATCTGTTTCTGACAAATCAGACATTAAAAGAGAATTTCTTACTCCTGAAATTAATACAATTTGTTGTTCTTTAAGTTGAACTTTAATTGTATCTTTTTGTACACCTGGTAATTCAATTCTAACTTTAAACGAGTCATCAGAAGAAATCAAATCAACTTTTGGACTATATATTTGTCTTTGTAAATTTTTAACGTCATTTTCTAATTTTTCATAATTGTTATGTTTTTTCTTAACAATTGTAAATTTACTTTCACTCATTTTTATTCTTTTTTATTTTATAATTATTTTTATTTTTAAATTCATTTTAAATTCATTTTAAGATCTGAATCTAACAATTAAATTATTTAACAAAATCTCCATCTATGTCCACATTTATAACAATAACAAAATTTGGTAGTAGGTTCATCAGCACTTCTTGTTTGACGTTCATTATATTCTGTTTTATAACTAAAACACTTTCCGCATTTAAATAATCCATTTGGTCTATCTTCTATATTAATAGTATATATAATATCTTCGTCGTCTTTTGAAATACTTTTTTTAATTTCATCCCAACGTTCTGGAAATAAAAGATCTGGACTAAATGAAGCTATTTCATATTCAGTATGTTGTTTATAAAATAATTTCGTAATTAATTCTTTATTTTTCATAAAACTTTCTGGATTTAAATTATTATATATTAATACAGATCTATTTATGTAAATATTTTTAAAAACTTCATTCCAAGTTTCATTAAAAACTTTTTTTTTATATAACATTAAAGAATGATTAAATATACCACGTTCAAGATTCAAGGCCATTTTTTGTATTTCATTTAAACTAGTTTCTTTTATATTTTTTTCCAGTGATATCTTTGCATTATGATCTATTAATTTATAAAATTGTTCATAAACTCTTTTCCTTTTAGGATGTTTTGGTATAAAATCATCCAATTCATCTATAGAGTCGTCGTCTTGCTGTTTATCTACAGAGTCGTTATTACTTTCATTCATTTATTTAATAATAATCTTTTTTGAAATATTTTTAATTTTTTTTATTATATTTTATTATATTTTATTTTATTATATTTTATTATATTTTATTTTATTATATTTTATTATATTTTATTTTATTATATTTTATTATATTTTATTTTATTATATTTTATTATATTTTATTATATTTTATTTTATTTATTTTTTGATAAAACTTTTTTTTAAAAAGTTTAATTTAATTTAAACATAAAGTTTTTTAATATTAAAAATGACAGAAAGGATTTTTGAAATTAAAACTTTAAAAAGTGTCATTATTAAAAATTTATTTGAAGTCATAAAACCTTATATTAAAGAAACTAATATTTTAATTAACAAGGATTGTATTAAAATTTCAACTTTAGATGTCTCGAAAGTATCTTTGACATATGTAAAATTAGATGCAAATAAATTTGAAAGTTATAAATGTGACAAACCTGTAATTTTAGGAATTGACACAAATACTTTTTTCAAAACTATTAAATCTGCAAATAGAAGAGAAACAATTACTTTATATATGAATAAAGATGAAGAAGATAAATTAGGTATTGAATTAGCAGATCCATTTATGGGTAAAGTAAAGGATTATAAAATTCCATTATTATCATTAGACGATAAAGTAATTAATGTATCAGATATTATGTTTGATTATGTAATTAATATGCCTTCTGTTCAATTTCAACAAATTATTAAAGATATTCAATTATTAGAAGGAAAAGTTGTTGAAATAAAAAGTATAGGAAAACAACTTATTTTTAGTTGCGATGATGGTTTAGCAGATTTTAAAACTGCTATTAGCGAAATAGATGATAAATTAAACAAAGATCAAAAAACACTTTTACAACAAAATGGAGAAGATATTCGTTCTATTAAATTTGAGAAAACAAATGATAAAATTGTACAAGGAAAATTTAAATTAAGTCATCTTATGAATTTTATAAAGGCGTCTCATTTATGTGAAAATATGAATATATTACTTACAAATGACAAACCATTAATTTTAGAATATTTTGTTGCAGATCTTGGGATACTCCGGTTCCTTTTAGTAAGTCACCTAGGTCAAGATTAAAAGACATTCTTAATAAAAATAGTAATAAAATTATTAAATACAAGAAAAATAGATTAGACTACGACTATGAATTATGGATTATTGATAAAACAAAAATCATATACGAGATTTAAAAAAAATGAATATATAAAAGTCTATATAAACGTATATAAAAGTCTATTTAAACGTATATAAAAGTCTATTTAAACGTATATAAAAGTCTATTTAAACGTATATAAAAGTCTATTTAAACGTATATAAAAGTCTATTTAAACGTATATAAAAGTCTATTATTTTTTTGGTTACTTTTTTTTAAAAAAAGTATATTTGTTTAAAAACAACATTTATATTATTATTATAATTTAAATGGAACAAGAAAATAAATCAAAATCTTCATCCGAAAAGGTTGATGATAAATTATCATTATCTTCTTCTTCTTCTTTAAAATCTTCAAAAAAACAAAAATCATCAAAAGCTCAGTTAGAATCTGAAGATATTTCTTTATCGCAATTAGAATTAATGGCAAATAAAAAGAAAATTAAATCAATTGAAGATATATCTATTATATCAAAGAAATCTCCAACAGTAAAGAGACAACAAGAAGAAGATTTCTTAAAAAAATCTGTTAAATCATCTAAATCAAGTAGCTCTTCTAGTAGTTCATCTGATGATTCTAAACAAAAACGTAGAAAAGAAAAATTAGTTTCAAGAGAAAATCAAAATGATGCTATAAGAAAAGAGAAAAGTGAATTTTTATATAAATTTAATAAACTAAATGTAAAAGGAAAATGGAGTTCTTTACGTCTAGATATGAATTGTACACTAGATGAAATTAGAAATGAATTTGAAAGAATCAAGAGTGAAATTTCTAGTGAAAGAAACGTTGCATTTTTCAAAAGAATGTTACTATTAGGTGTACAAGGTATTGAAATGTTAAATACCAAATTTGATCCAGTTGGAGTTGATTTAGATGGATGGAGTGAAGCTATGGGATATTCTATGGAAAATCAAGAATACGATGAAGTTATGGCTGAACTATATGAAAAATATAAAGGAAGAGGACAAATGTCACCAGAACTTAGATTTATATTTATGATTTTTAGTTCAGCTACAATGTTTACTATTTCTAAAAAAATATCAAAATTAGATACAAATAGTGCAATAACTTCTTTATTAGGAGGTTTAATGAATAAAGCTCCTACACAACAAACTAATAATCAACAAACTAATAATCAACAAACTAATAATCAACAACAACAGCAACAATATCAACAACAACAATACCAACAACAACAACAACAATATCAACAACAAATGTATAACCAACAACAACAACAACAATATCAACAACGTCAACAAACAAATATTCAACCAAATATCCAAGCAAATTTTTTTCAAAGAGCAAGTGAATCTGTTATACCAAATGCTTCAGATTTAAGAAATCAAACTGAAACATCAGAAGATGCTTTACCATCAAAAATGAATGCTCCAAATACAAATTATATTTCCCCAGATGGAATTGATATAGATAATATTTTAAAAACAATGAATGAGAGAAAAAAAGAAAAAGAGATAAGTAAAAAGGAAATTACAGAAACATCTGATGATATTTTTAAAAATATTCCTATAAATATGCAAAAAAAGAGAGGAAGACCAAAAAAAGGTAACGTAATGAAAATGTAATTAAATTAATATATAAAATATAAGTATAATATATAATAATGTCAGAACCAATAGATAAAGTTTTATATAATAAGGTAAAAAAAAAAGCTGATGAAAAATTTCAATCAAAAACTGGTATTTATAAATCAAGTTGGATAGTTAAAGAATATAAACGTCTAGGGGGAAAATATAAAGGTAAGAAGAGTAACAAAAAGGGAATATTAAGATGGTATAAAGAAAAATGGATTGATTTAAATAGACCTATTAAAAATAAAAGCGGTAAGGTAATTGGTTACAAATCATGTGGTAGAAAAAGTGTTAATTCTAAATTAAAATATCCTTTATGTAGACCATCTAAACGCATTACTTCTAAAACACCAAAAACTTTTAAAGAAATTGGTAAAAAAAGTATAGATCTAGCTAAAAAAAGAAAAGCTAAAGTAAAAGGGTCATTTAATATTACATTTAATACAAAAAAGAGTATTAGAAAATATAAAAAAAAGAGTGCTAAAAAGAGTATTAGAAAATATAAAAAAAAGAGTGCTAAAAAGAGTATTAGAAAATATAAAAAAAAGAGTGCTAAAAAGAGTGCTAAAAAGAGTATTAAAAAGAGTATTAAAAAGAGTATTAAAAAGAGTATTAAAAAGAGTATTAAAAAGAGTATTAAAAAGAGTATTAAAAAGAGTTATTAAAGAAATTCTATAATTTTATCATTTGTATTTTTTGTATTATTCTTTTTTTTAATTCTTTCATCAACTAATGTAAAAACTGTTTTTGTTAAAAATGCTCCTGTGATTGTAGTAGTTGGTATGTCGGATAATATAGCTCCATATACCATTAATATATAAAAAAACGTAAATTTGATAATATTTTCTATTGTCGTGTCATTTGTCAATGTTATTTGTAAATATAAAAAAGCTATAAATGCTCCTTTAATTATTTCACTTATAAATTTATCAAACATCTATTATTATATATAAAGATAATAATAATTTTTAATTTGGAAATTTTTTTTTCAAAGTAATATTTAATAAGGTATGAGTTATTCATATATAAAAAGTGTTTTTCCAAATTTTGAAAATTCAAATAAAGTATATGATGAATCTTTATATAGTAATTTACAAGAATCGCAAGTACAACAACAAACACAACAACAAGCACCTTTACAGGAAGTTAAACAAGAACAGCAAATAGTTTATCCGCAAATATCTAATAGTAATAATGTAGGAGATTTTGCGAGTAATACATTTGAAAAAAACCAGGTGCAAAATAATTTAAGATATTATAATATACCTATATCTGATGAAGTTAAAAATATCGAATATAATAATGAAAACAAATACAAACCATATAACATCAAAGAAAATGAATACGGAATGGATTTAACTGAAAAAACAAAAGAAGTTAAATTAGAGAAATTAGAGAAGTTAGAGAAATTAGAGAAATTAGAGAAATTTGAAAATATTAATGAATTAGGATGTGATATTTATATAAAACACATATCCGAATGTCGTAAATGTAGAGAATTAGTTTCTCGTCAATTTAACATGTATGATAATGAGGAAGTAATGGAAGTAATATCTTATTTAATATTTGGCCTTTTTATTTTGCTAGCAATTAATTCTATAAAAAATAATTAGTATAATTACGTATGTTAATAAATAATAATTTATTAAAATAAATTAAGAATAGACAATAAATAATGGATTTTGATGAAAATGATCTATTAAATAGTAATAGTTTTATATCAGAACCTGATTTAACAAATGAAGTTCAATCAGATTTTAATAACGAATTTAAAAATTATTATAAAAATGAACAGCAAATAAGTGAAAAAAGAAAATTAAAAGAAAGTCTTGATAGATTATCTATTAGAAGTGTTCGATTAGAAGAAGATACTGATGATCAAAGTATTATGAATACTAATCGTTTTGGTGTGACAGCTTCTTTAAAAAGTTTACAAAGTGGAGGTAATCAACAACAAAATAGAAAAACAAAAGAAATTTTAACTTATATAAGTATTGATTCAAGAGATCGTGATAAATTGTTATATAAAAAACCAAGTTATTTTAAAATATTTTTAGGAAAGACTTTTTATAATGTAAAAACAATTCGTTTATCTAGTATAGAATTTCCGAATACAAATGCTGTAATAAACACATCTAATCATCATATTTATTGGAGAAACCAAGAAGATATTGTAAATGACACTTTAAATGCTATTACAAAAACATATCCAGAATATTCTGTTCAGTTACGTACAGGTAGTTATGTTTCTACTTCTTTACAATCAGAAATTGCTAATAAAGTTTCATTAGTAAAAAGAAAAGACAACTTGGGAAGTTTTCATTATTTTTTAGTATCATTGGATATTGATACAGATGTAGTTACATTTACTTCTCTTATATTAACACAATTAAGTAATAATTCTTTGCAAACTTCTGTAAATACTGGAATTATAGTAGTAACTGCACCAGATCATGGGTTTGTGTCTGGAGAAAATATATATTTAGTTGGTGCTCAAACATTAGCTGGTATACAAAGTAGTACTATAAACACAAAACAAAAGATCACTGTATTAAATCCAAATACATTTATATTTGAAGTAAATGTAAATGCTTCACAAACACTAACTGGTGGTGGAAATACGTTGAAAACTGGTAAAATTGCACCATTTCAACTTTTATTTGGAGAACATTCTACAACAATTGCTCAAAATATAGGTTATCCATTAGAAAATAGTTCAGAATTAATTAATACATATATAAAATCTATAACAAATTTATATCAAGCTATTATCACAACTACAACACCACATAATTTATCAAAAACAACAAATTTTTTAGGAAAAACATGTATTATGTATTCAAGTGGTGTTTCACCTAATATAGACGGAGCTCTTATTATTACAGATGTTGTATCAAGTACTTCTTTTTTAGCAAGTATTAATTCTAAATTAGTATTAGAAAGCTATAATTCTGGACAAGTTGTCTTTAATAGTATAACTTATAATATACAATCTATATCAAATTACAATACAGGCACTATTTTAGTTACAACACATACAATACATAATTATACATTATCAAATATAGGTACCGACATTACTTTATTAGAAACAAAAACTACACCTAATTTAGATGATACTTTTAAATTATTAAATGTATTTGATGATAAAAGTTTTGTAATAGGAGGTTCTCTTCCATCTGGAGGAGAAAGTATTAATAATGATATTGGTTCTAGTGGAAAAATCTCAAGATTTAAACCATTAACTACTTATACTATACATATATCAAATATTATTACTTCATCAAGTACTACTACATTACTTTGTCATAATCACAATTTGCAATTAGGAGATATTATAATGTTAAAAAATATAAAAACGTCACCACCTATAGCAAATATACCTTATACAATTTATGCAATTCCAAGTTCTAATAGTGTAGTAATAAACACAGCTATTAATACATTTAATACAGATACAATTTTAAATGAAACTGCTTATTTATCAACAGGTCTTTTTACAGTTTCTTTTCCAAGTCATAGCTTTAATAAAATTATTAGTATACAAAATACATCTGGTATTCCATCTAGTGGTTTAGGTTCTTTAATAAAAGTGCAAACACAATTACCACATAATTTTTCAAATAATCAATTAATACGTTTTAATCAAACAAATAGTACACCATCTATTGATAATAGTTATAATATTACTATAACTAGTCCTGATACATTTACAATTCCTTATTCATATCCTATTATTTCATCTGGTACATCTGGTATTATAGGTTTTGATCAAAAGTTTTATATATATAATTCTATTAATATAGGAGGTATATCAGAATTAAATATAAACTCGAAAGAATTTATGGTTAGAGATATTATTGACAAAGATACTTTTACATTTTATAATAATGGAGCGTTTGCTACATCCACTGAAAAAGGTGGAGGTAGTAATTTATATATAAGTAGTTTATTACATGGGTTTAATGGTCAACAAACAAATACAAAAAATAGTGTTTTAAATAGATCTATTAATTTGCAAGGAGAAAATTATTCATTTTTATGTTCACCTCAACTTTCTACAATGATGAATACTGGTAAAGTAAATAATGTATTTGCAAGAATATCATTATCAGAATCACCTGGAAGTATGGTATTTACTTTTTTAAGTAATCCTAAAAATTTTGATACTGTTCCATTAAATAGTTTAGAAGATTTAGAATTTTCTATAGTAAATTATGATGGAACAGAATATGAATTTAATGATCTGGATTATTCTTTTACATTAGAAATTACAGAAATTCAAGATGTTATTGACAACTTTAATCTTTCTAGTAAACGTGGTGTAATATAAGATTTTAGTCTTCTAAAATACAACACTTATCTAATAGACACGTATCATCTCTTTCATCTTTTTCAATTATTTCAATTTTCTTGTTACTTTTTATATATTCTATTTTAATATCATCATGTTCATCTAAATTAATACTATTATTTTCAAAAATTACATTTTTAAAATGTTGTTTATAAAATACCTTTCTACTATTTCCTTGTGCACGAAAAACTGAAAAGTTGTCTTGAAAATCTATTATCATAGGATTACGTTCAGTATGATCTTTTCTAAAAATTCTACCAACAATTTGTTCAATTTTAAAGTTTTCATTTTTTGTTGCATTTTTTAAATGTCCTATAAATTTTTTAGGAGTTGTTAAAATTAATGTATCTAGATCTTTTTCAGATACACCCTCTGAAAAAGCAGCATAAGTAGCTAAAATAACATCACACGCCTTGCTCTTTTCTAATTCTATAATTTTCATAGAACCTACAAATAATCCATATGTAAAAGAAACAGATGTATCTTTTTCTAATAAATTATAAAAATTTTCTAAATGATTACGACGATCACTTAGAACAAGTATTTTTCTATTTTCTTTTCTGCAATCTTTTATAATTTCTATAATTAATTTATTTCTTTTTTCCATTTTAACCAATTCAGTTAACATGCTTGTAAATTGAATAGTATTTTTACCAGTAAATTTATTCATTGTACATATTTCTTTATATTCTGTACTATCAATCTTTAGATTTTTTATAATAGGATTCATTCCTTTTCTTTCTGCACTTCCTTTATATATAATTTCTCCTATATGCCATTTAAATACATATTCACAACCATCTGATCTATTTGGTGTAGCAGATAATCCTATTGTGTATTTTGAACATAATTTAAATAATACTTTAGAAAATACACGACTTGATATATTATGTACCTCATCATAAATTGATATTGAAAAATCTTCAAATAAAGTATCAGGGTAATCAATTATTGATAAACTTTGCAACATTGCAATAACAATATCCTTATCTTTTACATCAATGTTTTTTTGACCTTGAATAATACCTACTCTTGCATCTGGTAAAAATGAAGCTATTTCATTTTGCCATTGTTTCATTAAAGGAATTTTATTTACTACTATAATAGCTTTCATCTTTAATTTAGATAACGCATATAATGCACAAAAAGTTTTACCAAATCCTGCGGCCAAAGATAAAATTCCTCCACCTTTTTCTTTACATGCTTTTAATAAAACGTTTACTGGTTCTATTTGTCTATCTAATAAAGTCCCTTTAAATACTATTTCATTTTCCCAACTTTTACCTATATAATTAGGTAAATATAGTTTAGGATCCCCATATTTTTCTATACCGTACATTTTTGGAATATATAATTTATTTTTCGTTTCTATATAAATAGGAAAAGATGGGTCATTTTTTACATTTACTATAAACTTGGAATCAGTTAAAGGTCTTGCTACTAAAATTTTTTTTAATTCTTTTATTTCAGAATCGTCTAATTCATTCTTTTTTAATACAAATCCTCTTTTACTTAAATACATTGAAATATTTTTATTAATATATCTTTTTTATTAATAAAATTAAATTATTCAATTACTTTTTAACCCATGGTGCATAATCTTCAAAAACAGGATTAGAACTCTTGCTTGCTACTGTAGAATATTCTACTTTACCCATATCATATCTTCTAATAGGAAAACATCCTTCGGCAGGTGCTGGTTCAGAAACAGAAACTTTTTGAGCAATTGATGCAATAGGAGCTCCAATAACTGGTGGTTCAGCTGCAGGCATAGCTGCAACAACTTCTTTAACAGCTTCAGTAATTACTTCTGGACTTGCTGCACCTGGTGTAACAGCTTCTTGAGCTAATATTTTTAAAGCATTTTCAGCTTCAGGTGAATCAATATTTGCGGCAGCAATATTTACAACATTTGAAACAGCTTGAGCAGAAGAAGCTTCAGGAGAAGCTGCAGCTTGTGCTAATAATTTAACTGCTTCTATAGAATCTTCTACCTTTGGACCTACTATAGGTGTTGGTATAGAAGATACTACTTCTTGAACAGCTTGAGCAACCATTTCAGTAGCTCCTGCTTCTGGTACAATAGCTTGTTGAGCTAACTGTTGTAAAGCTACAGCACCTTGTTCTGTAGTAACACTTGGAGCAACAATGTTTGTTATAGCTGCAATAGCTTGAGGAGAAGAAGCTTCTGGAGAAGAAGCTGCATTTGCTAGTACATTAATAGCTTGAATAGGTGTAGGTGCTGGTGCGAATGCTGCTGGTGATGATATAGAAGATACTATTTCTTGAACAGCTTGAGCAACTTTTTCAGGAGCTCCAGCTTCTGGTACAACAGCTTGTTGAGCCAACTGTTGTAAAGCTATAGCACCTTGTTCTGTAGTAATACTTGGAACAACAATGTTTGCTATAGCTGTAACAGCTTCAGGAGAAGCAGCTGATGGAGACGCAGCTGCATTTGCTAGTGCATTAACAGCTTCAGATGGTGTAGGTGCAAATTCTTGTGACTGTGATGGTGCAAATTCTTGTGACTGTGATGGTGCAAATTCTTGTGACTGTGATGGTGCTGAAATAGAAGATACTATTTCTTGAACAGCTTCAGCAACTATTTGTTGAGGTACTGGTCCTGGAGTAACAGCTTGTTGAGCTAATTGTTTCAAAGCATCTGCTCCTTCTTGTGTAGTAACATTAGCTGCAGCAATGTTTGTAATATCAGCAATAGTATTAGCAGGAATAGCTTCAGGTGAAGATGCTGCTTGAGCTAATACATTAACAGCTTCCATAGATTGACTTGGTGTTATAATAACTTTTGATTCTTCATTTTTTTGTTCTTCAGAAGCAATATTTTCTAAAAATTCCCATAATGGTTTCTTGTTTACTGCATTCATAGAAACCATAAAGGCAATAGCAATTAAAATAGAAGTAGAAGGACTAAATTGAGCTGTCCAAAGAATTAATGAAAAAATAAATAATTTAAAATATTGATTCTCAAACAAAGAAAGTACTTCAACTGGTAAAGATGGTGCTAATCTAGCTGAATATAAAACTAATACGAGATGTAAAACAGCTTTAAGATAAGCTGTTTTTTTAAATGGACTCATTGTTTTTTCAACAGTAGAATCTAAATCTTTTATATATTCCATAATAGTTATTATACATTAATAAAATAAAATAATTTTTTTAAAAAAAAAAAATGTATAAGATATTTTTAATTAAAAAATGAAATATATACACAAATATATACACAAATATATATATTTATGAAAAATTTTACTATATATGTAGATGAAAATAATAAAGAATATAATCTTATTATAGGTGAATCTAGAAAAGAAAATGATATTATTGTTAAATCAAGTAAACAGAATGATATTTGGTTTCATCTTGATAAATTTAGTGGACCACATTTTGTATTACAAACTAATGGAGATATTATACCAAAAAAATATTTTAATAAAATAGGAACTCTTTTTAAAGAGTATAAATCAAATTTGCCTAATAGATATTCTATTATTCATACAGAGATAAAAAACGTTAAACTTACAGATACATTAGGATTGGTTAATGTATCTAAAACTAAAAAAATAAACTTTTAAAAAAATACTTTTTTAAAAAAAAAGTAACCAAAAAACAAAGCTACGCTTGACAAAGTAACCAAAAAACAAAGCTACGCTTGACAAAGTAACCAAAAAACAAAGCTACGCTTGACAAAGTAACCAAAAAACAAAGCTACGCTTGACAAAGTAACCAAAAAACAAAGCTACGCTTGACAAAGTAACCAAAAAACAAAGCTACGCTTGACAAAGTAACCAAAAAAATACTTTTTAAAATTTTAAGCGTAGCTTTGTTTTTTGGTTACTTTTTTTTTAAAAAAGTATTTTTTAAAAAGTTTACATAAATTCCATTGTTAAAAACCCCTTGTTAATAATCAATACATTATATGAAATTGCAAAAACATACAATGTTAAATCTACATTATCATGTGGTAATTTTAAAAATAATGTAATATCATTAAATTTTGATGCATTTAAAGATCCAGTTGGCTGATTACCTTCTGGTTTAATACTAAAAGGCATGGTATAAATATATTTAGTAGGAATAACAGAATGAACATTATCTGGGAATACACTACGATAATAAAATTCAGGAAGACTATCAAAACGTAATTTACCATCTAATAATAAAGAAGCTTCCCTAATTAAAGGTTCATCATCAGGTGTTCTAGAATACACAAAATGATTATTGTTTTCTATATTATTATTTTCTACCGCAAAAAAAATAAATTCTTTACATGGATAATTAAATCTTAATTTACTATTATATACATCTGTATTATGTAATATTAAATCATCTCCATTATACTGTACTTGTTCTATAATATATTGATGTTTTACATCCAAAAATTTTTCTCTTATTACATCATCCAAAAATATATATTCAGCTATAATATTAGCATTTAATATAGGTATAGCTAATGGTTCGTCACCATCATAGTTTATACACTCTGAAAATTGTTTTAATTTAAAACTTATTTTAATATCTTGATAAGCCATGCAAAGTAATGGTAAAGAAAGATTATATTGTTTCGTAAACCAAAAATCCAAAGGAATAATCAAATCAACATATTTTTCAGCATTATATTTACTTGCAACATATGTATCAGATTTTAACAACATTAAATTTTTACCTACTTTTTTTGAAGTTGTTGTTAATTCATCCCATGCATTTAAAAATTGAGGATATAATTTGTCAACAATTTCTCCACCAATTTGTAATTCTATAAAATCATCAAATATTGCATATCCTAGAGTGTCAGTCCAAGATGCATATGTACCACCGTTTTTTACAATAGGTGGTAATCGCAAATGTAAATGTATTTTTGATAATAAATCACCTCTTTTAGGAATTTCACATGTAATTCTTTTACCAAATGTTACATTTTCATTAAAACCTAATTTAACTGTTTCGGTTGCAAAATTGACATAACGATAATAATTGTATTTAAAAATATTTATTTGAGGATCTGTTGTCAAAAAAATATCTTGCAAACCCACAGCCTGTAATTGTAAAAGACTTGGAGACATATATAAAAACTTATAAAAAAAATTACAATAATTAACGGTATAATATTATAAAAATTAATCTAATCTCCTTCTACGCCTTCGTAAACCATAATTTGTTGTGTTTAAATGCTGTTTTAATTCCGTAATTAATAAATCATTTAAAGAATAATCATTATTACATTTTTTATCTTTCTTTATAAAATCTTGATCATCACTTTTTATAAATTGGTCTCCTTGGTCTCTTTTTATAAATTGGTCTCCTTGGTCTCTTTTTATAAATTGGTCTCCTTGGTCTTGTATAAATGACGTGGGTATTTGTGTTGTAAAATTATTTGTTATTTTATTACACGTTGAACTAAATTGTTCATTAATTTCATATTTAAAATAATTAATTGGATTATATGGTAATGCTATAGATGATTCATTTGTTTGATTAGCAGAATTTTTTGTAAAAATATGATTAGGATTTTGAATCTCTTTATCTACCATTTCAATTGTTTCTGTTTGTGTAAAAGACTCTTTAGTAGAATTATTATTTTTTATAGATATAAAAGATAATGTATAAATTTTCATAGTATCAATTATATCTGTATTCCACACCCAACCCTTTTGTATATTTTTTTTTTCAATAAAAAGTTCACATAATTTATCTTCTATTATAACATTTTTAAATTCTAAAGACGTTTCTTTTTTTAAAAAATCAATACAATTCTTAAATCCAAATTCGTGTTTATTATCATATAAAGAGTATGTATTGTTAATATTATCTTTAATTAAAATTAAAAGACTAGTCATATAATATACAATGTATAAAATAAATTTTACAATTGGACTATTAGAGCTAATAAAAAAATTGAAATAACTTTTAAATAAATTAAATATCACAAAGAAATGAGTCTACCATTCTCAAAATACATATTACAATTTTCTAAAAATACAGAAAATGAACAAACACACTTATCTTTTAAAAATGGGAAATATAATATCCCAGACAATTACGCTGACGTTTTTTATAAACGTTATTACCAAGAAATGACCAATAAAGAAAAAAGAAATGACCTTTATTTGATTGAAAAAGTTTATAATACAAACTTTGCTTATTTTTTAGATTTAGAAATCCCGAAAAATGAATCGAATAATTTAAAAAAAATAGTTGACGATGATGTTAAAGAAATTATTATTAAAACTAAAACTGTATTGGAATCTTTATTTGTAAATCCAAAAACAGAATATGTTGTATCAAAAAGAAATGATAACTATCATATTAATTTTTACAATATTATTGTAAATAGCGCTATTGCTAAAACAATTACAAATGAAATCTTGAAAACTATTTCTATTAACTGTATTGATACATCCGTTTATAGAACTGGATTACGTTTACTTGGTTCTAAAAAATATAATAAATCAGTAAAAGAATCCTTTGAACAAGTTTATAAAATTTACAATATTGACAATAAAGAATTTAAGGAATTAGAAAATACAACATTTGAAGAATTTTTACAAACAACTGTTAGAAGAAAAACTATTATAGAATTATCCAAATTAAAAGAATCAGAAAAGACAAAGGAATTAATTAAAAACAATGAAACAAATAAAAATACTATTAAAGGTATCGATAATGATAAAATTAACTTGGAATTAAATCATCTTTTAAAATCATTAAAAACAGAAAATGAATGTATTCAAAATTTTGATACTACTATCCAAAAAATATACGCAAAACAAAATAAATTAGGTATGTTTTGTTATTATATTTCTATTAATGGCAAATATTGCCCATTTAAGATGAGAGAACATGCAAGAGAATCAAGTCCAATTTATTTTGAAATCAATCAATCAAAGATTTTTATTAGATGTAGAGATTCCGAATGTCTTCGTAGACAATTTCCTGATAACGGTATCTCTTTACCAGAATCATTTTCAAAAAATTATCCAAATACTTTTCTTAGTATGACTACAAAATACTGGCATTCTGAAATTAATGTAACTGAAGATATTAAAGAACATTTAGAAGCAAGTTTAAGTGGTTCACATTATCAAATTGCAAAAGCGATTTTTCATATTTATAAAAATCGTTTTAGAGTAGATGATATTAAAAATACAGAATGGTACGAATTTGAAGGAGTAAGATGGAAGAAAAGTCATCTTATGAATATTATTATTTCAGAAGATCTTCCTAAATATTATCGTTCAATTAAAGTTAGCGACACATCAATGCAATCTAAAAATTTACAAGACTTTTTAGTAAATACAGAAAGACTAGATGCAAATATGCGAAATCAAATGGTGGATAACATTATTACAAAATTAGAAAATGTTTCTTTTAAAAATAATATTATTTCACAATTAGTATATCTCTTTAAAACATATGATCCTGATTTTTATATTAATTTAGATTCTATTCCAAATCTTGTAGGATTTCGTAATGGTGTATATGATTTTGATAAAGGAGCATTTAGAGAGGGAATTCAATCAGATTGTATTACTTTCTCTACAGGATATGATTACATAGATTATGATGCTAATTGCCAACAAGTACAAGATATTTATGCATTTTTAAAACAAATAATTCCAAATAGAAAAGTATTGGAATATACACTAAAAGTATTAGGAAAATCATTAGTTGGAGCACCAGATGAAAGATTTTATATTTGGACAGGATTATCTGGAGCAAACGGTAAATCCACTTTGGTAAACTTTTTAGAAAATACTCTTGGAGAATACATTACTTCAGTTGATGTTTCCCTTCTTACAAATAAAAGAGCAGGTTCTGGAAATGCTTCTCCTGATGTTGTTAGACTTCGTGGAAAAAGAATCTTTACATTTCAAGAACCAGAACACGATGATAAATTACGTACAGGTATATTAAAACAATATACAGGAGGAGATACTATTATTGCTAGAGAACTATTTAAAGCCCCAATCACATTTAAACTTCAAGGTACCATGATTATGTGTTGTAATGATCTTCCTTCTGTAAGTTCTGTTGACGGTGGAACGTGGCGAAGAATCAGAGTTGTAGAATTCAAGTCGAGATTTTGTGATAATCCTGTAAAACCAAACGAATTTAGAATTGATCCAACTATTAAATATAAAATAAAATCATGGAGACCTTATTTCATGAGTATTCTTATACATTGGTACAATAAATTCCTCGAAGAAGGTATAAATGAACCAGATGAAGTAACAAAAGCTACTGCAAAATATAAAGTTGATAATGATAAATTTAATGAATTCTTTGATCAATCACTTGAAGAAAGTAATAATTCATTTGAATCAAATAAAGCCATTTATAGTCACTTTTCTAGTTGGTGGTCTAACAATTATCCTAATACTAGAATACCAGAAATTAAAGATCTTAGACGTGCAATGAAAATTAAATTTGGAAACGAAAAAGAACAAATCATAGATGGGTGTATGAATTATGGTTTCAATGTTAAAATAAAATATAGCAACAGAGGAGATATAATAGACGAAATAGAAGAAGATCTTTAAAAAAGATCTCAAAATCAAATGATTTAAAAGAGTTTTATTTAACAATTTTTTAACGATTTTTTTTTATAATATACTATTAATGAATAATACATCTATTTTTACAAATACAATTGAATCGTTAAATGAAAATATCGATGAAAATTTAGATGAAAGTTTAGATGAAAATTTATATGAAAATTTAGATGATGAAGAAATAGATGAAGAAATTTATGAAAATATAGATAAAGAAATAAATATTATAGAAAAAGAAAAAAATAAAATATCATATGAATGGGAATCTTTATCAGAAGATTGGATAGAAAAAATAGTATCAGATAAATTTTTTATAAAAACTGATTGTTGTACTATTTCTATAGAAAGTGCTTTATCAAATAGTGGTTTTAGAACATCTAAAAATACATTATGTAAATATATATCTAAATATATAAATAAATTAAGTATTTTAGAATTTTCGCAAATAATAAAAGAGTATAGATTAAAATATAAAAATTCTATAAATATAGGAAATTGGGATCCATATGTTATAACAAATAAAAAAGACTTTATAAAAATAATAAAGGGTAAAGAATTCTTTTTTCAACCAGATGAAACTTCTTTATATATTATATCAAAATCTTTAGAAATAGATATTCTATTACTTTCTGATAATAATTATTCTATTTTTTTTACAGATAATAAATATCATAAAATTATTACTCTTTATTCTATTAAATCAAACGATTTCAATTTAGATGATGTAGACATAGATAGCAATTATTACTTTCCATTAGGTCTAAAAATGAAAAAAAAGATGAAAACTATATTTTTATATTCAGAAATACATAAATATAAAGAATTACTCGTTTTATTAGATAAAAAAGAACTATTAACTCAACATACTCTTAATGCAATTAAAAAAGAAACTAATTTTTTTAGATTAAATGACATTATTGATTATATAGAAAATAAAATAAAATCATCTTCTTCAAAAACAGACCAAAAAATAATATTTAAAGAATTAAATAATACAATTTTACAATAAATCACCACATACTACCAGGACCTCTATACCTATTTCTCATACACCTATTTCTCATACACCTATTTATTCTAGGACATGGACATACTACACCACCTTTTTTCATAGAACTCTTTTTCATAGAACTCTTTTTAGTAGAACGCTTTTTCATAGAAGGCTTTTTCATAGAACGCTTTTTCATAGAACTCTTTTTAGTAGAACGCTTTTTCATAGAAGGCTTTTTCATAGAATTATTTTTGCGTAAATAAGACATGTCAGATTGTATTTTTTTTGTTGTTTCTGGATAACGATTTTTATTATAAATAGCTAATACATTTAATCTTTTTATAATAGTTGCATAAGGCGATTTTTTCGATAGTTTTTTTAAAATAGAACGTCTTTTTTTCATAGAATCGTTTATACTATATCCTTCTAATTTTCCAGATTTTACGTAAATTCTAACTTTTGATCTTTTCGCACTTTTCTTTTTATTCATGTTTTATAAAATATATAAATAAATAAAATATTCGTATTTTATAAATAATAATAAATATTCGTATTTTATAAATAATAATAAATAATATATTATAATAGATTTTATAAATATTTTTTTTAAAAGTATATAGTAAATGAATAAAGAAATCAATATTACTCATTTAATTATACTAATAATTGTTCTATTTGGATTATATTATTTAATGAATGGCAACTCTTACATGGTAAAAATAGAAAAATTCGACGATTTACTAGATAATCCAATTGACAAAAAAAATAAATCATGCTCACAAGATTCAATTAACTATAATGTACACGATTACATCTTTGCTAAAACTCCTTTTACACGTCCTTAATTTTTTTTATATTTTTTAAATTACTTGTTAATTTAAAAATGTTAATTTTATGTTTATATTTATTTTTCGTTTACTTTGTTTTACTTTTAATTAAATTTATCCATATTGTATCTGATTCCATGTTTTTATCCATATTGTACCTAACTCCATGTTTTATTCTGTTTTGTACTTGTTGTACTAAATAAACCATTTTTGATTAACTGTATCACCGCAATCATATAAACTTACTCTTGCACCTGCATTAGTCTTAAAACCTTCTACATCTAAACATTTCCAAGGAGCATGTCTAGGACGTAATTGACCATTATCATCCAATGTCCATTTTTGATTATTCGCATCACCACAATCCCATTGCAGAATATCAGCACCATTAAAAGTTTGTGCTTCTCTTACATCTAAGCATTTTTGACTATGATTAAAAACTAAACGACTTTTATCATCTAATTTTATTTGTTGATTAGTAGCTCCATTACAATCCCACATCTGAACTATATTACCATTATCTTGACCAAAACCTGCAACATCTAAACAAAAATTATCTCTAAGTTTACTTTTTATTGGTTGATTATCTATTATAGTTTTTTCAAATAAATTCCAAGTACTACTAGGAGCTTTGTTAGATACATTGTTTTTAATCCAACAAGTTCCAAACTTATCTGGATAACTCCCAGATGAAAAATTAAATCCTTTACAATCAGAACGTTTATTACATTCAGTTTTACATTCTGAAAACGATGCATTGTTAAGATTAGTAATGTCATTACCACCAGCATCAAAACCCATTGTAGCTTTGTAACCTTCCAAGTTTGCTGGTCCCAAAGAATTCTTTTCAAATATATTCCAATCAAGATTATCAATTTTATTAGATACATCGTTCTTAATATAACAAGTTCCACGCCCATTTGGATATTGATTTAATGGAAAATTAAATCCTTTACAATCAGGACGATTATCACATTCTTTTTTACAATCGGAAAATGATGAATAATAAAGTAAGTAATGAATGTCATTACCTACTACATCTTTACCTACATTAATTCTATAAGTATCCAATGAGTTTGCTGCTGCTATGTCTTCTGCTGCTTTTTTCTTTGCGTCTTCTGCTGCTTTTTTTGCTGCTGCTGCGTCTTCTATTGCTTTTTTTGCTGCTGCTTCTTCTATTGCTTTTTTTGCTGCTGCTGCTTCTTCTGCTGCTTTTTTTGCTAGTCTTTCTATTAGTGTAAACGGATTATTCTCTTCTATTGCTGCTATTGCTGCTTTTTCAGCTGCTGCTTTTGCTATTGCTGCTATTGCTGCTTTTTCAGCTGCTGCTTTTGCTATTGCTGTTAGTTCATTTTGTGTTGTCAAATAATTTTTTAATTTTTCTTGCTCTGCCTCTTTTGTTTTTTTAAGGTGATCTTCAGCATCATAACCCAATTTTTCTATTTCAGTTATTCTTTCATCTAATCTTCTTTTCATATTTTCTAAATTTACTTCTAACTCTTTATTTGGGGTTGCTGAATTATATTCAAATTCTTTACGAACTTCTTCTATTAGTTTAACTCTTTGTTTAAAAATTTCCATTTTTGCAGTAAATTCATCAATTGCTCCAGATGATTTTGTTTCTAATGTGTTATTTATTATAGGTATTTTTGCGGATTTTTCAATATTATTATTAATTTTTGTAATATTATTAGTATTTAATTCTTGCATTGTTGGTTTTGTAGGAAGTGGTAATATTTTTTCTATTAATGTAGTCATTACTGATTCACTATCCATATATTTATATATTGACATTAATATTGCTATAACTAAAACAAATACAAATACTACAATAAGATAAGGTGTTAAAATAACCTCCTTAACTGTACCAATTGCAACCTCAGAAACATCAAGTAATTGTTGTAAAATATTTTGTATTACTGTTACAGGAGAAATAAATGAAAGGGTATCCATAGCAAATGTCATTGTTGGTAAATTACCAAGTATACTATAGGTTATATCACCTATAGTTTGTAAAATTGGTAATAACGTTGCTTCAACGATACCATATGTATCACCTATTATAGTTAATCCACCATTCAAAGCAGTTGCTACAGCATTCCCAATTATATTATAATAATACACAACTACACCCATAAGACCTACAAGTAATACCATATTAACTAAATTTATTTTCATTGTTTTTGAAATAGGAAGTGCAAATAATACAGTATTTATAAAATTTATATAACCTATATATAAAGTATAAAATATTCTATCAGCTACAAATCTATACATTATAGTTACTTGCTTTTCTACTTCCTTATATAAATCCTTTAATAAATTAATAAATGATTTGTAAATATTCTTGAAAGCATCAAATGCAAGTAAAAATGCATTTATAATTGGGTTAATTATAGTTTGAATAATATTTAATAATTTTCTAAAAGTTGTTTTTATGAAACTTGTTATACCATCTTTTATTTTTTCTAATTTTTCTTTTATAAAAGTATAAGCCTCATCTAATTTAGTTGATATTGTTGTACCAAGATCTTTAAAGAATTGTTTTATTGGTTCAAAAGCAGTAGTTATATATGTTTTTATTTCTGTATATTTGTCGTTGATAAAGGTTTTAACTGTATTTATACCATTTGTAATTGTAGCTTCTAGTTCACCAAAAGCTTTTGTAACTGCAGCAAAGGCAGTAGTTACAGGATGTAAAATAGCATTAAATGCATTTGTTATAGTTGTATTTAAAGCTTCCCATGCTGTACCAATTACACTAAATGGGCAAAATTTAGGTATTGCAATTTTAGGAATTTTTAATCCTGGAATACTAATTTTTGCCCAGTCTATATTTATATCATTAAATATTGTTGTAGCATTGATAATTAATAGTTCTGGTACACATGCACCTGATATTGAATCAAATACTGTTTTAAATGGTGATATGATTTTTTCAATTAAACTACTAAAAAAAGTTGACATTTTTTCAAATGCAAGTTTTACTGGTTTTATAACGTTATCATTTATTTTATCTATAATTTCTTCTTTAATTTTTGTTTGTACATCATCAAAAACTTTTGTTATTTTTGTTACTATATTTGCACGAAGATTATCTATACTCTGATATATTAACATGGTATAATTTTTAATTCCATTTCCTATTTCTGTAAACATTGTAGTAAAATTTTTTTGTAAATCTGTAAAAATTTTTGAAATTTTATCTACAATTTCTGTTTTAATTGTTGTAAAAGCATCGTAAATTTTAGTCATTGCAGATTTTATAAGAGTTTTAATAGGTTCAAAGAAATCATATATTTTCTTTAATTGCTCTCGCAATGCTGCTGGTAAATCTGTTATAATTATATCTCCTAACCATTTTGTAAATTCAATAGCACGATCTTTAATATTATTTATTTCGTGAGAAACATTGCACAAATGTTGTTCATCTAGTACACATCTAAAAATATCAGCTGCAAATCCGGTTGGTTTTTCGCATTCAGAGCACAAGATTGGTATTTTATATACGTAAATAAATGCAATAAGGGCTATACATAAAAAATATACCAATAACTTTGATAAAAGCATTATAATATAAAAACAAAATAATTTTATTAATAAAAATATTTAATAAAAAAACATCTATAAAGCATTTTTATTTTTTATTAGAGTATAACAAGTATATGTATGCGTATATAGATATACATTTAATTATTATACCATGTATTTTATACATAGTTTTTAAAACGGTATACCTTTCAATTTTATCTTTTTTATTTATATTATATTTTTTGAGAACTCCAGATAAAAAATTAAAAGAAATAAATTCAAAAATCTTTTATTCTCCGAGTGCAGGATATGTTAAAGATATTTATATTGATAATGAAAATTTAAATATATCTTTGTTTTTAAATTTATTTGATAATCATACACAATATATACCTATAAAATCTACACTTGTTTCTTCTATCAAAAAAAAAGGTCTATTTTTACCAGCATATAAAGAACATTCTATTAACAATGAAAAAATTATTCATACACTATATAATAAAGAATTAGATATTATTTACAATATCACTCAAATAACTGGTATTCTTACAAGAAGAATTGTAGTATTTATAAAAAATACACAGAGTATTTTAAATCCAGGTGATCAATTAGGTATTATATTATTAGGATCGCGCGTTGATATTTCTATTCCATTATCAAAAGTTAAAAAAGTTTTAATAGAAAAAAATAATCATATTGATGCAATGAGTGAAATGTTGTTACTTTTTTAACATATTTTGCTTATTTAGTGAAATGTTGTTACTTTATTAACATATTTTGCTTATTTCCAATCTAATTTTGGTTTTTTTATAAAATCAGGTGTATTCGTATAATTAGCAGTAATTTCTGTAAATGGCTGAATTGCCATTTCTGCAACTATATAATACATATCATTTATTTTGTATAAATTAGCATTCGGATTCCATGAATGATTTAGTTTAGAACCAAAAAGAGTAATTTTTTTATTCCCATCTATAGCTAAATCTATTACTTGATTTTTTCTTATATATTCCTTTGCATATACACCAACACCATGAATTTTAGAGTCTGATAAATACCACATTTATAATTACTCAATAAAAAATATATAGATATATATATTAAAAAAAGATTTACTTAAATAAAAAATCAAAATATTTTTGTAAAAATTAAAAAGTACAATGGAATTACAAAAGATTTCAAAACGCTTTGAAAATTTACAAAATACTTTAGAAAAAGCATATAAAAAAGATATTAAAGAAATTATTCAAAAAGTTTTTACAGAATATGATATTTGTTATAAAAATACATCCGAATCTGTTGAAATGGATACTTTTATAAATCATTTTTTATTTAATAGTAAAGAAGAAATACCTATTTGTATGGGTATTTCTAAAAACGGTAATAAATGTTGCAGAAAACCACAATCTAATAGTAATTATTGTAAAATACATTTTTATTTACATTTTAATCAAAAAACGCATGTCGAAAATCATATTTATATTATAGACGAACATAAAGAAATAAAAAAGGATGATAAATTAGAAAAAGATTTGAAAAATTTAGAAAAAATTTTTATAGAAGATACTTTTTATTATAAAGATAACGAATTTCTTTATGATATAAATAATTTTCAAAAAGTTGGATATATCGAAAATGACCAACCTATTTTAACTGACGATCCTTTTATTCTCGGAATATAATTCTACTAATAATTCTTTTAAATTTTTTATATATTCTTCTTGATCACATACTTTACCATTTTTAAATTTACTTCTTGTATCTATCTTTAAATCTTTCCAAAAAGATGTATCTTTTTCATTTAACATAATTAATTTACTAATCAATTCTTCTTCATTTTCTACTACATAAAAGTCTAAATCACTATTCTTTAAAATACTACATGATACATTTTGAGCATGAAAATAATAAGTAGAATCATATAAAGAAAATACAGGAACACCCATATATAACGCCTCACAAGTTGTTGTTGTACCAGAATATGGAAAAGTATCTAATGCTATATCTATATTGTTATACGATAACAAATGATCACGATGTGATATAGTACAATCTAAAATTGTAATTCTTGAACGCACACTTTTATCAAATTTATTAATAAAATTAGTTTGAATTTTTTTATTAATCAAAGCTTTTGTTTTAAAAACAATTCTGGTTTTTGGAACTTTTAACAAAATATTATTATACATTTTTATAACAGAATCTGTTATTTTATTAACACGATTAAAACATCCAATAACAATTTCTTTATTGTCAGGTACCTTTACCTTGTTAGAAATTAATTCAGAATCTCGTATAACAGTATTAAGAGGATCATAACATAAAAAACAATTTTTTAATGCTATTAACTTTTCAGTATAAAATTTTTGTGAAATACTAAAATCTCCATCACAAATATTATCTGTAATACGATAATCCATTTCATCAACCCCAGTTGAATACGGATAACCAATATAAGTAATTTGTATAGGACTTGGTTTCATTGCAAAAATATCTAGTCTATTAAATGCAGTATGTCCAGCTAAATCAAATAAAATATGTATATTATCATTATAAATCATTCTTGATGCACTTTCAGCTGACATGTTTTTTATAGTTTTAAATTTCAAGTTTTCATTAAAAATAGATGTATTAATAATACATTCAGAATAACAAGTTACATTAAATACATTACTGTCAAATTTTTTCAAAAAAGTACTAATAAAAAAACTAACAGGATGATCAACAAAATCTCCAGAAATAATACCTATATTAATTTTAGGTGTACTATAAAATTTATTATCAAAAGAGTATTTATTCTGATTTTTCTTGTATAGTTTGTTTACAAGTTTATGCTGATTGTAAATGTACATTTTATCTTCAAATTGATCAAATAAATAACTTAGATTCATTAGTTTATTTTGAAACGGTAATGTAAATGTAGGACAAACCTGAATAGATTTATTATAATAATCGACCGATTTTGAATTATCCCCATTATAAGAATGCATATGACCATAATTTAAATACATTTCAGCTAATAAAAACGTTGAATCACTTGATATAAATGAATTCTTGTAATATTTTATAGCTTTTAAATAAGCAACTTCTGCCAAATCTGTACGACGCATTTCAGTATAAACAACACCTAATTGATTATTAACATCTGGATTTAATGGATCTATTTTTTCAGCTTTTTGTAAATAAAATAATGCTTCTGGCCACTTTTTTAATGAACGAAAAATACACGAAATACCATTGTAACTATTAACTAGTAATTTTTTATTTTCATCAATTATATTATTTGTATTATTTGTATTATTTGTATTATTTGTATCCACATTTACTATTTTAATACTTATTTTATAATGTATTAATGACAATTCTATTCTATTAAGTCTTTGATAAATATATCCTAAATTGTAATGTATTGTTTCATTTTCAGGAGCATATAATAAAGCCTCTTCTAAATATTGTAAACATTTCATTAAATTATCTTGACAAAACATACACAATTGTGTATATATACTTATAATTTGTTTTAAAGCAAATTCGTCATCGAAAGATACATGTAAAATTTTTTGAAAACTACTTAATGCCTTGGAAAAAATAGATTCGTTTGTAGGAGATAATAGAATATCCCCATCTTTTCTTCTATGAGTACTTGTTTTTAATAATGTGATTTGATCTTTTATTTCTTTTTCTGCATAATTTTTATATAAAGTACCAAGTGTAAAATAACTTTCTATATAAATATTTCTTGATATTTTTGGATCACTATCAATTAACAAATAATCAGTCACTTCTAAACAATTTACAAAATTTTCTAATAATTCTATTGCTCTTATACGATACGTTTGTGCATCTTTATCTGATTGAATAATTTTAGAAACATACTCGTTTACTAATTTTAAAATAGTATTGTGATTTTTCATCATATATTCCTTATCATATTTTTTTAGGTTAAAAATATTAGACATTACTAATCTTATAATATCATTAATTTTAAATCAAAAAATGAATTTTAATATTTTATATAAAAAGAGTAATGTCTTATATATATAATACTCTATATGGAATCGGTCAAAATAATAGAATCAAAGAATGTAATATTTGTGTTGTTGACAAGATAAATTATTCTTTAATAACATATTCATATTGTTATTTAAATGGTACAAAAGTAGAATGTACGAAAAATATATATATTGATAAAGATACAGGTCATTATCAAAATGCAATACTTTACGCACAAGAAAAATGGAAAACTAAAATTGAAAGTGGTTACAATACTGACATTGAGATTATTAAAAAAGAAATTACTAAAAAAGAAAGCACTAAAAAAAATATTTTTATAATTTAAAATACAAAATACCAAATATAGAATATAGAATATAGAATATAGAATATCAACTATAGATCATTTGTTTAGAATCTATTTTATTTTTATTTATAATATCTAGAGTATCTAGAGTATAAAATGAGTAATCAATATGGGATGAAACCATCTAGAAAGCCTTTAAAAGGTCAAGTGGTTACATCTAATTATGGTAATTTCGATACATTAGTTGTTTCAAATTTACAATTAGAAAATATTAATATAGCTGGTCTTTTTCAAGATGGTGTATTTGAAAATGTTATTATAAGAGATTCACAAATTTCAAATACAGTTATTGGTGTCGATTCTCCAAACGTTGGTAATTTTACAAATTTAAAATCATATCAAAATGTTAATTTTTTAAGTAATATATACGATTCGTATGTAAACTGGGATCCAGACACATCTATATTTTCTATTAATAATGGTGATTTAAAAGTTAATGGATGTTCTTATTTAGATAATATTGAAATATGTAGAAATGATATAACAGCTATAAATTTAAATGGTGGTATAAATATGTATCCAAATGGAGTAGGATCCTTAAATTTTTACGGACCTATTAATATGAATAGTACATTTGGTAGTTTTTATAGTAAAATATCAGATGGAGGAGTTCTTTTTAATATTAAAGAAGATTTTATAATCAATTCTTCAAAAGGATCTCATTTAGTTTCTACTTTTGACAAACAATCATATACTACTATTAATGGAGATATAGAATTAAATACAGAAACATTAAATGCTATAAATATTTCACGAATAAATGTTACAACTTCATCTATGCAAATAGGTACATTTACTAATCATAATCTTAATGTAGGTGATTCTATTATTTTATCTAGTACAGGTAGTTTAGATAATACATCGTATATTGTTGATAATATATTTTCAGACAATAGTTTTTCATTAAATTATACTAGTTCTTTATTAAACGATATTACAAAAGGTTCTTTAACAAAAGTTGCATCGAATAATATTATCTTGAATACGAAATCTTTTGTTAAAATACCTACTGATACAAGACTTAGTTTTGGAACTACATCAAATTCTATTTCTGGTGATAACGGTAATTTATTAATAAAAAGTTTAGGAAATACATCTTTTAGTGTATCTAATATACAAATTCCTCAATCTACAGCTATTGATTTTACATCTTCTCCATTTATAACAACAGGCAATAAAATTGTATATGATGGAACAGATATGAATTTTATAGCTGCAAATAAATTTATTTTTTCGAGTAATATCACACAGATTAATTCAACAAATACAAGATTTTATGATCCTGTTTTAACAATAGGTGATTATACTCTTGGAACTAACGATTTAAAAGATAGAGGTATCGAATATAGATATCTTTCTTCGTCAGGTTCTATGAAAACCGGTTGGTTTGGTTATAAAGTATCATCTAATAAATTTACATTTATACCAGATTCAACAAATGTAAATGAAACTATATCAGGAACACCAGGAGAATTAGAAATTGGTAATCTTAATGCAACAAATATATCAATAAATTCAGGTGGTAGTTTTAATTTAAATTGCGGAGAATTAATAAATACAAATAAAATAACTGGATGTGGAAATTATTTAAATGTAATTGCATTAAATAGTTTTAATTTAAGTGCAGGTTCTATAATATTAAGCGCCACAAGTAATATAAATATACCTAACAATATACCTATTAATATAGGTACAAATGGAAGTTCTATTATAGAAAAATCAAATGGCAATATAAATATAACGTCTCATCAAAATATTGGTATTTTTACACAAAGTAAAGGATCTATTTTTATACCTATTGAAACAAAACTTTCATTTGATGGATCAAGTATAGGGTCTAGAAGTATTTATTCAAATACTTTTGGAAATTTATACATTGATGGTAGTAAATCTATTTATTTAAATGCAACTTCTGGAAATATCATTATACCACAAAATATATCTGGTGTTACATCAAGTAGTTTACAATTTGGAAATGATTCTGAAGTTATTTATGGAAATACAACTGGTATTTATATTTATTCAAGAAATTCTATTAATGAAACATCTTTGTCAAATATTAATCAAAATGCATCTGGTAATTTAAATCAAACCATTTCAGGAAATGTGAATGAAACTGTCAATGGTAATGTTAATATAACAAGTATTTTAGGAAATATATCATTGCAATCAAATACAGGTGATATCAATCTTTTTACAACAACTGGTAATACGAGACTTTTACAAGGTTCTAGAATCGTATTTGGTATTTCTGGTACAAGTAATTCTATTCGTGCAGATACAATTGGAAATTTAGTTATTAACGGAAATACTTTAAATACAATTGATATAAAAAACGTCGATACGATCAATTTAAATGCAGCATCTACTATTCGGATTTCAACTGGGACAACACTTTATTTTAGTTCAGATAATTCTAGATATATCCTATCAGATATTGGTAGTAATTTAAATATAAATAATAACATTGGCGATACATATTTATCATCAATAAATACTATTATTAATAATGTATCTGGGTCTTTATCTGTAAAAAATATATCAACAAATATAAGTTCAGGATCATTTATTGTATCTAGTAATAGTGTATTATTAAATTCACAGGATGTAAAAATAAAAGATCCTATTTTAACACTTGCAAATTATAATTTAGTAGCCAATGACAATTTAGATAGAGGTATAGAATACAATTATTTTCTAAATTCTTTAAAACAAGGTTGGTTTGGAAGAAAAAATAATACAAATCTCTTTACTTATTATTCAGATTCTATTAATGTAAATGAAATTGTATCTGGTACATTAGGTAGTGCTCAATTTAATAATGTTTATTTACAAAAAGGCATCTTTTTTTCTGGATCGGAACCAGGTGAAATTGATATGAATTGTGGTACAATTGCTAATTTAAATACGATTCTTGGATGTAACGGAACGGTTAATGTAAGTACGCAAAATATATTATTATCTGGAAGTAGTAAAGTTCAAATACCTTATAATACACCACTTTCATTTGGTACTACAAATAATAGTATATCTGCAGATTCTAATGGATCATTTATTATTACAGCTATGGGTGGCTCTGGAACTGTTGTTTTAAATTCAAATGTTCAAATTAATGGAACTACTTCAAATGTATATAGTACAGTAACTAATATAAAAGATCCTATATTATCAATTGGTGGTGTAACTGGTCCTTTATTAAATGATGGAAAAGATAGAGGTATCGAGTTTAAATGGAATAATGACAATTCTATAACTGGTTCTAGAACTGGATTTTTTGGATACAAGAATTCATTGGAAAGATTTGTTTTTATACAAAATGGTATTAATAACGACGAAGTTTTTAATGGTAGTTATGGAAATGTACAATTTGGAAATGCATTATTAACAAATATTGATTTGCAAAATGGTATTTTATCAAATACAAATACAATTTCAAGTAAAGACTCTTTTCCTTTAAATATTAATAGCAATAATAGTATCAACTTGAGTTCTGGTAATGTAAATATGCTTTACAATTCATTATTAAATTTTGGTTCAAGTAATAATAGTATTTCTGCAGATACATATGGGAATTTGAACATAAACGCAAGTTCTGGAAATGTAAATTTTTTATTATCAACAAATGGTAATAGTTCAATTAATCTACCACAAAATGTACCTTTAAACTTTGGTAATAAATCATCTGGTAATTATATTGTACAAAATACAACTGGAACATTTGTAATTAACAATTCATCTGGTAATATTAATTTACAACCAAATACGTCATTTGGATCTATTAATATACCAACTAATAATTATTTAAATTTTGGTGTTAATTCAACAAAAAACAGTTTATATAGTGATGGTCAACAACTAATTATAAATGGATATAGTGGTATTAATATTAATAGTACTAGTTTTAATATAAGTGGAAATGTCAATGTTACAGGTACGATAACAGCTGCTGTAAATACAGATTTTGATCTTAATCGTTATATTTTACCATTGGGAACATCACAAATTCTTAATATTACATCAGTTGAAAATTATAGTGTTTCAGAAAGTAATTTTATAAAAATTACAACATCTTTACCTACAAATTATACAATAGGAGATTCTATAACTGTTAGTAATTCAAATAGCGTTCCTTCTGTAGATGGAGTATATAGTGTAAGTGGTATACTTTCTCCTACATCATTCTTTATTAATTACGGTACATCCATTACAACTACAGGTGGATCAGTAGGTACAGTTAAAAGTAATTTAATGACACCTCAAGGTAAAGATGTTGGTATTCAAATTAATTATTGGAATAGTAGTAGTGTTACAGCTGGTAGTGCTGGTTATAAAACTGGTTTCTTTGGTTTTAAAAACAACACCAATAGATGGGCATTCTATAATAATGCAACTATTGCTAATAATATTGTTTCAGGAAGTTTTAGTGATATTGAAGTAAATAAAGTTTTTACATCATTTATGAGTGGGTTTAGATTAGAAGGACCAGTTTCAGCAGGTTCAAATCAAATAAGTGGTAATAATTTTCAAATTTTAGGTGGAAGTATTAATGGAACACCAATAGGAGCAAATACAGCTCAAACTGCAAGATTTTCTACTTTAAGTAATACTGTAAGTGCTTCTTTACAAAATGTTACATTAACATCTTCTTTAGCATATACATTTGAACGTTATACTTTATCATCATCTGGTTTAACCACTAGAAATCCGAGTGTAGCTTATGTTGTTTCTTTATTTAGTGTATCTGGCCCTAGTTATACAACAAGTTCTGGAACAATGCCATCCAATACTGCAAATATACCAGATGGAACTTTTAAAATGTTGGTTTGTAGTTCAATAGGTCTTGGATCTTCACATACAGTTTATTTTGGACCAAATAAATTAATTGCTCCTAATCCTCTTGACTCGAATGCTATTCCTACAAGAATTGTTTTTAAACGTCAAGGACAGACAGCTAAATTATTATTTGATGCTCAAGGTAATGGAGGATTAGGTACATGGATTCTTTTGACAAGTGGTGTTTATGTTTCTTAAAAACTTATTTAAAAATATAAATATTAGATAAAATAAAGAATGTCAGAAATACTTCAACCAAAAATACTTCAACCAAAAATACTTCAACCAAAAATACTTAAACCAATTGGATTTGTACAAGAAGATTTTCATTCTGAAGTATTAGATTTTTTATTTGAATTATGTAGTTTTATTTATCCAGATAGACAATTATTACTTTATAATAACTCTGATAGATATAATAATAAAGATCTATTTCTAAAAAAATATAAAAATTTAATAGTAAAAGAATTAAATCATTTTATACCAGATTTAGTATCTGCAGAATTAGAAAAAACATTTATTATTTCATATGATAATATTTTTCATTTAAAATTATTTGAAAATTATAAAGAAAAACTTATTTTTATTGCTCATAGTGAAAATCATACAAGTTCTTTTAAAATGTTGAATATGAATTATTTCTCGTTAACTCCTTTATTAAGTAACAATTACATGTTACCAGTTATTAATAAGACGAATAATATTAAACTGTTAATGAAGGATAGTAAAATAGATCACTTTTTGTTACAATTAAAAGATATCAGTACAAAAAATAATTTAAAAATTATTATGACAATTGGTTATTTTTTAGAAAATAATAAAGATATTAAATTAATAGAAAAATTATTAGGTAGAGAAAAATTTATAATTATTGCTTTTGTACCAGAAATTTCAGATTATTTAAATGATTTAATAAAAAAATATCCTAATTTTATATTTGCAGCACTTAGATTAAAAACAGAAGCTATTAGACATGCAATAAACTATTTAAATATTAATCATTTATTATTTTGTCCACCAGAGAATTCAGATTATTTTAAGAATAGTTGGTCTGGAGCATTAGCATTTGGTCTTGATAATAATTTACATCTTATTGTACCAGATAAAATAGTAGAAATATATAATTTGAAAAATAATCATATATTATCATATAAAAATGAAAATGAAATTAATTTAGAACAATCAATATACACTGAATCATTACAATCTTGGAAAGATAGTGTATTTTCTAGAAATAAAAAGACAATTTCTAATTTTATCCAATTATCACATGACACTAGTATTCACATTGATAAAAAAACATTATCAATAAATTTACTTTGATAATTTAGTTAGTTTTACTTAATAGAAAACATGCAAAGCCATTCCACCAAGTTTCTTTTCCTTTATGATTTGGCATTCCTTTTAAATCATCGTTACCTAAAAATTCTTCATGTCTAAATTCAATCTTTAAATTTAAATCACGAATAGCTCTCATGGTACCATCTCTTACATCAGACCAACACCAATCATCTACCATAAAGATAAATTGATCTTCTAAAACAGGATAATAATATTCTAATGATTTATAATGATCACTTTCAGAATGCCCACCATCGTATAAATAAACATTGAATTTTTTATCATTTAAATCATTTAAATCTACTTTCCAACAATCATTTTCAATTAAATATAAATTTGACTCACCTTCGTATTTTTCTAAAATTTCCATAAAAATATTTGGGTCTCCACCAAATTGACTCCAATTATCAATAAACAATGCATCTACTTTATTTTTATAAATAGCACTAATACTAGAACTTCCATACCAAGTTCCTATTTCTAAATAACGAACATCTGTACAAGTTTCTCCAAAATTAGAAATAATATTGTTATATAAATGCCTAGTATTTGTACCAGTCATTCCTTTATATTCTAATATTTCTTTACCTTCTTTTGTATTTGGATCAATTTTTGAAATACCTTCTCTAGCATTATTAATAGCTCTACAAATATGATCAATTAATACAATGTTTTTATCTGATGCTTGTATCATATTATTGTATTATTGTATTATTGTATTAATTTTTTTTTCATATTTTAGCGACAACTTACTACTATAAAAGTAAATTTTTATGCATATCATCTAAATTACCAATCGATAACTGCGGTATTTGAGAATGCCCATCTATATTTAATCTACAATCTATTTCCTTTAATATATCTATTATTTTACGAGGATTATTTTTACAGTTACTCAATGTTTCTAATAAAACATTTGTAAAAGCACCTCTATCACCTAAATCAGAAGATGTTTGTTCATCTAAACATCCAGAAAACATGAAAATATCTCCATCAGTTTCTATTTTATTATTTGTAAGATAAAATGTATACATATTTATCCAATCATCTTCATTGTATAAATCAGTTTTTTGTTTATTTTTTCGTCTATTATAAAATAGATTATATTCTAAATTTAATATTGTACCACTATGACAACAATCGGTAAAACACCATAACGTAACATCTTTTGGTAAAACTTTTGCTAAATTATCAAATAACCATGTGTCATTTATAAAACCATTTTCTTTATAATCAAGAGGAACTAACACTTGATCTAATTCATTTGTTTTATCATCATCGTCATCTATTTGACTTCCGTGACCAGAATAATAAAATAATAATGTATCCCCTGCCTTAATGTCTTTTGTTAAATTAATAATAGAATCTACAATATTTTTTAAAGTTGGTTTTATTTCAGTTTTATCAGTTAATTTTGTTATATTTTCTACTTTATAATCACAATTTTCTATTATAAAATTTCCAATATTGTTTATATCATTTATACATCCTCCTAATTCATTTCTTGTCCCAATGTAATTTATACCTATTAAAAGTGCTTTTTTCATTTATTGTATATTTATTGTATATATATTATACAATAAATAAAATTTATAATAAATAAAAAGATAATTTATTTCTCCGATTTGTTTTCTTTTAATTTGTTTTCTTTTAATTTGTTTTCTTTTATATTTTCATCTAATAATTTTGTTATATTTGTTCTTCCCTTTTCTGGTTCGTTTAATCTAACTTCATGCAATAACAGTACTCCTTTTCCAACGTTTATATGCATTTCTCCATTTGTATCTTTTAACTTTTCAATAAATTTTCTACATTGGCGTATATTTGTAAAAATTCCTAATATATCAGAATATTCATTTAAAGATAAAACGTACACTCTTTGTCCCATATCTAATTATTATAAAATAAAATAATTAAATATTTTTAACATTCTTTTTCTTTAACATATTCTATCAATTGTTTATATTTTTCTTCAATTGATACTTTTTTAGATTTTGTAGTTGTCCAGTCTTTTTTAGATTCTTTATGTTTTGGATGCAATCTTCCACAACAAAATCCATCACCTTTTACTTTAGTTGCAGGAACATAATAACAGTATTTAGGAATATCTTCTGCTGTAATTTTACATTTTTCTGGTAAATTCGAACCTTTTATATATACTCTTTTTTTTTGAATATATTCTTCAATTGGTTCTTTAAGTTCTTTTTCTTTATTTAGTTGTTGTTTCGTAATAACAATTTTCTCTTTTGGAATTTTATGTTTTTCTCTTTTTGTAATTCTGTCTTCGCATTTATCAATTTTAGGAATTTGAACATTATTTTTAAGATTGTATTCTGATACTCTTTTACAAGTGTTAATAAATTCATCTTCTGTTAAACTTCCTTTCATATAATTACATTGACCACAACACGTTACACAATTATCAATAATATAACCAATTTTATTATCTTTTCTATCAATTCCATTTTTATGATTTTCAGATTTTTCTTTATCACAATAATAACAATTATCATTTACAATTTTTATAAATTGGTCTTTTGTTAAAGCAAAGTCCAAATCCTTTTTCATAGCTCTTCTTAAATATTCTTTATAAGGTACTGATTTTGAATCACTCCATACTTCTTTATCTAAACTTCCATTTCCACCAAAATGTTTTGAAATATGTTGACATCTTTTTATAAATGTTTCTGGATCTAAACTGCCTTTCATAAAATTACAATTTTTACAACAACTAACTACATTCTTTTTTTCATAACTTCCCATACTATCCATTCTATCTATTCCATTTAAACTTTTATCTGAAATAAAATCGCAATAAAAACAATTTGATGTCATCATTTTATAACACATTTCATCAGTTAAATCTTCATTCCAAACAATACCTTTTTTTTGCGATTGACTTTTTATACCACCGAATCTTTGCATAAAATTTTGCGTTCTCCATTTAGCTAAATGCTCTTTATTATTTTGACACCATTTTTTCATATTTTCAGCATTGTGTTTCAAATAATCTTGTTCATTTTCTTCTCTTTTCTTTTCACGATGTTTTATATAATATTTTTTTTCATTTTGTCTTTTATTTCTTTTTTCAATTACATCTGGTCTTTTCTTTTGTTTAGCATCCTTTTCACGACACTTTAAACATCTTTTAACAATACCACCAGATTTTCCAATAAAATCTGATACAAGTCTGTAACATTTACAGTTTGTACATTTTTGTTTAACTTCATTTTCCATATTAATAATCTTAAAATTATTAAAATAGATATTATTTTCAATTTTTATTAGGAGGACTGACAAAAATATACCAGCCATTAATTCGAATATGCTAATCCACCCCGGATAGCGTTTTTATCCTTTAGTTTTCACTAAAAGCCGGACTATATCTTAAGAAAAACGTAATAACGTTTTCCCCAACTCCATTTAGTCTCTGAACCTTCTTCCATTTATGGAAGCTTGGCTGCGGATTGTCCAATCCTTCACATTTTTACTATCGGGTTCGGCTATTAACCGAGATCCTTTTAAATGTTTCCAAATAAAAGTAGTAGTGAAGGCTCTAAGGAGGTTCCCGCAATTTGAAGTTGTTGCAAATTAAATTAACATACAGTCAATTCATTTACTAGCCAGTTATATAGAAATTTTTCATTTCCTACTATTTTACACTGTTTTTCATAATAAGTAATAGTAGAACTTATTATGCAGCTGACTGTTTGGCACAGGTTAATGTAAATACATTCTTTAATGCCAGCCATAATTCTAAGAACGTTATAGTTGATAGCATAAACACGAAGTTTAGAAGAACCACCAACGTTAGTTGTAAGTTGAAGAGTAGCATTATCAATACGAGACATATTGACAGTTCCAGAAGGTTGATGTTGTTCAGGGTTTAATGCAAATGAGTAAACATAAATACCAACAGCTGGGATACGAGTATGATGTTGGTATGGTTGAACAAGGTTAAAGTAAGCACCTTCTCTAGTAGAGAAACGATCTTGACCGTTTAATTGAAGCTTAGCATCAACAACACTGTGTCCACCAGAAGCAGATCCAGTATAATCAGCTAATTCCTTAGCATCATCTTGGACTACCCAAACAAGTTCCTTACATGGATGGTTCAATGCAAGTTTGCTCTTAATAGAACTTGATCCTGATGAAACAGATTCAGCTCCAGTAAATTGAAGTTGTTCAATAAGATATTCGTGTTGAACTTGAGCAAATTGACGACGTTCATCAGTATCAAGATAAATATAATCAATATAAAGAGATGCATCAAATCCAGATCCAACTGAAGGAGCTCCTCCAGTAGAAGTGTAAAGTGAAGCAATATCACTGAATGTAATGTTAAATTTAACTTCATGATATTGAAGAGCAATTAATGGAAGAGCTAGACCAGGATTTCTACAGAACCAAAATTGAAGTGGAATATAAAGAGTAGCTGCTGGAGTTGAAGAAGTGTTAGCTGTAGTGCTGTCATCAACGTTGTTATAAGTTTTAGTAGTTAAAGAAATAGTGTTACCAATCATAGTGTTGTATCCAGCTTCCTTTTCAGCAGTTTGAGTTAATTCATTCCAGATGTTTAACCAATCACCATAATGAGTATCAATGGTTTGTCCACCAATTTCAATAACAACAGTGTCAATTAAATTATGTCCAACCATCTTATCCCAAGCAACAGTTCCACCAGTAGTAGATAAAGTTGGAAGGTCAACTTGAAGATAAACTTTATGGATTAAATCACCATTTCTTGAAACAGTGCAAGAAACTTTTCGTCCAAAATCAACAGATCCGGTGAAAGTTTGCTCAATTGCTTCAATGGCAAAGTTTGTGTGTCTTCTATAGACAACCTTAAAAAAAGTAATTTGAGGATTTCCAGTACATTTCCTCTACCTAATCTTTCGATTAAGATTAGACTATATCTTATGAAGATATATTAATTTTTAAATTTGTAAAATCTATAGTTAATAAATCTCCCGAAAACCATTTAGTCGTTGAACCTTCTTCTTTAAATTTTTCTAATTTTTTAATAATATTATTTATTTGAGTTATATCAATTTCTTTTTTTGATGAATTGTATTTTACTGTAACTGGCATCATATTAGACCAATTCCAACACTTTAATTTTTCATCTTCTATTGTTAAATCAAATTTACATACAGGTATAATATGATCAATTGACCAATATGAACCGTAATTATTCCAGTTCATTTCTTTTGTAAAATTATACTCAAACCATTCTCTTAAATATTGAATATTACAACCAATATAATTCATTGTTGAATTATTTTTAATTAAAACAACTCTTAAACGTGCAGCTAATGATTTTTTTAATCTATAATTAATATTAGATCGACTTTCATTTCTACACCATTCAGTTTTCTGTTCTGTTAAAAATTTAGGATAACAAAGTAGACAAATTTTTTTTTTATAAAACTTTTTTAATTTAGAAAAATCTTTCAATGCCTTTTCCTTTTCACATTTTTCACATTTTACTATAACAGTTTCTATTCTTTTTTGTCTACTTTTTTTTTTTCTATCCTTATCCTTTTCATTTAAACATTTTTTACATGTTTTTGAATATGAATTTTCTCTATCGGTATATTTTCTATATTTATTAATTGGTTGTATAATTTCACATTTATCACATATTTTATCCTCCATATACTTTTATAATATATTAAAATTTTTCAATTTTTAAAGAAGCTTGGATGCTGATTGTCCATTGTTATATCTTATTCATTTTTACTATACCCAAGTTTTGTCTTGGCCACAAAATTCTCACGAATTATGCTTAGTAGAATAAGCTTTAGGAGTTTCCAGCAATTTGATTTTCTTACCAGGGTTTTTCAAATATAATATTTCCCTGATTAATGTCAGTGATTCGTTTCGAGTTCACAAAGGGTTTTATGAATATCTTATTGTTTCGATATTCCCCGACATTTTTCTACCCTACTGGATTTTAAGGTAAATATCTTGTGCTCCGTCGGTTTATCTTTTAGTTTTCACTAAAAGCCGGACTATATCTTAAGCGAATAAAATTCGCCCATTTCCATTTAGTCTCTGAAGATTCTCCTTTAATTTTTTATTCTTGTTTTAATTTCAATAAATATTCAATTTTTAGGAGCTTTCCTGCGGATTGTCCAATCCTTTGCATTTTTACCATTGGGTACGGCTATTAACCGTGTTCCTTTATAATATTTCTAAAATAAAGTGGTAGCAAAGGCTCTAAGGAGTTTCCCGCAATTTGAAAATGTCGCAAAATTTAATTTTATTTAAATTTCACTAGCCAGTTATATATGTAAATTATATTTACATCCGTATTTTATACTATTTTTCCTCTATAATTAATACGGTACTATAAAGGTAGCTGACTATTTAGCCCTATGGAATTACAAGGCTACTAATTGCATTAATCCACCACCCATTTTGTTTTTGTTTTTATACTATGCTAAAAGAAAAAAAATTTTCGTAATTAACAAATTAAATCGCATAAAAATACATATCTTTAAATTAATATACAAAAACTTATATTAAGACCATAATATTTACAATATTGTAATATTAATTTACATTTGATACCATAAATTAATATAAAAACAATTTTATGTAAAAATATTATATATCCAAACGAATAAATTATTTTTATTATTATTTGCTACATCTATACATTGATCTATATCAATATGTTCCCACGAATACATAATAGATAAAGGATTTTTTATTATATGTTGTTTCATATCCTCATTTAGTTTATAATTATTTTCTTTTATATCCTTTATATATTTTATTTCGCTATAACTATCACTACTATTTTCTTCTCTTATACACAAGTCATCACTTAATCTTTTTATTACATCATCTATAGTATATCTATCTTTTATACGAATTTGCAACATGCCTAATAATAATATTTTTAAATTGGTATTCAAAAAAATCTTTTTATTAACCTTTTTATTAATAATTTCTTGAATTGTATTCATACTATAAAAACGTTCTAATTCTTTTATATTATCAATATTAGAAAAAGGCAATAAATTAAATATCAATTCATAAATACAAATACCTAAACTCCATATATCTATACGTTTGTCATAAAAACATAGATTATAAATCTTGTTTTTTTTATAAGTAGTAATATTTTCCATTTTTTTCATATTTAATATAATTTCTGGAGCCATATAATAAGGTGTCCCTGATAATTTAAAATACTTTTTTGATAAATTATCTAAATTATTAGATTCAGTTACTTTTATAGATAATTTAGATAAATCATAACAAGAAAAACCAAAATCTGATATCTTAAATTGTATGCCGCTTTCTGTTTTATGCATCAAAATATTATGCAACTTTATATCTCTATGTATTATATTTTTATCATGAAGATATTTTAATCCATTGCTTGTTTGATCAATAAATTCATACATAAATCTATCTGAAAAACCACCAAAACAATTTCTCTTGGCATTTTTATCTTTTTTCAAATATTCATATACATCGCCTCCATTACAATATTCCATATGTAAATAATAAATTCCACGTTTTTTAGTATATCCATAAAATTGTACAATATTTATATGATCTAAAAGAGTTAATATTTCTATTTCGCTTTCTATCATTTCCTCTAATTTATTATAATAATACTCGTGTTCTTGTTCTTGTTCTATTTCAGTTTTGGCGATTACTTTAGCTTTTTTATTCTTTTCTTTATATTTTTTAATCAACTCATTTATATTGATTTTTTTAATTATAAAATAATCTAATTCATCTTTTTTTAAACATAGAAAAACATTAGAAAAAGAACCCTTGCCAATTTCTTTTATTATTTTTATATCATCATCTATATTTGAATCTTTTATTATATTTGATTCTTTTATCATATTTGATTCTTTTATCATATTTGATTCTTTTATCATATGTGATTCTTTTATCATATTTGATAATATCTTATATTATTTTTATTCATATTTTACTTATATTTTTTTATTCATACTTTATTTATTCTTCTTCTCTTCTAATTGCATTAATTTTAGTCAAATCTTTTACATTTTTCTTATTTAAAAAAAGATCAACACTTGGATATTTATTAATAATTTTCCTAAAAGCAATTTTTATATTAGCATCTACATAATAAAACAATTCCTTTTTTACATGATTTTTTTTTAATATGTTGAAAATCATCCTTTCAGCTTTATGATGATCTCCTACTCTTTGAAGATATAAAATAGTACAATCTGGATAATACGTACCATATCTTTGCATTATATGATTTTCTACTTGAGTTTTACTAGTTTTATTTCCAAATTTAGTTTTACCAATTTTAACAATATGTTTATTATTGTATTTTAAATTTGTTCTAATACAATAAATAAATCCATCATTTTCAATCAATCTATTTAATTTAGACATATATCTAATTATTACTTTTTTTTAATTTCATTTTTTTTTTATTTACATTTTTCAAAATATAATTTTGCCGAATTATATCCACTTTCTATTAACATGTTTTTTTCTTCAATTGTCAAATTGTAATTTACTAATCCAGTTATTTTATAAGCATCTATACATATAGTATGATCTATATATTTGTCTAAACGAGTAGATTGTTTCTCTTTTTCCAATATAAAAAATTGCAAAACATTAGACATATAATCGTTAAAATTATTTATTTTAATATCCTGTTCATCCATTCTTTCTTTCATTGATACTAACTTGCATCCTAATACATTTGATAAATCTTCTTTAAAAAAATACATTGGAAAATTTGTTACAATACCACCATCTACATAAATATCTCCTTTATATTTTTCAGCAGAAAATAAAAAAGGTATACTTATAGACATTCTTATAGCCTTTAATATTTTTAATTTAGGAGTATTTTTATAATCGAATATAGCTAATGTATATTTATTTACATTGCCAGCTAAAATTTCCAAATGAATACCAGTTTTTTTATACAACTGGGAAAAAGTAACGTCTTTTGTATATCCCTTTCCTATTAAAAAACTTTCTAACCACTCGATTAGTTTTATACCAGATTCTAAACCATATTTTTGTACAAAATTTTTTAGTCTAACATCACGCATCTTTTCAAAATTTACATTATGTATTTTATCTTTTAATTCTTCATAATTATAACCTAAAGTGTATAATAAACCCATAAAACATCCAACTGAAACACATGTAATTCTTTTAATGTCAATTTTTGGATATATACATTCCATTTCATTAAAATCACTTTTTGATTCTTCAATTAAACGATTCGTTTTTATTTCATCAAAATATTTTATAATACCAACATACGCTATCCCTTTTGCTCCACCTCCACTACAAACTAATGTATCTATATTCTTTTTAAACATTTTGATCTAATTATATTATATATTCTATAAAAATAAAATATATCTTATAACGTAAAATTAAAAGTAACGTAAAATTAACGTAAAATTAAAAGTAACGTAAAAGTAACGTAAAAGTAACTAAGAAAGAATATCAATAAATGTTTTATCAACAATATCTTTTACTATAAAATTCTTTTCAGTAAGATTATTATCATTTTTATAAATAATAAATTTAGAATCTAAATTAACATTTAGATATGAAAAAAATATATCTAGTTTAAAATTATTTTTATCATAATAATACAAGAAACTTCGAAAATCATTTGTTAAATCATCTTCGATTTCAATAATACCATTATCTTTTATACCACAGTATAAAATTATATTTTTCTTTTTAATAAAATTATCTAAATTTTGTCTAAAAATATCAATATCTTTTACCATATCCTTTTTTTTATCTGATATAAAAACTACATTTTGTTCATTTCCATTTTCTACAATATAATGCTCTTCTAAATATAAATACGTTTCGTTAGTATGTTGTAATAACATTTCTGTTTTTTTATAAAAACCATCTTTTTTTCTCATAGATATCTTATAATACGAATAAATATTTAATAAAAAATTAAATATCGTATATTTAAAAATATATAGTAACAAAATACTAAAAAATATACATGCATATATAAACAATACATAATTTAACATTTTTATTTAAAAACAAATATAATTATTAATTATATTTACTTTTAAATGGATTTTTTTTCAATTTTTCAAAATAATAATTTAGATACGAATAATTTAGATACAAAAAAAAAGACTACAGACGCTGTTGATATACGGCCCAACGCTGTTGATATACGGATGTCAGTTAAGAAAGGTAATGTACAAGAAGACAAAAAAAAAGAAATTAATCATGTTTCATCTTATAAAAATATAAGAAAGGGGATGTTTGTGAAAATAATTGGTGTTACTGGTAGTTATTTAAATTATTACAAAGGATATTTTGGAGAAATAAAAGATTATAAAAGGGAACAAGATTTTGCAATAATTTTTTTACACGGGCCTGTTAAGGTAACAATTCTAAGATTTCCAATATATCATTTTATTATTGAACCAGATTGTTTTTAAATATCGTAAAAATTTGTATATTTAATTATTCTAGTTGTATTAAATAATTCATGTATTGTTTTCTTGAAGAATTTTAAAGCTATTAATTTATTAGTTATTACATCATCTTTTTTTACATTTATAACGTTTTTATTTATAATATAAAAACTACATTTTTCGCTAGGATTTTTATTTAAAAGTAATACAAATATGTTTTTATATTCATTTTTAATATCGCCATTACTTATATATATAAACCAAGTATCATTTGGAGTTTTTAATTTTAAATCTTTATACATTCTATTAAACGTAAATAATCCAGATTTTACAACATCACTTTTATCTGATTTAAAATAATCTAAACTTTTAAAAATATTTAATTTATATTCTTTAAATGTCACTATTATATATGTTTCTAAACATTTTGCTATGTTATTTATATCTTGCAAGTTTTTATCTAAATCAATACAATAATAAATATCTAGTATTTTTTTAGAAGAATTACATTTAGAATCTTTATCTATATGTAAATCTTCTATATTTTTTATTAATTCATCACATTCCATTATCTGCAAATTTTTAATTTTATATATATTTTTTTTTATCAATTTTTTTTAATCTAATTTCTTTTTTTCAGGTAATACACATGTCAATGCCTTTTTAGAACAAACTGCTCTATATTGTTCATATTGTTCTAAAACTTTTTTAAAAGAAGGTGTTGGAATAGTAAAAAACGTATTATTTTTAAACTCTATTACTTTTTTATAATAATCTTCTTTTGAAATTTTTTTATCACTAAACATTTGTTTCAATTTTATCTTTTCATCTTTATAGCATTTTTTTTCTTGACATATTAATTTTTTATTTACCTTATCTTTAATTAAATATAACCAATACATTAATTCAATACGTCCAACTAAATATGGATCAATAGGTAGTTCTTTTACAAATATCTCTAGCGAATTTCTACAAAAAATACATGGTAAGATCATTTCTAAATTAGAAAGAAATTCTTTAAATGCCCTTTTTATTTTTATATCACCCTTCGTTTTTATTTTAATGGGATATCTCCCTATTATCGCAGTAAATAAGAAATCCCAACAATTTGGACCCCACTCTGAAGTTGCCATTCCTTGAAGAGAATGAAATATAGAATAATCTATATCTTCTGGTAACATTACTTTCATATACATTATATTTATAAAAAATATAAATATAATTCAATTAATTAATTCCGAATTATTTAGCTCGTATTTGATTTTTAAATTAGTTTTGTTAAAAGTTACATTTTTTGTTAAAAATAACCAATATGTGTTTTTTATTTCCATTTAAAAGTTCCTTAAAGAATTTCTAATCCACGTCGAAGTGATGCAGGGCTTTGTTCATAACTGCTTTGATTCCATGGTCCAACGCTTTCTTTTGGAATTGGTGGTAAGACTCTTAAATCTAGATACGGGATTTTATTACTCTGCATTACTGTATTAATACCAGCGTGATACCCACTTACTAGAAAGTTTTGTTCTTTTAATAATTGCGAAACAGGATTTTCTTTAGCAAAGGCGTTAGCGACATCGTATTTTGGTAATAGATCTGCTGCAGTAAGACGATCTGATCCTGCAACAACATTATCAATTTGTTGTTGTTGTTCTTGTGCAGTAGGTATATTTGCTGGTGTAAAGGTTACACGTTCAGATTCATTAGCTGCTTGTTGAAGAACTTCTGGAGCGACTGGTACTTCGTCTACATTTTCTAACTTTTCTTTAGAACCTACTTTCATATATGACATAAAAAAATATATTAATCCTACTATTAATAAAATTTTAACAAGATCATTTGATTGAATTGTCTGTATAATATTATCCATTATTCTTTTTTTATTATAGTATAACAAAATAAATTTTTTTTTTGATTATGTTTTTAAATATTTAATTCGTTTTTATACTTTTGTATACTTTACTTTACTTTACTTTACTTTACTTTACTTTACTTTACTTTACTTTACTTTACTTTACTTTACTTTACTTTACTTTACTTTACTTTTACTTTACTTTACTTTTACTTTTACTTTACTTTACTTTACTTTTACTTTTTTAAAACTAATTTAAACATTTGTGTATATGTATACAAAATGAAGAGAATTATGTTAGACAGTGAATATTTTTCAGATATAGAAAATAATGATTGTATAAATGATAGTGGTAATTTAGATATAGATGATTTTTACTTTTACTATTCAAATGATATATTAATAATGTATGAAGAAATTAAGGAAAATTTTACGAAATCTCCATTTTTTCTATCTAATTTAACTTATCCAATCTTAACAGAATTTATCTTGGATATTATTTTATCTAATAAAGTTATTAAAAAAAATAATTTGGATAATTTTAATCTTTTTTATCAAGTAGAAATACAGAGTTCCTATAATATATTAAATGATTTTTTAAGAAAATTCAAAAAGAATATACCATATAATAATTATCTTCAATTTTGTTTTAAATTATCTGATCTACATGAATTTAAAAATAATGCATTACATAGGAGTGCAGCTGTTTAATTATTTTATACATTTACCTTTTTTATTTGTTATTTGTTTTTTTGGTATACCTGTTATAGCATTAATACACATAAGCAAACAATCATGTCTATCATCAAGCTTTCCTACAAGGGTTGGTTTCCATTTATCTCGTTGTTCTTGTGAAAATTTATTTTCTAAAAACCACTCTCCGTATTTGATGGAAAGCCATTTTCTTTGAGCATATTTTCCTTTTAATTTACATTCAATTTGCGGACCTGTATAAGCTTTTAATTTTTGTGAAGCTCTTATAAATCTTATAGGAATAGTATTTTTATATAATTCTACAAATTTACCATAAAGTATATGACTTACAAATAACGATTTAGGATTACATTTTGGTTGTAATTCTATAAGAATACTCGTTAATGTTTTAAATACAGGATTTTGATCATATATTTCTTGTAATCTATTTATAAAAGTATTAGCTATATCTTGTAAAAGATAATCATCAATACTTTTCTTTTTAAAATCATTAAGTTTTGTTTTTTTAATTTCTTTAGGAAAATGAGTCTTACATGTATAAATTAATTGTTCATCCTTCTTATATTTCATACAACATTTTCTACCACATAATTTACCATTTTTAAATGAAGATTCGCAATGATAATCATCGCCATCTAATATATTAAATGTATCCCATAATAAAATATTATATTCTGAATTCATTATACATAAACTTAAATTCCTCAAACCAGGATCGCAGCAAAGTGTAATCATTTATAATATTAATATATATATATATATATATAAAGTTTAAATTAAACGATAAATTGAATTATATATATATATATATATTATCATTCGAAAGAAAGTAAAAACCTGAAGAATTATACAAATGTGTACCTTGCCGTCTAACGACGTCTTCGTTAAAGGTATTTGAAATGAAATAGATAATAATATTAGTCGATAAAATCATCTTCTTTACAATTCTAGGTTATACGTAACATGCAATTAATTCGTCTAGAATATAAAATTAAAAAATTACTATATATCAATATGCTTCTTAATGAGTTTGAAAAATTAGCACTTCGTAAATTTAAAATTAAAAGTATTTTACCAGATGCAACTATACTTATATTAGGAAAAAGAAGATCTGGAAAAAGTTTTCTTGCAAGAGACATCTTTTTCCACCATAAAAATATACCTTCTGGTATAGTATTTTCTGGCACAGAAGAAGCATCTCCTTTTTTTGGAGATTTCGTACCAGATTGTTTTATACATTCAGAATATGATCCAGAATTAATAGATAGTATTATGAATAGACAAAAACGTAAAATTAGAGAAGCAAAAACACAAGGTCTTTCTGAAACAGGTAAACATCAAAGTAATAACTTATTTATCGTTTTAGATGATATGTTACATGATGCAGCAAGTTGGAAAAAGGATAAAACTATTAAAAGTATTTTTTTTAACGGAAGACATTTTAATTTTCTTTTTATTTTAACCATGCAATATGCTCAAGGAATTCCACCTGAATTAAGAAGTAATATTGATTATGTATTTATCTTTAACGAACCTTCGGTTGCTAATAGAAAAAGAATCTATGACGCTTACGCTGGTATGATTCCCTCGTTTGATCACTTCTGTAACATATTAGACGCATGTACTCAAGACCATGAATGTCTAGTTATTAAAACATCTGGTAATACTTCTGATTTAAGAGATCAAGTTTTCTGGTATAAAGCGGAAGCACATACTGATTTTCGTGTAGGAAATTCTAAATTATGGAAATATCATAGTTCTAATTATAATTCGCGTTATGGAGAGGAAGATGAACAAAATCAAGAACAATTAGATAAATTAAAAAAGAAATTTGCAAAAACAAGAAAATTAAAAGTTATTGTTTCTAGAGAAGGAGAAATTGTTGGATATAAACAAGAGGATGAATAATAAGCTTTAACTTAAAAATAAAATGAATATGAATATTAATATGATACTACCTACTGAAATTATGTTAGAAATTTATGATTATTCAAATGTTGAAACTAAAATCAAATTAAACAGTATCTTGGGATTGTCTTATTATGTAAAAAATCCATTCCAGAATATTAATACAAGACCTACTAATATTAATTTTAGGACACTTGTTATGGGTACAACATTTTACAGATATGCCAGTTACAAAGGCTCTACTATTATACTTCCAATGTAAATATTAATGAGAGTGTTGTTTAAACTAAACTAAATTATGTCATTTTCTTTTAAGTATTTATACGTTTTACTTCCAATTTTAACACGCCTTTTTGTCAAAGGATTTTTTATCCATAATTCACTTGATACATTTTCTTGTATTTTATCTAATTCATTTTCTATATTTTTTCTACACATTGGACATATTTTATTATTTATCTCAACATGTGTTTTTAAACATGTTTTATGAAATTCATGTTTACATTCTAAAGTAACAACGTCTTCGTTACTTTCATTTGTTGTATCAAAACAATCAAAACAAATAGAACAAACAAAATCTTTATTTAAAAACATTTCAAATGTAAATTCTTCATCTAAATCGCTTAAATTATCTCTGTAATTTTCAGTAAAATATATATAATTATAACAGTCTTGTAATTTTTCAGAAACAAGTTTATAATTAATTATATAATTTTCAATTTCAAAACACCTAGTAGAATAATATCCACTATTATACATTTCGTCTAAACTATTCAACTCTGTAAAAACATCATCTATATTTAACAGTAAATAATTATACATAAATTCTTTAAATATATCAATCTTTTCATATTGAAGATATTTAATTAAACAGGTAATCCAAGATTGATGTCTAACATAAATAGTATAACTAGGATCATCTCTACCTCCAGGTTCATAAGTATAAGGATTATTATCTAAAAAAGAATGAAACGTTAATAGAATAGTTTCTATACCCATACTTGACGTCCATTTTTCATTTTCCGATGGCCATGTATTTAAAATTGTACTACAACATTTTCCATCTTTATACATGTTAGGATGTATTCTAATATTGTCATGATTTACAAATGTTACTTTTGGTGGAGAGTGTGGATAATTATCAGGAATTTCAAAATCTAATCGGATAAATGTATGACGATAAACAGAATCACGTGGAGCTTTTATAATAGTATGTAAAATATTTATATTACTTTCATCTTGATAAACAAGATAATCATTTTCTAATAAGGAACGTGTATTTTGCTGTATATACAAAGATCTTATTTCTTTTCTAAATCGTTTATTCATTTTATTTATATATAATCTAAATCAATAAAATCAATTTTTAAACTTTTTTCTTTAATGTTAATTTCCCATTTTTATATAATAAAAATAAATGATCCTTTAATACTTCTAATTCTTTTTCTTTTTCTCTTTTTATTACCATTTCCTTTTCCTTTTTTCTCATTGTTAATTTTTGTTGTTCATTTAAAGGATATTCTTTATCAGGTACATAAATAATATGGTCATTTAATTGAACACTCCATGTTAAATTTAATTTTGGATTTACCAACATAATATAATCCGGATATTCTACTTTTAATAATAATCCACCTGTTCTAAATTTTTTATTATGTATATTTAAATATCGAATCCATGTTTTAAATGGAGTCATATATCTTAATATTTTTTTTTCTTTTAATGTCTTTAAAGCAACATAATTATCTAATTTATGTACCATATCATATCCTGTCATATGATCCTGTTTACTACCATATTTTGATTTCTTATAACCAGAATTTACTATACTAACAAATCTATTTTCACTTTCACTTTCACTTTCACTTTCACTTTCACTTTCACTTTCACTTTCACTTTCACTTTCACTTTCACTAAATATACTTTCATCATTTTTATCGTAATCTTTTTGTTCATCAGAAGATGTACTAGAATCTTTTTTTTCTATTGTGATGCGAGTATGTTTATATCTATTCATTCGTATATTATATATAGATATATTTTTTATTGGTTAAATACACATATATGCTTAATTTACAATTATTAAAAGAAACTCCATTATTTATATTAAAAAAATTACCAACATCTATTATGCAATATATATATGATTTAACAATGAATTTTTATAATAACGCAGACGAGATTATACCACGTCTTTGGTTAGGTAATCATAAATCTGCATTAGATGCATCTTTTTTAAAAAAAAATAATATTAATGTAATTATCAATTGTACAAAAAACAAATGCTTTATTGATAAACGTCAAGAAAATAATAACATTACTGACAATATAGAAATGTATAGAATTCCTGTTAATGATAGTTTATTGGAATGTGATTTTATTATTATGCAAGCATATTTTAAAATAATAGTTCCTTTATTGTTAAGAAAATATACAATAGAGCAAAAAAATATACTTATTCATTGTCATATGGGAAAACAAAGAAGTGCAATAGTAGTAGCTGCTTTATTAAAAGTACTTTTAGATTATAATTATATAAAAATAGATACAATTCCTAAAGAAGATGTATCTCTGGAAAAACAATTTAATTATATATGTAAATATATAGTTAGTAAAAGGCCACAAGCTTTTACATTTGGATATAAAATTAATTTTACATTATCCTTTTTTAGATTTTTTAAATAATAATAATAATATATGATGCCAAATATTAATTTGTGTCAATATTCTGATTTATTTGGAAAACCAAATACTGGTTTACACACATATAGATTTTTAAATATAGCTATTGTGGACGTAATTGCAACATTTTTATTAGGAATTTTTATAAAAGAATACTTTTTAAAAGATACTAGTATATTATATATTAATATATTTCTTTTTATATTAGGTATTATTATTCATAGAATGTTTTGTGTTGAAACAACAATTGATAAAATTCTTTTTAAATAAAAACCAATAATATTAATTTACTATTTTTATTTTGTTTTATAATTATAATAAAATGAATGTATACGTTATTATTATTGTATTATATTTAATGTTTGTGATGGGTATAAAATTATCAACTATTTTACAAACACTTGTCGCACCAGCTTTAGCATATTTAGTATATTTAGTTACTCCTGATTCTTATCATAAACAAATTATAGAAAAAATTACAGAACATCCTATATTTAAACAAATATATCCAGGATACGATAAATTGATAGATATGGATTTTTTAAAGAAAAATCCTATATATCTTTTATATCATCTTATTATACCAACTATTATTGTTATTATTATATTAAGAGTAAGAAAAGTATATTTAAGCATAAATGCATTTTTAAATGATACGTCAAATGAATTTAGTAATTTATGTCCATCTTCTTATAAACGTAATCTTTTTCCATTGTTGATACCATTTTACAATCCTATTTTGTTATTATTTATCTGGTTACCATTAAGCTTTTGGTTTAAAAATTTACCAATTAGCATCATCAATTCTAATCAAAAAACAATAGAATCAAAAGATACAAATAGAGAACCAGATGCTTATATATCAAGGTCATTTATAGTATACTATATTACTTCTGTTATATTTTTATACATTATGATGTTTAGAGCTTGTAAAGTTCCTGTTGAAGCTGTATCTGAAGCTGTATCTGAAGCTGTATCTGAAACTCTACCAGAAACTCTACTAGAAACTCTACCAGAAACTATTTCATCTTAATTATCATTTTATACACTTGGATAAAACACCCACCTAGTTGTTTTATCAATTTCAGACATGTGTCCAACTATTTTTTTGAATATATCATCTTGTTGACGTAATTTATCATTGCTTTTTAATAATGGAAAATATTTTGCAAACTCGTGAAGATTTAATATTTGAAAAAATTTACAAAGTGTATAACTATAACTCAAAAAGTTTTTACGTGAAGGTGGTTTATACTTTTCATAAGGATCTTGTATTTGCTGAAACATCTTTTTAATTTTCTCCTCTATTTCCTGTGTTAATGTAAATGGAGGTCTACCATTTAATCTATTAATAATACCAATTACATTATCATAATAATCATTTAAATTCAACTTTTTGAGATATCTTTTTACCTTTTCTTCTGTTAAAGCATTTAAATCATTTATTCTTTCCTTTTTAGCTTCTAAAATAACTTTATCTAACACATCTTGTGGAATCGCTCTCGCCTCTTTATTTTGAAACCGTCTGAGCCAATCTTCGAGGTGTGATCTTTTATCATATGTAAATTGTGGTCTATAATCATAATCTTGTTTCTCTTTATAAGATAATTCATTAGCCTGTTCAATTGTATTTTTACAAATTCCGCAAAGTGGACATACTAAATAACTATGTTCTACTTTAAATGAAATATTACAGTCTTTGCAAATTAATGATTCTCTTTTAATAGTCATCTTTTGTGTTTTGTTATCTGGTTCAAATTTTAAGAGGTATTCTTCTACTAAATCTACCTTTCCTTCGTTTATTTGATTTAATTCTAAACTAATTTCTTCACTTAATTCGTTTAAATTTAACAATTCACCTTCACGATTTTCTAATTCTATATATTTTTGAATTATCTGAGTAGATTCTAATAAATAATCACATAAATTAGTATTACTTTCCAATTTACCCTTTTCATTTTGTAAATTTCTTAACAACTTTTTATTCTTTAAATCTGTTGTATCCTTTTCTATATTTTTAATATCACTTTTTATTTTTTGCAATTTATTATCATTTACAAAAAGTTCTTCTAAACGATGTTCATGTTTATGTAAAATAGAATGTTGACTTTTTGATTTTTTTGTTTTTTGAAAATTTTTAGAATATGTTGGTGTACCTACAGTATCTTTTTTTTTTCTCATCTATATCTTATTTATTATTATTATGTTTAAATAAATTCTATATAATATTTTTAATATACATATATATTTATGAAAATCTTTAATAATACTTTTTATAAATTAATTTATGATTTAGCAATAATGTCAAATAATGTTTACACATATATAAATCATTCCAACTGGATAGATTTACCTAATTATACAGTAACAGATATAACAAATGATAATAATACAGTTAAATCATTTTTATTTTATAATAATCAAACTGGAAATAATATAATTAGTTTTAAAGGTACCACAACCATAATTGGACTTCAAGAAGAAGAATATTATGACAAATTTGGTTGGCAAGATCTTTCAAGTTCTTATAGTGATAGATTTAATGATAATTTATACTTTTCTTGTTGTTTTTACAAACAATCAAATATATTTAATAAATCATTATGCGATTACGATTCATTTAATAATATTTGTTCTAAAAAATGTTATAAAAAGTCTACTTTTTTTAATTTAAATTATATAAATCTTGCAAATGACATTGTTGAAAATATAAAAAAAGATATAAATTTTGACAATATTATTTTTACTGGACATTCATTAGGTGGTACAATAGCTACTATTATGGGAATTTTATATAACAAGACATCAATTGCATTTCAATCACCTGGAGATAAACATTATTTAGATTTAATTGGTCTTCATTCTCATCAAAACACATATCATTTTGGACATAATGCAGATCCTATTTTTATGGGCACTTGTGGAAATACTTGTTGGACATTTGGATATAATATCTATACAAAATGTCATTCTGGTTATACTTGTACTTATAATGCTAAAGAAAAATTAGGATATACAGAATCTATATTAAATCATCGTATAGATTCTATTATAAAAAATATTATACCACATTGGGAAAATGATTTTCCAGAATGTATACAAGATATCACTTGTTCTGATTGCGAATCGTGGGATTATAATTAAATTATATTTGATATAATAAAAAATATAATTTTATTAAATTACAATATACAATATACACTATGAATAACAAATTACCAAATGAATTGTTGATTATTATTTATAAAATGACAGATATAGAAACACGTATAAAATTAAATAAAGTTTTAAATTGGAATTTTAGATTTTTAAATCCATACCAAAATATAGATTTAATTAGAAAAAATTCTTTTAAATATAGAACACAAAAAATATTTTTTTCAATTGGTGGTCATACATTATCTATATAAATATAATACAAATACGAATAAAATTAATATTAAAATTAATATTAATTTTTTATTTATTCATTATCCCTTTTTTTAAAACGTTTCATTATTTTATCAAATGGATTTTTACTTTTAATACTACTTAAACTTTCAGGTATGCTACGCACGCTACGTACGCTACGCACGCTACGTACGCTGTTATTATCTGAATCTATTTCTCTTGTTGGCGGCCCTTCTTCAAGTTGCAACACAGATTCACCTTTGTCTCCAGATGGTCCTTTGTCTCCAGACGGTCCTTTGTCTCCAGATTCACCTTTGTCTCCAGATGGTCCTTTGTCTCCAGACGGTCCTTTGTCTCCAGACGGTCCTTTGTCTCCAGATTCACCTTTGTCTCCAGATTCACCTTTGTCTCCAGATTCACCTTTGTCTCCAGATTCACCTTTGTCTCCAGATTCACCTTTGTCTCCAGATTCACCTTTGTCTCCAGATTCACCTTTTGACCCTTTGTCTCCAGGTTCACCTTTTGACCCTTTGTCTCCAGGTTCACCTTTTGACCCTTTGTCTCCAGATTGTCCTTTGTCTCCAGGTGGTCCTTGGGGGCCAGGTGGTCCTTGAGGTCCTTGATGGGGTATTTCTGAATTATCACTACTACTTGAACTTGAACTTGAGCTACTACTGCTACTTGAACTTGAGCTACTACTACTGCTACTTGAACTTGAGCTACTACTTGAATCTTTTAATTTTAATTTTGGGTTTGATTTAAAATTTTTTATAGACCGCCCGAGTTCCTAATGATGGTGTCCTCGACGATGTCCATGATGATGGTGATGATTTCCTTTTAATTCAAAGTACAAGCTCTTGTTTTCAGTTGCTCGTAATGCATCACGAAGTCTATCAGCTTCTTGTGTTGATAATAGACACTTGATACTTGCTTCAGAATTAGAAATCTTATCTTTCAATTCACTATATTGGAATGCCATTTGTTTAGAAAGATCTCCTTTATTTTTAAGACCTTCTATTTGAATAGATGATGTATTTTCACTTGCTTGTTTAGCAAGCATTGCAAATTGATTTGTTGAAGATAATATTGTATCAGCCTTTCCTTGGTAAATATCTTTTGTAATATTTCCAAAGTTTGACCAGTTATTATCACTATGAGTTTTAAGATAAGCCGCGAGTTCAGTTGTATTTTTTTGTCCTTCAATACGACCTGCAGTTACAGCATCATTTGTAGCAGCATGAGCTCTATAAACAGATTGATCTATACTCATAGCTGTTCTATAAATATTATCATCTATATGACCAGCTACACGTTCAGTTGCCAAGAGATTATCAGCTGCACCCTTTCCGACAGAATCATTTAAAGCAGCAGAAGTTCGATAAACAGTGTCTCTAGATGATCCACCTTCTGCTTTAATACTATCACTAAGTAAATTAAAGTTGCGATTTTGCCTGTTTTCATTGGCATATTGTGCTCGATCTTGTATATCCAAGATTTCTTTTGTTTGGCCATTTTGTGATTTTAATGCTTCAACATTTTGGTAACTTTGAGATTTCAATAAGTCACCGTCGACTTTTCCGATTAGATCGGATAAATATTGCGTTTGGTCATAACTAGCTTTTAATTGGGAAGGATCCATTTTTATAACTTGTATTGTTATACATCTCAACAAGAAAAAAAAATTTTAGAAATTCCGTACAAATTGTACAAAATAAATATTTTAAAATTACTTTATAAAATGTACAAAACAATTATTTTTAAATTACTTTATAAAATACACAAATCAATTATTTTTAAATTACTTTATAAAATGTACAAATCAATTATTTTAAAATACTCGCAATTTGTTTATATTTTGTACTTTTTATTGTTTTCTATTTTCATTATCATTTCTTTAAATATGCTTAAAATAGATTTAAAGAAATGTTTTTTTACTAATTAAATCGATAAAATGCGTAAATTTATCTTTTTTATTTTATTTATTTTATTTAATAAAAGAGAAAAAAGATGGATACCGAAAATTATATTTCACCTAGTAAAATTACTAAACAATACGACATTACCTCTGGAACATTAAGGAGATGGTCCGAGGCTGGAAAAATTAGATGCATCAGACCAAACGGTGGTAAAAGAATCTATAATATCCAAGATATCAAAAAAATTTTTAATTCAGACAATAATGATCCTAATGGATCTAATGCTGAATTATCTAAAAATAAATTTGTCAAATTGTTAGATGATATTAAAAATAATTTAGATATAGAAAAAAATCCTCATATTAATAAGGAAGATTTTTATAAATCAATTAAAATTATCGAAGATGAATGTAATCATCTTTCTGAGTTATGTCAATCTAAATAATTTTTCTACAACATTACCCTTATATCCTTATATCCTTATATCCTTATATCCATTAAATTATTTATTATACCCATTATACTCATTATACCCATCAAATTGTTCATTATACTATTATACCCATCAAATTGTTCATTATACCATTATACCCATTAAATTGTTCATTATACCCATTAAACATTATACCCTTAAAACATTATACCCATTAAACATTATACCCTTAAAACATTATACCCATTAAACATTATACCCATTAAATTATTCATTGTACTATTATACCCTTAAAACATTATACCAATTAAATTATTTATTATAAGCAAAAAAAAAGTTTTAATATAAAAATAAACTATCATATACTAGTTTATTTCTATGTAAAATAGTATTATCTATTTAGTATTTTCTATACATTTTATATCATTTTTTGTATTATCTATTTTGTATTATCTATTTTGTATATAGTATAATTTATAAGTTCTATTGTATTATGTATAGTAATTGACAAATTCTCAATATCTTGAATAGTCTTTTTTAATTCATTTTCTAAAAATAACTGATGTTTAATCGTTTCTATTTTTTCATTCAATATTTTATCTAATTTTTCATCTTTTATTAAAGATATTTCTTGATATATCAAGTCATTATTCATTTTCGTATCTTTATAAAGTTCATAAAACTTTTTTTCAATACTATTTATAATATTTGTTTTTTCTAATATAATTTGATTACTTAAATTTTCTTCTATTCTATCTAAACGTTTTATTAATTCCTTATATTTAAACATTTTATTTATATAGATTATTTTTTTTACTTTTCTTAACGTAAAAACTTTTCCCAATATAAAAACTTTACTCGCCATAAAAGTTTTTCCCAATATATAAACTTTTCCCAATATATAAACTTTACATATTATAAAAACTTTTCCCAATATATAAACTTTTCTTAACGTATAAATTGCGTTAAAAAAGATATAAAAAAATACTCTATATAAATAAAATGTCTAAAGAAAATTCTATTGATTATTTATTTGAAGATCCACCTATCTCTAATCAACAATATGCATTAGTTAGTATCGTTGGGCCTAATATGCCTCAAAAGTGTGATACATGGGGATTAAAGATAAGAGGAACAACTGATACATTAGAAAAGGCAAAAACAATGTGTCAAAAAATTTTAAAAATAGATAATAATTATGATATTTATACTGTTGAAGTTGGAAAATTTTTTCCATTAGTTGTAGAACCACATCAAATTCAAGATATAGAATATCAAAATCAACAATTAAATACATTAATTAAAAGTTATTTAGAAAATAGAGAAATTGCAAATGAACAATGGCATTCTAGAAAGAATGAAATGGTACAAGAAGCTATTAAAGAAGGTAAATCAACTGAAAAGCCTAAAGAACACCCTATTTCTATTATGCAACAAATTTACATGCAAAACGAAGATATTCAAAAAGCACAAGAAAAAGTAAATAACTTAAAAGAAAAATTAAATAGTAATTATACTGAAGTTGAAAGAGAAGAAGCAAATGTAGAATTTAATAAAATTTTGAAAAATACACTACAAACTATAAAAGAAGGTGACGAAGAAGGTAGCGAAGAAGTTCATGAAGTTAATGATATTTTAGAAAGAATCAAAAATTTAGAATTAGAAAGAGAAAATTTACAAAATAAAGAAGAAATTGATAATAAAGAAATCGAAAGCTTAAATATACAAATCAAATTATTAAAAGATCGTTTAAGTGATCCAGATGTTATTAACGAATACATTAATACCAATTATAAAAACCCACAAATTAAATTAGTTTAAATTTACTGTGCAAAATAAATTGCAACGATTGAGAAGAATACTGCAATAGTTTTATTCAATGTTATTGATTCATTTTCAAAAATAGCACCTAATATTACAGCTAATACAATACTTATACAAGCCCATATGATATTTACTTTATTTGCATTATAATTATTATATATATAATGAAAAAGTACAGCAACTAAAATATAAAATACTATACCATTAATATAAAACATATCAAATATACTTTTACTATTTTTTAAAGAAAATTGTCCTAATTGTTCTATTATTGAGATAACAATTGAGATTATTATCATACTTTTTAAATCTTCATTTTTCATAATATATAATATACATTATATAATTAAAAAAAATATTTTTTTAATGTAGTTTTGTATTATTTAAACTACTTTTATGCACAATCATTTCACATATTTTAAAAATATTTAAATTATATATCATTTCTTTCCAATCAAATTCTGTAATTTTATTATAAGATTTTAAATATAATATGCTATCAATAGGATATCTATCATATTCATCATTGGAATATGTATCATAAAATTGTATGTTGTCTAAATTAAATTTAACACTTTTCATACAAGTCTATATAAACCATATATATTTTATTTTTTTAAATAGAATTACTTTTAATAATTGTTATAATTATTATTATTATTATTATTATTATTATTTCTGTTATTATTTACTTTACTTTTATTTTCTTCTTCTTTTTTTTGTAAAGCATCAGTTAATACAAAATTATAAGTATCATTTTCAACAAAACTTTGTAATTGCAATTCTCTTATATTTTCTATATGTTTTTTCAATTCATTTAATTTATCAAAATTTATAGAATTTAAAATTTTTAAAGATTTTTCAACTTCTACAAGTATTTCTAGTTCTTTAATCATACTTTTCATTTTTTCCTTTAATTTGGTTTACCTTTAATTTATCTTTAATTTGTTTTACACTTTTATCTTTAATTTATCTTTAATTTGTTTTACACTTTTATCTTTAATTTATCTTTAATTTTTTTTCAATTATTTATTAATATTATATACCATTTTTTTTTCAACGTCAAAGTCATTAATAAATTTCAAGTGTTTTTCAAAAAGTTTTTCTTCGCATTCCCCGATTACTAATTGAAGATTTAATTTTTTATTATCTTTATTATTATATATTCCAAGAATTCGTAAACTTTGTAAAAAGCTTGTAACATTTGCTCTGATTTTAGTTATTTGCCATGTTAAATGTCTTGAATAATCACTAGAAACATATGATAATCCTCTATTCGATAATCTATTTGCTATAAATATTATATGAGGATATTCCTTTAAAACATCTATAATTTTTGATATAGATTTATGTTTTATAATTTTTTTATTTTTACGTAAATAAAGTATTTTATCAGATGTTAATAATACGATAGGAATATTTGTAAACTCGTCAGATAATTTTTTAGCGCAATTTGTCATTTGACCAACATATGAATACTTGTTTATTAGCATAATACCTGTTTCTGTTTCTGTAAATTTTTTTACATATTTTATTTCATCATCTGTCTTATTTAAATTTATATTTAAATCATTAATACCGTAATAATTTTCATTTTGTTGAACTTTAATATATCTATCATATGATAATTTATTAAAAGGTGTTGCAGTTATATGTACAGTTTTATATACATTTACATGTGCTTTTAGTCTACAAGATAGTATAGTTTGATCAGATTCGTCCAACATTAATATATATTTAAGTGGCTCTACTTTTTGAAAATAAGAATATCTATATTTATTATTTAAAATCAAAACTAATTTTTTTGTTATTTTTTCTGTATTTTTATCAACGATTTGATAATCTACATTTTGCGATTTAAATCTTTGCTCATATTGAGATAATACTAATAATGAATTTTGAATGACTAAAATTTTAGTATCTAATTCATTTTCTTTTATGTATTTTATAATTTCATTTGTCTTACCACCTTGTATATCACCATAAATTAATACATTTTTCTCAATACGATTCAATGCGTATTGAGAAATTTTATCTTTTAAAGCATGAGCGATACGTGCATCTTCTGTTAATAATACTATTTTATCCATGATTTCAACTGGCAATTTAGGAATATTCATTTTCTGCATTCTTATTATTATAATAGTCAATATTTTCTAGATTTTAAAAATATTTCAATTTTTTTAAATACATTTACTAAAGACGTTTTAATTTCATTTGTTTTACCACCTTGTATATTACCATAAATTAATATTTTTTTCTTAATACGATCAAATGCGTATTGAGAAATTTGATTTCTTAAAATATTCGCTATACGCGCATCTTCTGTTAATAATACAATTTTATCCATAATTTCAACTGGTAATTTAGAAATTTTCATTTTTTGCATTCTTATTAAATTCAACATCTTCTAGATTTTTTAATTATTCAATTTTTCAAAAATATGTATGTTTATTTATTATTAATTGGTTTATTTATTATTATTTGGTTTATTTATTATATAAGGATTTTGTCCAAGTTGTTCGTTAAATAATCCTGGTTGAAATCTATCATCGCTTGCTTCTATTTTATTTCCTTGAATATTAAAAATATTTTTATCTGGTATATTTTGAGGTAATACTGCATTCATATTAGCACGTTTATCTTCTTCTTCTTTTAATAACAAGTTTGCATTAGTCTTGACTTTTCCAAATGAAACCTTTCCTGAAGAAATTTGAAATTTCTGATGACCTCCAGGTCTAGTTCCAGTAAGTAAATCTTGTTTATCATCTCTTATAACTACATTATCATATTGTTGTCTAGAAGTAGATTCATTCTTATAATTAGGATTACCTTGATAATTACTTTTTTCAGTAATCATTTCTTTATTTGTAGTCTTTGCATCATACTTGTTTGTAAGATATCCAAGACCTTTCTGTCCATTTGTATGTTGGCCTAAATATTTATTATCTATTAAATTTTGTTTTTGTGTATCTCTTGGTTTCATATCAGAAATCCCACTACTTTGTGGATCACTTTTATTTAATGTATATAATGTTTTTATATTACCACTATCATTTGTTCTTAATGTAGTTTCTTTTAATGTTGTCTTTATCTTATCAGATGGTCTTAAAACAACTCCTTTTTCAGTAGTATGTATACTTCCTAATGGGAATACTCCTTCTGTAGTAGATCTTTCATTTTTATATTGTTTCATACTAGATTTACCATAATCATGAACTTTATTTGGACCATTTACATTTCTCATATAATCATTTTCATAATTTATTCTTTTTGGCGCTTGTAAAAATGAATTTGATATTTCACCACTTACTTTATTATTATCTATATTTCCTACTCTTTGAGGAAATTTATCTAAATATTGAGCATTTCCATTTCCATAATATTCTACATTATATTGTTCTCTAGAAGATGTTTTAAAATTAACAGTGTAATCTTCTAATACTTGTGGAGCTATATATTGTCCTGGGCCTTTAAAAAGATGATCGTTAGTTTTTTCATAAAATGTATCAGGACGATTCTTTTTTACTTTTCCAATAACACCTCTTACTTCTCCCATTTGACCAGGTAATACAACACCACCATATACCTTTTTAGGATTGTTTCCAGGACGTAATTCATTAACTTCTTTAAACTGTGGTCTAATATTATTTTCAAAAGTACCAGCTTTTGGTGCCGATACATAAATTGGATCAATTAATTTCTCACCTTGTTTATAAATAGATTGGATATATCTATCTTTTATTAAATTAGTATTTGATGGCATACCATTTATATTTTCTGGATTTACATCATAAAAACTTTCTACTTCTTTTTTATGTCCAAATTCCATAGATTTACCAGTATATTTATCTAAAAGACTTACATTTGCAAATTCTTCTATATTTTGCTTGGTATTACTACCAAAAAATGGAACCATATTATTATGTTCTTTTTCATATGATAATCCAGTTAATACATTTATATTTTCTTTAACATTAGATTTTTTAATACCAGTCGTATGTGATTCTTGTACAGTTGACTTAAACATTGGCATATATTCAATTCCATTGTCAACTAACGATTCTACTTTACCTATACGATTCATATCATTAAATTCTCCTAATTCTTTTGAAGATAATGTTTTAATAGTTTTTTCTATTTTAGTTGGATCTTGTCCAACTGTACTATACGAATTAAAAAAAGGTAAAATCATTCCTGTTTCAACTGGATTATATGCATCTTTATAATTTTGTAAAGATCTATTCAATATTTCATTATTTGCTTCTGTTACAACATTTGAAGTATATATATTTTCCCCATTTGGTTTATCAAAAGTTTCTATCGCATCTCTATTTATAGGTCGTTCTCTTTGAATTCTCCCATTTTTACTAAAATAATAACCAACTATTGTTGTTAATCCTACTAGCGGAATTGTTAAATCAGCCATATATATATATTATAAATAGAAATAAAGTTTGATAAAAAACTTTATTTTTATTATATCTAATCTAAAAAACTAAAAAACTAAAAAACAAAAAACTATTTATTATACCCAATTTAAAAAACGTTTAATAACATGTTTATCAAGATTTACAATTTTATTATAAACATCTTCAAAACGGATTGGTGTATTTGTATTTTTATATTGTGCATGTAATTGTCTTAATGTTCTATAATAAATATGATCTTCTCCAATTTGAATTTCGTGTTTAACATGTGATTTAATATATAATCTATGAATTGTTTTTACTAATTTTAGAATAGATGCTTTAATAAATGCAAATGTAAATTGATATTCCTTATAAATTTTTTCAAGTAATTCTAAAGATTCTGGTTTGTTTAATAATTCTATATATCGTAATCTAATTTCAGCAACATTTCCTCTAATATCTTTAATAATTTTATAACTTTCAAAATCAATTTTATAAATAGAACTTATATTTGTATTAATATCTTTTACTCTAATTACTATACCTCTTTTGTTAGATAAATCAAAAGGTTTGTTTGAATTTATAATTGATTGAAATTCGTTTTTATTAATATATTCTTTCATTTTAATATTTTGATTTTTTTCAAATACAAATTCATTATCTTCAATTTGTGTTTTATTATTTACTTTTGATACGTAAATCAAAGCATTCTTTTTATGTTTTACAACAATTCTATTTTCTTTATGAAGCAAAATAAAAAAATAAGTTGAATTCTTATCTAAATTTTCTAAATCATTTTTATCAAAAAGATCCCAAAAAAGTTCGTTAAAACTTTTAGAACTTGACCAAAAACTTATACTTGCATCAATACATTTCGTAGTAGATGTATACCATTTATCATTATAATAATACAATCTAATTATTGTACCATCTTCACAATATTCAACAGTAATAGAATCATTTTTAATTAATTCATTTAGTTGCTCTTCATTTTTTACATCATCAATTTGAGGATAACACATTGCAACTATATTATTTGTATCTTTTTCAAAAATAATACCATTTGCTTGCTTTTTAATATTTTCACTTAAAAATTCTTCTTTATTTTCTTCATTTTCTTTATTTTCTTCATTTTCTTCAACCTTTTCTTCAACCTTTTCTTTATTTTTATTATCTACCAACAAGTAAAGATTATCGTTATGCTTTATACGTAACTCTTTAGAAAATTTTTTTAATTGTTCAAAAGTTTTATCAGAAACAAAATTATATAAATCGGTAATATTAATAATAGACATCGTATTAAAAAGTAGTAAAAAAGGTAATTATCTTGTATTAAAATAATTAATTAATAATTAATTATTCATTTTTTTTTTAACTAAATCTTATAAATTTATCAATTGTATTTCCAACTGTTACTGTTGCACTTTCAATAATAGATAATCTTGTTTTTGCATCTTCCACACGTTTATCATCTAAATTATTAAATATTTTTGTTTGCTGTTCATTTTCGTCAAATAATTTATGATTTGCTTTTTTGATATTTTTTATATCAATTTCTTCCATATAATCATTTGATATATACATTGGATATTCTACCATTTTATATATTTTATTTTCAGTAAAATTATCTCTAAACTCTTTTATAGTTAATTGTCCACCAAAAATTTTTAATGCATACCTAGAAGGTGCTGGTTTTAATACACAATCTAATAACATTGTTCCAGTTAATTTACTATATAAAAATTTTATAATATAATCTAAATTAGATAAACGTTTATCATTTTTATAAGCAAGCATACATGAAAAACTACAAAATACACCTTTTACACGAAATTTACAGTTAGACTTGTCATAATAAGATGGCAAACCTATTGGTATTGTATCGAAACCATGACAACACCACCAACAACAAACAGAAGTTGTATGTAACCATTCCTTATTTTCTATAAATTCACTTAACATTTCAAAAAATCCTCTTTTTCTATTAGATTCTTGAATATTAGCATTATCTTTTTCTACTTTGTGTTCTTTTTTAGCATATATCTTATTTTTTATTTGAGATTCTAATTTATGTACAAGAATATTATCTTGCTTTTCTCTTATTTCAATCTGACGTTCGTATAGTTCATTAACATCTAAATCATCATTTTCAAGTAAATTATTATATTCTTTTTGTAATTCTATTTCATTTTCTGAATTTGTCTTTTTTAGTTCTTCAAAAACGGTAGTTATAATTTCCTTTTTATCTAATTTATTACTGTAATTATCAAATACAAAAGTAGTTTCTTCCATTCCAATAGTACTTTTATCATTAATCACATTTTCATTTTCATTAATCACATTTTCATTTTCATTAATCACATTTTCATTTTCATTAATCACATTTTCATTTTCATTATTGGTTTCGTCTTGAATATCTAAATGTAAAATATAATTATTATTATCCTGTAATACTGTTGTCAATGGTATTTTTTTTCTAATTGATGAACTAAAATATTTTACAGCTGCTTTACGTCCACGTTTTTTCTTTTGTTTAACCTCTTCTATACATTCTTTCTTTTTTCTTCCTCTTTTTTTTTTTTCTTCAGTTACCTTTTCAATAACTTGTTTATCAGAAACTTCTTTACGAGGTCTTCCTTTTTTTCTTTTTACAATTTCATTTACTACCACTTTTAATGGTTCTAACGGTTCGTCTAAAATTTTATTATCTTCATCAGACATTATTATTTTATTTACATTTTATTAGTTTTTCAATTTTTTGATAAAATTAATTTCTAAATAAAATGTAAATAAAACAAAATGGAAACATATCCTGATTTACTTCAATCATTGTCTTTTTTAAAATTTCCAGATGAAAAACAATTATTATATTTTAGCGACTCTGATTCTAACTCTGATTCTAACTCTGATTCTGTAATAGAACAAATATCAATCAAACCAAAACAGATATCAATCAAATCAGAACAAATATCAGTCAAACCTAAACAAATATCAGAATCATCTGATTTATTTCTATCATGTACTTTTAGTGATAATATAGAAAATAAAAAGGATGTTGTTTTTAATGATATATTTACTGAAACATTATCTGAAAAATTATCTGAAAAATATAAATCTCCTAAAAAACGTTCTAAAAAAAGTAAAAAAACGTTATCAAAAAGTAGAAAAACGTTATCAAAAAGTAGAAAAACGTTATCAAAAAGTAGAAAAACGTTATCAAAAAGTAGAAAAACGTTATCAAAAAGTAGAAAAACGTTATCAAAAAGTAAAGAACGTTCTAAAAAGTAAAGAACGTTCTAAAAAATAATTATTTAAAATATTTATTGTACATCCGATGCCCAGAACTATCATGTAATTTAGTCATATTTTCTAAAAATTCGCATACTATATTTCCACATTCATTACTATAATATACTTTTCTAATACCTCTACTTTTTAATTTTTCAATACAAGAATTACAAGGACGTGAATTTTTTAAATGAGATCTTGATATACGTATTATTAAAATATCATGACCTTTTATTAATTTTTTATCTATTTTACACAATGCATCTATTTCAGCATGAATAGTAAATTTAACAAGAATATTATTTATAATACTTTCTTTTATATATTTATTATATCCCATAGTTATCATCTTATTACCTTTGATTAAACAAGCACTATGCTTGTGTTGTAAAGGAGAATTTTGCGCTATTTTTCTTAATTTTTGTATTTTATCATAAAATTTATTATAAAATTTTTGTTCAATAAAACTCATTGTATTTTAATGAAAAAAATTATACAAATCAATTTTTTCATTATTACTCGTATATTTTTATATATTTTTGTATATTTATATATTATATTTAAATGACTTTTTTGTTTAATCCAGAATTTTACGAAGAAACATTTTCAAATATATTTAATGCTAAAGATCCAGATTCTTTTTACATGTATGCACGTGTACCACCTTTATCCATACATGAAACTAAAATTGATATAGGATATATTAATACATATTATTGTAAACATATAAGAGATACTGGGTCTTATTTTATTATAATTAATTCTAAATTTTCTAATACTATTTTTGCTATATCTAAAACAAATAAAGTAGATAATGGAACAATTAATAAAGTATGCAGTTCAGGAGATGATATAAATATCATATGGGACCCATTTGAATACCCATTATTACAATATACATTAAGTAATAGTCATAGTAATAGTCATATTCATAGTCATAGTAACAGTCATAGTAATAGTAATAGTCATATACATAGTCATAGTAATGTATACGATAAAACAAAAAAGCTACAGTTATATATTAAAATAATAACTAGTTTTTAAATTTATTTATTCATTTTCACTTTCATATTTTTTAAACCAGTTTGTAATATCATTTATATTTAACCAAATACTTTCTGTATCTGTTTTTTTTATTTCATTTTGGTTATATATTTGCTCCATTATAACATTGTTGATTAATAAATTCTCTATATTATCATTAATAACTTCATTTGATATATCTGATATATCTGATAATTGTACATCTGTAAATACTTGTTTGTTATTTTCTAATATATTTTTAAAAATATTGTTAATAAGATCTATTTTCTTAAATTTATTTATTTCTTTATCTTTAACAATATCTATTATATTGTTTTTAATATTTTCATTTTGAGAAATAAATTTACCCAATTCTTTTTTAATTATAAACAAATCATCACGTTCTTTTTTCCGCTCATTTGACCATTTTTCTTCATCGTTTATTAAAAATATTTCTTTTGATAAATATTTATCAGCATTTGGATAAAAATTTATATCTACAACTGGCAAATTAGTGTCATTTTGAAGACCGCGTTTAATAGGAATTATTTGACCAAAGTTGGTTAACACTCCAACTATTTCTTTTTTTAATGTCATATAATATACTATACAAATTAATTTATTTCTTTAGAAATTTTATCTTTTGCAATTTGTTTGTTTTGAATTTCAGTAATGACTAATTTAGCGATATTGTTTACTATATCCGTATTATTAATTAATAATGTATTGATATATTGTAATTGTGTATTCCTAGATAAATCATTTACTATATTTGAAATTTCTGGATTTTGTACAAGAATATTAACTGTTTCAGTTAAAGATTTATTTCCATTTAATGTTGTAACAATATTAGTCATTTCTTTATCTGTATTAAATAATGTATTAGCCATTTCAACGTCAATGTTTTTTTTTTCTGGCTTTAAACTATTCTTTAACCCTATAACCAAACTATGTAAAATTCCATTTGCAGGAATTGGTAATATTGCAACAAGTTCTGATGCGGCGAATAAAACGAATCCAAAAATTGTAGATATATCTTGCGAATAACTCATTTATTGTATATATTTAGGTATATTGATTTTTTATTTGTTTTTTAAACACGCTTACAAGTAAGTAAAAAAAAATGATTTATTTTATTTATAACAGATAAATAAAGTCTTTATGGTTCATACTAGAAATCAAAAAAGAAAATTAGATGAATTTTTACCAGATCTTATAGATCAAGAATGTGGTGGTAATATTTCAATTTCTAAAAAAAAAAAGATTAATACAGAAGGTAAAGTGGATACATTTCCTAAGCAATCTGAAAATACATCTAGTATAAACAAGTTAGATAATGAATTAGATAACAAGTTAGATAATGAATTAGATAACAAGTTAGATAACAAGTTAGATAATGAATTAGATAACAAGTTAGATAATGAATTAGATGACAAATTAGATAATGAATTAGATAATGAATTAGATAACGGAAGTGATAGTAATGAATCTGGATCGTATTATACAGATGATACAAATGATATACATGATAATAATATAGAGTCTATTCTTAAACGTTCTCTTATTAGTTTAATGAAGAAATATACGAATCAAACATATAAAAAAGAAAAAAAATCAAAAGATCCATATGATATATTTATTTCATATACTAATTCTATTTATGAAGGAGAATTTTTTGAAAGAGAATCAAACGAAAATAAAAAATGCAAATTAAAAAATTTATATACAAAAGAAGAAATTGACAATATTAATAATGAACTTTATAAAATAAGAGAAAATTACCGTGAGAATGCTCCTAGCGTAATAGAAATTTTAAAAAGTAATAACGATGTAAAAGGAAAACAAAAGATATTGGAAAAATTTTATCATTATACAAATTCTGATATATTAACACATGATTATGCAAATAATTTAGCTATAATACAAAAAAATACAAAACGTTACGAAAATAAAGAATTAGAAATATTAGAAAATGAAATAATAAAAAAATCATCTAGTTTAGATTTTTCAGATGACTACCGAGAAAGAATTTTAAAATCAAAAATGTCATTGCATAATAAAATATTAGCATACAAACGTCTTGATGTAATGGAATCTTTTGAAAATTCTGATACTAGCGAATATGCTAAATACAAGACATGGGTAGATATTTTATTAACTATACCATTTGATGAACCAAGTATTCAAGCTAATAAAAGTATTAAAAATATTAGAGAAATTTTAGATAAAAGACTTTCTTTTTTGGAAAAACCAAAGGATCAAATTATTAATATTTATACACAAATGATAAGAAATTCTAATTTTAATATTAATTCTATTGGATTATATGGTCCAAAAGGTGTTGGTAAATCAAGTATTATAAAAAGTATATCTGAAGCCTTAGATAGACCATATAGAACAATTAGTTTAGGAGGAGAATCGGATTCTTCTTTATTAACTGGTCATTCTTTTACGTATATTGGAAGTATACCTGGTAGAATTATAGAAATTTTACGAGAAACTAAATGTTCAAATCCTATAATTCTTTTTGACGAATTAGATAAAGTATCTGAAACTAATCATGGAAAGGAAATTATTGGTAATTTAATTCATTTAACAGATGCTACTACAAATAATAAATACAACTATGATAAATATTTTGCTGGTTTAGAATTTGATTTATCCAAAGTACTTTTTGTATTTACTTATAATGATCCTAGTAAAGTAGATAGTATTTTGTCAGATAGATTATTTAAAATACATATAGATAATTATTCTTTAAAAGAAAAATTAGAAATTACTCATTTGCATATTATACCTAATATTTTGGAAAAATACAATTTTAAAAATGAAACTATAAATTTATCAGATGAAGCGATAAATTATATAGTAGAAAGGAATATATCTGATCAAGGTATGAGAGATATTAATAGAAAAATAGAAACCGTTATATCAAGAATTAACACATTATTATTAACTACTGAAAGTGATAATATTGTAAAGTTAAAATATAAAAGTCTTTATTCTATTTTTAATAAAAATATATCTTTACCAGTAACTATTTTAAAAGAACATGTAGATATATTATTATCAGATAGTTTTACAAAAGATAGTATATCTAATGAACCACCATTTGGAATGTATATTTAATCATTTGTAAAATCATATTCGTGTTCATATTCGTGTTCATATTCGTGTTCATATTCGTCAGGTTCATTTTCACGCTGTTCTAATGAACAAATGCTTTTTTTTACATCAAAGTGATCTAAGCTATTATTCATATTTTTATTATAATAAAATCCTAATAAAGTTGCAAATGGTTTTTTAACAACAGTATATACATTTTCTACAAAATTAATATGTTCATCCATATTTTTTGTACTGTTGTTAACAGTTTGTAATGTATTTTCTACTTTTTCTAAACGCGAGTTTGTATCTTCCAAACGTATATTTGTTTTTTCTAATCGCATACTTATGTTTTCTAAAAAAGATTCTATTTTATCAAGACGTTCTAAAATAGGTCCTTCTTTATTTATTTTATTATTTATTTCATTTATATTATTATCCATATTATTTGTATTATCATATATATTTCCTATATTTTTATTCATTGTATTCATATTTGTATTGATTGTATACATATTTGTATTCATAGTTACAATCATTGATATTATTCTTTTAATTTCATCATTCATTTACTTTTAATATACATATTTTTTTTAAATATTATACTAATTATTATTATAAAAAAACAAAACCAAAATATTTGTCTTATTGTAATAGTAGAAGATATCTGAAATTCATTTTCCAATTCAGGATATAATAAATGACTTAGTTTAACACCATTTGATACTGCAGCTTCTAATGAAGTAAAATTATAAAGACTTTCACCATTATGTGTACCAACATTATACAAGTTATTAAATTGACTGTCAAAAGATAAATTAGGTTCTTTTGAAGTTGCTACAAAAGCTGTATCTACACATGTCCAAATATTATTTTCATATATAACACCAGGAGATAATATAGTTTCGGTTGGTTGTGGTAAAAGAGGAAAAGATTCTAACAATTGATAAAATATTTCTTCAAGTAATTCTTTTTTTGTACATTCATCAATCTTTTTACCAGTTCTTTTACTCTTATTTTCTTTAATAGTAATAGATGCAGAAATAACAGTTTTTGATTTTTCTTCATTAAAATTCATATAATCACTTAATACAATAAACGCTAATCCCCATTCAGATTTAGGAAAACCATATATAGTTGGAAGATTTAATTTAGTATCCCAATGAAATGTAACTGTTATATAATCTATATAAGCAGTTTTTTCTGCCCATTTTTGTAAATTATCAAAATTACCAAAGGCATTCTTTACTAAATTGTTATTTTTTATTAAAGATGCTATTGATCTAGGAGGTATTGCCAGAATATATGTTTTTCCATTAATTTCCTGTTTTACTCCATTTGTTTTTACAATAATACTTTTTACATTACTTTTTACATTACTTTTTACATTATTACCATTTTCTTCTACATTTATATTTTCAACTAATGTATTTAATAAAAATGTAACTCCATTTTTTTCTAAATAATCTCTCCATTTTTTTAAAAATCCAATATCACTTGGTTCTTTCGGTTGATACAATCCATAAAAAAATTGTTGATTTAACAATTGAAGAAATTGATGTAATGTATAATTTAAAGAAGTCGCTCCATCTGTTAAACGACATATTCTATCTATCATATCAATAGATTTTTCACTAAAATTTAAATTAATTATATGTTCATTCATAGATATATCCTTTCCATAATCATTATTTATTAACAATGCTATAAAGTCGGAAAATAATACAAATAATTCACTAAAACTTAAAACTGTCCAAATTGATTCTTTACCAATTGTTGTAATATTAAATTTATATGGAACAAATAACTTGTAAAAATCTAAATCCATTTTAGATAATAATGTTCTAAATACTTTATATGTAGAACTGTACACTCTGGGTCCGTGTTCAGTAAATAAATCCTCTCCATTTCTTCTTACTCTTCGTACTCTGTGACATCCTCCTATATCATTTTCTTTTTCAATTACTAATACTTTTTTATTAATAAAAGAACAACATTGAGCTAATGTTAATGCAGATGGTCCTCCTCCTACAATAACTAAATCGTAATTTTGATTCATATAATAAACTTTTTAAAATAACTTTTTAAAATAACTTTGAAAAAAACTTTGAAAAAAAATGAAAAATATAAAAGACATGTAAAATGTAATAAAATGTTAAAACAAAACAATAAAGATACCTTACCGTATATCAACAGCGTTGGTAAAGATACCTTGTTTTATTCTTCGATTGATCAAAAATTATTTTCAACAACACATAATAATCTTTTTTTAACACAACAAGGAATAAACAATGATCATTCTGCTATGATAATTCAAAATTGGTGGAGAAAAAGTAATTCAAAAACAAAAAAAGAAGACAAAGCATCCATCTGTATACAGGAATGGTGGAAAAGAAATAGAACATTTAAATATTATTATTTATTTACAGACAATTCTAGATTTTATATAGAAGAATTATACGATAGATTATTATCAGTTGTTATCCCTGGCATTCAATATATATGTGTTAAAAAAAAAGATACATTTCCAAAATGTATATTACTTAAAACTAATTTACATAAAGAAGTATTAGACGATGAAATAAAAAGAGTACTAAGAATGATTGGATACAATTATCAATTTGTTTTAAATAAAAATTAAAAACTGAATTAAAAATACAAATAATTAAAAAAATACAATAACACTTATAAAGAGTATGGAATTTATCTATAAACAATCTAAATTATTCAACAATTTAGTTTATAATTATTTTTCAAAAAAACATAATCCTATATACAAGTCAAAAAATGTATTTATCTTGCATAATAAAAATATCAATTCACACTATAAAATAAAATTAGATGAAAAAGAACAAGAACATACTTTAATATATGTTTTATATAAAAATATATATTATAAAGAAATTTCTGTTCAAAAAGAAATACATTATAAATCTTATTTAGATACAAAAACAAAAATCAAAATTTTAAAAATATATGATTATTATAAAAATAAAATTAATTTATCAAAAGATGTTTTGATTATAGGAAAACGTTATATAAATCGTAAAACAAATGAAAAAATAAATGATTCTACAAAACTTTATTGTACATTTGATGTAAATGAAAAATTAAAAGAAATTAAAGAAGAAATTAAAGAAGAAATTAAAGAAGATTCATTGCAAATTAAAGAAGAAATTAAAGAAGATTCATTGCAAATTAAAGAAGAAAATGATAAAAATGATAAAAATGATATTTTAAAAAATAAAAGAAGATTATTTTTATATAATTTTAAAAATGCATTTAAATCAAAAGATACGATTTATATAAAAAATTTTATTGAAAATGGTTTATTTTTAGATGTAGAATATACAAATGATATTTATGATGATTTTACGTTATTTCCAGTATCAAAGGATAATTCTATGTTATTCATGATAGGTATGACTTTTATTAATAAAAATCAATTAGATTATATTCATTATACTACTGATAAATTAACACCAGAATATGAATATAGTATTTTAAAAAGATTCTTGGATTTTATTAATGAAAAATATAAAAAGGATAAATCTCCTGTTATTATTTATCATTGGAGTCATGCAGATAAAACATATTTAGAAAAGGCATTTAAAAAATATCCTGATTTATATCATATATATACTATATATCCTATAGAATACGTTGATTTATTATATATTGTTAAAAAAACAATAGTATTACCTTCTTATTCATTAAAATATATTGCTAAAACATTATTAAATATAGATTATGACACAGACTGTAAAAATGGCTTGGATGCAATGTGCTCTATTATACAAAAAAATAATAATATGAATAATGATGATAAATTAACAGATTTTGATGTTACAAAAGATGTTATTCAATATAATAAAATGGATACATTATTATTATATAAAGTTGTTATGTATTTTTTAAAAGCACAATATGAAAAAATTGAAAAAAATTGAAAAAAAAACAAAAATTAAATAAAAATACACCAATGTCTACATTTATTCCTATTTTTATGAATTTAATATCATCTAAACCAGATATTAAAATCAATCCTGAATTGAATCCAAGCGCTAAAGAATTTATTCCAGAGAATAAGAAAAATATTACTATAACTCAAAATATTACTATAACTCAAAATATTAAGAAAGAAGAAGAAAAATTTGATGAAAAATTATTTGATTCTTTAGAAGATGATTTCATTAAAAAAAATGATTGGATTTTTTATGTTTAAATGCTAAAAATACTTAATAAAAATAATAAAAATAATAAAAATAATAAAAATATAAAGCCCCGAGAATTTGCATTTATGTAGATTCTCGGGGCTTTTTTACATTAATTAATATTAAGATTTTTTTTAGATGGTCTTCCTCCTTTTTTCTTTTTCTTTACAATAATTTCTTCCGGTATCTCAATAACAATATCATCTACCATGGTTTGCTGTAAATTAACACCTTTAAAATCAAATTTTTCCATTTCGCCAATAACAATTTCTTCTTTTACAATTTCTCCATTTGCAATTTCTTCATTTGCAATTTCTTCATTTGCAATTTCTTCATTTGCAATTTCTTCTTTTAAAATTTCTTCATTTGCAATTTCTTCATTTGCAATTTCTTCATTTGCAATTTCTTCTTCTAAATTTTCATATATTTCATCTTCGTCATCTATTTCGTCTTCGTCTTCTTCTATTTCATGCGCTGATTCAAAAAAGTCTTCAGATTCTGAATCTGATTGTGATTCTTCCACATTTTCTTGTAATAATGGTATTGTTGTTGTATCTTGTTCTACTGTAGGTGTATTCATACTATAGTAAAAAGTGGAAAGTAATAAATCAATTCCGACAATATAAATGATAAATTTATTAAAAATAGAAATGTATTCTACATTATAAAATAGTATATATAAATAGATACTTGCATAAAAAATTAAACCTACTATAATAGAATAGGTAGAAATTGTTTCTAGTTTACTAAAAGCATTGCATTTATGCAATATACACTGCGAAAGTATAAACATGTAAGGACTTTATTTATTATCTTATAAATAAAATGCTTATTATAAACGTAAACATAAATTTTTTTTAAAACAATTTAGTGTTTAGAATAAGCATTTTATTATAAACGTAAAATAAATTTTTTTTAAAACATTTTAGTGTTTAGAATAACAATGATGATAAATATTACAAATATGATCTAATAGATCTTTTTTCTCTCTTGATCCATTATAATCTCCTATAATTCTTCCAGTTTGATCAAAAAATTTAATAGTTGGAAATCCTCTAAATGACAACATATTTTTAACATCGTCTGTAATTTCTTCACTTTCAATAGAAGAACAAATGAAATCATTTCCTATACTATCACATAATTCGTTAAAAGTTGGTTTAAATCGTACACAATGTCCGCACCACTCGGCATGTATCAAAAGCATACCAGGATTTTTATTAATTTTATTTTGATTTACGTAAACACCATTTAAATTTGATGTAAAATCATTCTTTTTTAAAACAACACCTTTAATACCACTCATTTTTACTATTACTATATAAAATAAACTTTTTAAATTAATTTAAAAATAAAAATTGAACATTTAAATGCAATCGTATAGATATAATGTCTAAAGAACTAGAAACTCAACAAGATACACTTACATATGTTTTTACAGACGGTGGTTGTAAACGAAATGGAAATCCAAATTCTAAAGCAGCATATTCTGTATTTTTTACTGAAAACCAAGATTCACCATTTTTCAAATTTAATACATCACAGCATCTTACTGAAGAACCTACAAATAATCGAGCAGAATTATCAGGTATCCTGTATATTTTTAAAACAATATACGAAAATAAAACATTATTTCAAAATCAACATATTATCATTTGCACTGATAGCATGTACTCCATTAATTGTATACAAAAATGGTCTAAAAATTGGCTTTTAAATAATTGGAAAAATGCAAAAGGTCAAGATGTTAAAAATAAAAAACTAATTCAAGAAATTTTAAGATATCACAATGACCTTCACCGAAGCGGAGCTTCAGCTCGACAAGGTGACCTTAGTTTCAATATTAAATTCCAACATATCTTTTCTCATACCAAACCACCAAGTGATAAAAATACCTTATCGTATTACTTGTGGTTTGGTAACAACAAAGTAGACGAAAATATTAATAAGCTTTTAGAAGGATGATCATAATGATGAAAATAAAAAACAACACAATATTTCAAGACTTGTTAGTAGTGGATCTAATTTAAAACTTATACAAATGGAAATAGAAAAATGTAGACTTTTATGTGGTAATTACTATACTAACAAAAATAGTATCTAAAATATAAAATCACTTTTTTTTAAAAAACAATTGAATTTATATCTATTTTACGTATAAAATACATAATGGATAATCAAAACAATCGTTTAATTACAAAAAGTGAAGTTGAAAATATTCTAAATTATTTCGAAAATATAGGTGATAATAATACCTTTTTAAATATAAATAATTTAGAACATTATCAAGAAGCTTTTATTCATGAAAGTTATTACCAAGCTGTTCAACATCAAATGACAAATGGAGAAGATTCTCTTTTAACAAATTTTTATTTACCGAAATCTTCAAGTGAACGTCTTGAATATCTAGGAGATTCTATTTTAAAAGCTATTATGGGAAGATATTTATTTGAACGTTTTGGAAATGAACGAGAAGGATTTTTAACAAGATTGAAAATTAAAATTGAAAAATGCAGCATGTTACACAAAATCGGTATTACTTTAGGATTTAAAAAGTACATTTTACTTTCTTTACAAGTAGAGAATCAGACAATTCTCGACATAACAAGGGGGAGAGGAACACCAAGTTTTTACGAAGATGCATTTGAAGCATTTATTGGATCTATTTTAGTAGATTTTGGAGAAAAGGGATATTTATATGCTGATCGTTTTGTTAGATCAGTTATAGAAAATATTATTGACTTTGCAGAGCTTATATCTAAAAATGATAATTTTAAAGATAGTCTTCAACGTTATTTTCAATCTAAAAAATTTAAACCACCTATATACACATCTTTACAAGAAGATGGTCCATTATATAGAAAAATATTTACAAGAATGTTAATAATTCCGAATAAACAATTATCTGAAATGAGTGAAATTGTACAAAAAGAAATTAAGAAATACAATAAACATATATTAGAAGAATACAGGTTAAAAAATCCAACTATTTTTTCAAAACTTTTTGAATTATGTCAAAATGATAATTACATATTAGGTATTGGATTTGGTCGTAAAGTTACAAGTGCAGAACAAGAATGTGCAAAAACATGTTTAGAAAATTTGCATATAGATTTGAATTTTTAATAAATACTTTATTTATATATTTTTTTTATTTTTATATTTTTTTTATTTTTATATTATAAAAATGAATCTAACTAATTTCGCCATTTCATTTTTTATTTTAATTTTTTGCGTATTTTCTATCGCAACATCAAGTATCGCCATTGAATGTTATCAATCTTCTCAACTTAGACAAGAAAAAAAAGGTAATTGGATTTTTATTATTTCTAATCTTGTTATATCTATACTATTTTCTTTACTTTCTATGAGAAGTATGTATAGATCATATATCGAAGTAGATTTCCAAAGTTAAATGTAATTAAAAATTCCAAATTTCAGAAAGTTCTACTGTTGTTGCAGAATGAATTTTTGATTTATTTTCTATACTTTGAGTTTTTAAATGATCTAATATTAATAAAAATATTTTATATTGTAAAGAAATTTCAATATGAGATTTAAAGTTCTTATGGCTATCATCAAATGTAAAAATATTTAAAAATCTTTTCAACACTCGTAAATCTACTTTTTTACAATCATCTCTTATTAAAATATCATTATTATACTTTTTAAAATCGACTGTATCTATATCTATTTCAAATAATTTATATGTATACACAAAAGAAATTATTTTATCAAAATATTTCATATAATCATCTGTTATATTATTGCACAAATCTAATTTTTCTTTTTTTGTAGTATTTTTACCTTTCTTATTATTATTAAAATAATCATTTAATTTATTAATACAATTAATTAGTATATTTACAATACTAAAACAAGAATCTATATTGCAAATACATTCTATTACATTTTTATTAGTATTTACACTTAATTTTTTAGAATATAAATTTGTTTTACAAATCTTTTTAACTTCACCATACGAGTTGATAAAATTATAAGAAAAATCTTTAAATGATACTATTGGTACGTTGCATTCTTCTTTTAAAATATCTTTATTTTGTTTAAAATAATAACTAGGTATAACAGTAGAAAAAACAGTATATTCATTATATAAATCCCAACATTGATTTTCATAAATTTGATTATGAAATATAGTCGACTCTGACATATTATCTAACATATTAGAGTATCTATTTAATAATAAATTATTATCACTCTTTTTCTCTGCATTTATAAAATTATAATTTTGATATATACTACAAGATAAAGTTTGTGGCTCACCTATACTCATTTTAAATGATTTGTTAAAATCAAATGACTTTGTGTAATCTAATAAATAAGACATCTTTTCTATTAAATCTTTATCTTCATGTTTTATATTAATAGTTTCGATAAAGTGTTCAAATGACATTTTAGTAATACCTTCACCGCCATCTTCACGAGTATCTTCGTTAGTATCTTCGTTAGTATCTTCGTTAGTATCTTCGTTAGTATCTTTACGATTACTTAGATACCATTGTTCAATTAAAAAAAATAATTGTCTAATATCATATTGTGATTTTTCTATTATTTGTAAAATGTTTTCTTTTGTTAAATGTAATTTTTCTGATGTATTTATATCTAATACCAACTTGTTTAATTCTAATAAACTAGGTTTTTTAAATTCTATCACGGTACAATTTTTATAATCAGAAAATATCGATTTGTATTTTAAATTATTACATATTAAAATAATAGGTATGTTATTATTAGAATGTATTGATTCTATAAAAGTTTCTAAACCTTTTTCACATAATTCTATATTATCAATCAATACAATGTTTTTTTTATTTTGTTTTTTTGTAAAAGTATTTTCTAATGTTAAAGAATTAAAATCAACTATTGCATTTACTACATCATTTGTTCTTTCACTTGAAGTTAATATATCAAGATCTATATTTATCAAGTTAAATGCTTTAAATAAACATTCAACAGTTACCGATTTAGCACAACCAATAGGACCCTGTAAAAATAAAATTTGTTTTAAAGAAATATTATATTCATTATTTGATTCCAACGTTTTTATCCATTTTCTTATATGATTTACCATATCTTTATGAAAAAGTGACTTTTGTATAGTTGGTTTGTATTTTGTAGAAAACAACATATTGTAATCTTTATATTATTATACGTTATTATTTTTTATTCATTTTATTTTCTTATTTTATATTATGTCTAAAAGTCCTATAAAAAACACAAAACCTAATTGTGATAATAATACGTTAATATGTATTGTTTGTTATCAAAGAATAAACTTATTTGATACAAAACATAAATGTATCTCAATAAATAATTAAATACAATAAGTTAAATAATAAGTTAAACATTCTTATTTTTTTTATTACATTAACTATATAATTAATGTCATCAACTATTCAAGAAACTTTTCAAAAATATATCGAATTACAAAAACAACTAACCGATATGAGAAAACAACAAAAGATTGTTAAAAAAAATGCAGATACATTAGAATTAGAAATTAAAGAATACATGACAAAAAACGATATGGATAGCATATCATTAAAGGATGGAGAAATTGTTTTATATGCACGTAAAATACCACAAACATTTAAAAAAGAAGTAATGATGGAAAAAATCAATGAAAGATTAAAGGATAGCCAAAAATCAGAAGAAATTGCACAATCTATACTTCAAAACAAACAATTTATCGTAGAAGAAAAAATAAAAGCTGTTATAAAGAAAAAATAAAAGCTGTTAAAAGTAAAAAGAAAAAAGTAAAAATTAAATATCCTCTTCATCATCTGTATATCTATTATACACTTCAATTATTTCATTAATAATATCATTTTCATCCAATGTCGTATAAGATAATGATATATTAGAAGGTAAATAATTATTTAATAAATTTAACACATTTTCTCTTCCAGTTATATCAGTTATATCAGTTGTATCTATTGTATCAGTTATATCTATTGTATCAATTGTATCAGTTATACCAGTATCCACCGTATACATTCTATCCATTGTATACATTCTATCCATTGTATACATTCTATCCATTGTATTTATCATTTCAATCATTTCATTATCATCTATATTATCATCTATGTTATTTTCTATTATTATATCTGTTATTAATAATGGCATTATTTCACTATCACTACCATACTCTTTTTCATACTCTTTTTCATACTCTTTTTCATAAAATGTATATTTTTGTATATATTCATCTATTTCTATTGTATAATTTTTATTAATATAAAAGTCATCTATTTGTTCTGGATAAATGCATTTTAATTGCGAATAAAAGATTTCTTCACTAAAATCTTTATATCTAAATTTATATTTATGTAGTAGCAATAATGTTTGTTTATATGGTAATAATTCGTATATTTTATCATCGTTTTTATACTTTTCATGTAATGTATCATATACTTTTAAAGACATTTCTGGCAAGAGTGATTTTATTATATGATAAATATACGATTTTAATCTTAGTTTTTCTAATTTATAAATACCAATAGAGTGTTCAGGTATCTTACAATCTCCTATTTCATGATTAGAACAAATTGTATCATTACAGATATATTCAGGAATTCTTTTTTTTACATAACTATCAGTATCAAAACGAAAACATCCACTGATACCATTTGTATTCCAATGTTCAATTAATCCTTTTACTGTAAATCCTATTCTACCACAAGCATAACATCTTTCTAAATTATGATGCGATAATCCATTACATTTTTCTGTTTTATATAAACTACGTCTACATATACAACATATCATGTATATATTTACATCATTTAATATATCAGTTATTTGAGAAATAACTATATCCTCCGTTATATCCTTATTTAAATATAAATATGAACTTTCTTTATAATTTAATTGTATCTTGACACTTTCTATAGAACTATCAATTTCTCCATTGTCTGTAAAAAGTTCTTCATTGTCTGTAAAAAGTTCTCTATTTTGTATTTCTTTATTATTTTGTATTTCTTCTAAAGGAGAATCATGTGTTAATTTATTAATGTAATAATTATATACATTTGGATTTTCATTTTCATAAGATGTTTTACAGTCGTAGCAAATAGTAGAATAATAAGATATAGATTGTTTACAATAATAACAAAACTTTTTAGAACATTTTGGATTTTGAGAACATTTTATAATAAGGTCACCAATCGATGTGTTTTTTATTGTTTCTGTTTTTATCAAAATATCTGTATTACATTTTAACATAGGACATTTCATAATTGTAAATCCAGGAAATGCATGTTTATCGGCATGATAAGAATATTCCATCCATTCGCTTTCAGTTGTACATATTTTTTTAATATGGTGATGTTCAAATATATTTCTAAAACCAATTTTAGTAAGACAATCTTCAAATGGATAAGGACAATATATGTGACTTTCATTTTCATTAATAGGATGATTTTCATAATTATTAACACATTTTCTTAAACATTCAATACAAATATAATGTATATTACAACAACTTTTTATTAATAAATTATTCGGAATAGTATCATTTATAAAAAAATTATTTTGTATATCTACCAATGACAAGTCTCCCAAGTTTTCATCATTTAAAAAATACAAATCCTTAAAACATATACAACAATACTTTTCTGGATCTAATACTAGATTAAATTTAACAATTGGGTCATAATCATCTTTTAAATTCATTACTTATTAACAATAAATAAAAAATATTAATAAAAAGCATTCTTAAATTATATCGTACATTATTTGATTCGTATTCAAAACGCATATAAGTATTCAAAACGCATATAAGTATTCAAAACGCATATAAGTATTCAAAACGCATATAAGTATTCAAAACGCATATAAGTATTCAAAACGCATATAAGTATTCAAAACGCATTAAATAGTTATTCATATTCGAAACGCATAATAATCTCAAATTTTAAATTATCAAGATGATAATCTGAACTATTATTAAATGCAAAACCTATAGTTTCTAATTTAAAGTCTACATTTATATCATATTGATTATTTTTAGATGAAAATGTTATACATTTACCAAAATCCTTTTCCATATCTATATGTAATGTATCATAATAACAGAAATTATCATTTGTCATTTCGTATTTCATCAACTGAATATCATTTAAAAATATTTGAACATAAATTTTTTCAAATATATTAGTGTTTGGTGACTCGTTAGCTACATAAAATGAATTATTTGTATATTTTTTCTTATCAAATCCTAATATATCTGCTAAATTATAATTATTTTCGTTTTCTATAAAAAGTACGGAAAATGTAGAAAGATTATTATTGTTATTATTTGTATTATTTATATTATTTATAGTAAAACAAACTCTATTTTTTAATACATTTAAAAATATTTTATATATGTAATCTTTATTTTTATTAATAGAAACTAAATTTATAAATTTTGCAATACATTCTAATAAATTTTGTATAGAATAATATCCTATAGGTATTGTAACAAGTGTTTTAATATTCTGTTCAATTATATAAAATTTATTATTATATTCATTTATATTATACATGTCACATTTTAAATAAATCGACTGCAAATCTATACTTTTTAAATTTTTAATAGGAAGATTATACATGTACTTATTATTATCCTTATAACAATCCTTTGCCATAAAATGAATACAACGTTCATTATACAAATATTCATTATTGGAATCTTGTGCATATTTTTCTGTATTTAATTGTTTTATATTTTCAGTTTTAGAAGAAATGTTTTGTTCAAGTTCTTTTTGTGTGTATTTTGTCTCTATTACATTTTTATTTTTTTGTTCGTAATATTTTTTATCTAAATCTTGTAATAATAAATATTCAAATTTACTAACAGTAATTTTATTTAAAGCGATTAAAATATCCTCTAAATCATTATTATTCTGATATATAGAATCTACATTATCATTAAATATATATTCCTGCAAATCTAAAATATTCATTCTATAAATTTCAATACATTCCATTAATATTTCTCTATATAATGGATAATTTGTTAAAATTTTTTTTATAATAATATCAAATAAATATCCAGAATTTTTACGAGATATAAATACATCTTTTAAACGATCTCTAATATCATTTTTCATTACAATTTAGTATAAAAAAGTATTATTTTTTATACGTAATATAACTTTATAAAAAATAAATCAATAAAATAAATCCATAAAATAAATCAATAAAAAAAAATGAATTTATATTTTTTATGTTTATAAATAAAATGTCATTTAGTAAGGATTTTTCGTCATCTTTTATAAAAGGTTTAGGAAAAACAATTGGTGTAGTCACTATTTTTGGAACTATTGGTTTACTATATAATACTTATTCTTATATAAATAAATTATATTTAAAAACAGAAACGAGCAAAGTAAACAAAGTAAACGAAACAAGCAAAGCAAATGATCAAAACGACCAGGAAGATTTAGACGGAAGTATAATTGAGATTAGAGATGACAGTACTCCTACAGAGAATCCAATTAGCCTTGATGATTTCAAAAAAATGATTTCTATTACTGAAGAGAACTTGACAAAACGTTTAGAACAATCTTTAACTTTTAAAAATTTATTTGATAAAATGTAAAAAAATATAGAAATAACAAATGTAGAAGTAATAAATGTAAATAATTATATTTACATTTATTTTAAAATTGTATTTTTATTTTTTAAGGATTTATTTTTTAAGGATTTATTTTTTATAAGCATCTTTGATGGCTAATCTGGTATTTGTACCAATGTATGTATTTTGATGAATTTTGTTAATTTCTTGTGAATCTTCGCAAAGTGGATGAAAACGATTAATATTAATTCCACTTAAAACATTACATGCTCTACCTACTCTTGTATATTCTGGAACAAGTTTTCCATCACATTCAATTAAAATCTTATTTTTAACAGGATTTGATGTATTTGGATTAAATTTTGTTTCTGGACATTTTGATAATTTTACATTTTGTCCTCTTAAATCACTTTCAACATCTATAATATCCATTGGAATACTTTTATATGGATTATGCATAAAAGGAGAAGCTGCTTGAAAACAAACCTCTTTTGATTCAACGATTGATTTATCTGTTACCCAATCAAATGGAGATGTACTTTCCTTATTACTTTTATTTAAAGCACATTCATCGTATTTAGATCGAGTAAATGAAAAATGTGCTGGTACTGACATGATATATATTTATATATATAAAATAAATTAATTTAATTAAATAAATTAATTAAAATAAAAAGATAAAAGCTCCACTAACAATAAATCTAAAAAAGCGCAAAGCGTAAGATTATAAAGCGCAAGATTATAAAGCGTAAGATTATAAAGCGCAACCTTCTAAACATTTATTAAATGACCATACATTATCTGGAATAGCAGCGATAGCTTCTCTATCTTCTATAGTTGAAGGTCTTGATGCACATTTTTTACATCCTTTACTATGATTATCAACAACTTTTCCATTCATAATAGTAAAAAGTGGTGTACCAACACATTTACCATTTACCAAACCTCCGTCAGTTAAACATACAGTATTTCCAGTAACTGGATCTTTATAAGATGTTGGTATCTTTCCAGCTTTTACAGTACATTGATCTGGACAGGATCTACCAGATACCTTTAAATTATTTACAACAGGTCCTGTAGTAGTATTTGAAGAATTGGCAAAAGAATTAACCTCTTTAAATTCCATACAATATTTAGGAGGATTATTTTTTGGATCTGTTGTATCACATAATTTAGGATCATTATTTATAGAATTGTAAACTTTATTACACCAATGACTTTCATTTTTAATATCTTCTACAGTACACTCTTGATTTTGCCATCCACTACTAAAAGAATTAAATAAAGATTTCGTTTTAGATAATGGATTTCTTAATTTTTTTACATAATATGTAGAAAAATTTGCTTCATCACAAGGTACAGTATCTCCAGATTCTAAGAAATCAGTTTTTTTAATTGCATTTAAAGTAGTGTCTCCCTTTTTATAATTACGTACTAAAGAATGTAATGTTTTATAATATTTATTTGTATTAGAATCTTTCATATTTAAAGAAGTATCTATTTTAAAAATATAATCATTTCCATCAGTTCCTTTTATGCAAGCTAATTTTGAGAAAACATTATTTGTTGCAGATCCATCAAAATCTTCTCTTTTATAATTTACATAATAATATAATCCTAAAATAACAAGTATTACTAAAATAACAAGTATTACTAAAATAACAAATATAATTTTATCTACATTTTTATATTTAACTATTTTATTAACTATTTTTTGCATGAATCTATATATACATTATCTAAAGAAAAAAAATCAAATAAATTTAAATTTAATTAATATTATATGACTGATCAAATATTTCCAAAAATATCAACTATTACAACATCCACGCAACTACCTTATTGTCAATTAAATTTAACAAATATTGGAAAATATTTACAAATAGATAATGAAATTATTGGTTTAAAATATAATTACGCAGATTTAAGTATTATGAAAGGAACCTATTATACTTCAATTTACAAAAAATCAAAATATAAAAATGTAGATAAAATTAAAAAAACTCTTTTTTATAATCAAATAACTATTATTTTAAACAATAATGGAAATAATATTAATATAAAATTATTTGGAAATGGAAGTTTACATTTAACTGGTTGTAAAAACGAAAATGACGGCGTAGATGCTACAAAAATAATTTATAATAAATTAAAAAATATTATAGATAAAAAGGACACTATTCTCTTAACAAAAGATGAACGTGGAGTTTTAGTAGATAAAGATAAATTAGTATATTCTTATCCTGATAAAAATAAAGAAATTTCTATTATAGGATATAAAAAGGACATTTCTAAATATATCATTAATAAAAAAGAATATACTATTGATAATCAAACAAAAATGTTTATTTCTACAAAGATTGAGAAAAAAAGACAACGATCTATTATAAATTTTAAAGGAGAAGAAATAGGATTTTCTAGAATTGAATTATTTAAAAATAGAAATAAATTTTATAAAAAAAATATTAATATTTATATTGATCCTTGCAATAATTTTATTTATTATAATAATACTATTCTTATAGGTAAAATAGAATATGATATAAATAATGACAAAATTACAGATATAGATGATATAGATGATATTTTAGAAATAGAATATTCTTGTAATCCATTTAAAAATGATCATTCTAATTTAGATCAATTAATATATGAAAAAAATCAAGTTGCTTTGAAAAAAATGATAAACTTCAACATCAATTGTATAAATGTTTATTTTAAAATAGATTACGAAATAAATAGACAACGTTTATACGAACAACTTATCAGTTTAAATTATATATGTAAATACAAACCTGAATCATATTCTGGAATAAAATTTATATATAAAATAGGATTAAATAAATCCTTTACTAACGTTACAGATATACGACAAGGTATATGTAGTTGTTCTGATAAATGTACTTGTACAAATATTACATTTTTAATTTTTCAAACTGGAAATATTATAGCAACTGGATTTAAAGAAATTTATCAAATAGATATTATAACAAAATATTTTTTATCTTTATGTGATTCTTTAAAACCTATTATTCAAAAAAAAAAGTTTTTATAAAATAAAAGTTTGTATTTTTATGTTGTTTTTCTAACAATTTGTTTATGTTAATTTATTTCTTAGTAAATGTTGTTTTACTAAGAATTTATTTATGTTAATTTATTTCTTAGTAAATGTTGTTTTCCTAAGAATTTATTTCTTAGTAAATGTTAATAATGACATTAGGGATAACTATTATTGAAACCCTTAATAATACTAAATTAAATCTTAACGGTATACCATTTGGTGTTTTAATGGATGACAATATTTTATCAATAAAAAATAAAATTTTCTTATCTATGCAAAAAACAGAAGATAAAATATTATACAATCCAAATTTTACAAAATTAGAAATTAAAAAAGATTTAACGTATAAATTACTCGCTAACAATAATTGTTTATTAAATTATTACGAATCACCTTTACCAATAGATCCTGTAATTTATGTAACTTCAATTATTAACATTATAAATAATAAAATCAGTGATATATATACTTTTTATAATAAAGGTGAGAATGGTAAAACGGAATTATTTAAAGAATTATCAAGTGATTTTACAGATATAACTATTGATGACATTGATTTTTTAATAAAAAATAAATTTTACAACTATTTAATATCAGAAAATTTACAAATAATAAGTGAAACAGAAAAGGAAAATTTAAAAAGAGATATATATGATTACATTCAAAATACTATTAAAAGCAATTGGATAAATAATACAAATTCATTTAATGAGGAAAATGAATATCTTGAATCCTTTTATAATTTATCATATGCTGATAAGAATTTTAATTATGAAATAAACGAAGATAATAGTCCAAGTTTTATATATACAAACATATCATTTTCTGTTAAAAATGATTTTGACGTTAAAGATAAATTTCTAAATACACAAAACATATTTAATATTTTAGAATTATCAGACGATATACCATTTATTGCTTATAATACATCATCAAAAAAAGATCCTATTATAAAAATTTATAATAAATTAGTAGATTCTATTCCTAAGGATACTATTAAATCTTGGATTTTAAATGAAAATAAGAAAAAAAACAAAATAACTTATAAAAAAATAAAAGGTTTAGTATTAAAACATCGGTTTACGTTTCAAAATACAAACGATCCTTATTATATGACAATAGAAATTTTAGACAATGGTTCTATAAGTATCAAAACAACTTTTGATCAAGAAGATGATAAACGTTCTATAGTAGAAATTTTAGATATTATTGTAAAAATTATTAATACTATTATAAACAAGTTTGATACATTATTTGGTATTTATTCTAAATCTAAAAGACTTTTACCAATTATAAAAGAACAAATATTAATAGATTCTACAAATGCTATTTTAACAACAGAAGAGCTAGTACAAAAAGATAAATTTCCATTGTCTGATTTAGGTGTTCAAAAATTCTTTACGGCAAAAATGATTAATAATATTGAAATTTTATCATTTTATTACACAAAAAGTTGTAAAGAAATTACAGATGACGACTATGAAAAATTAGGTTTAACTATAAATATAAAAGACAATCCATACAAAAAAGATTCTAGTTTATTATATATTTTTGGAGCATCAAGTATATCGCAACTAGAAACAATTATTTATGAAATTTTAATATCAAATGAAATAGGAAAGGGTGAAAGTGAAGATGCACTTTTTTCTGACATAGAAGAAGAATATGAGCAAAAAATTAAAAAGAAAAGTAATATAAAACAAATAAGAAAATATAATCCAAGTATAGTAAATCCTATTAAATGTCAAAAAGAACGTCAACCCATTACAGAAAATAATGAAAATTATGATTCTAAAATGAATTATGAGGATTATCGTATATTAAATTATCAGGATACTAAATACATTTGTACAGGTGATCAATATAAATATCCAGGTTTTACACCAGCTAATATTCTTTGTTGTTTTCAAAAAAAGGGAGAAGGTATATTAAGAAATATAGGAGATCCATATCTATTAGAAATAATTGTTCAACCTTCTAATTTTTTTATTGACGTTTCACATGAAAATAAAACGTTTAAAACATATGTCATTAAAATGATATCGGATATGAATAAAGATTCTTTAGAACAACCTTATTATTTTTTAGATGCTGAAAAGGGTGTATTAGTTCACATTCACAATAAAGATTTAATAAATATTATTCGACAAAATGAAATTTCAAAGGATAATGAAAATGAATCTATTTGGTTACAACCTACTAAATTATATAATTTAATTCATTCAAATGGTTCTTTACAAACTACAAGTTGTGAAAATAAAGTAGATTTTACAAATAGAAAAAACAATAATTTAAATGGTCCTTGTGAAAAACATACAACATCAAAGATTTTTGGTTATACTAAAAATTCATTTCCTTGTTGTTTTGAAACAACACCAAAATCTTATGTTCAAATAGAACAGATATCAAAAGAAAATCCTTATTTAATTACTACAAACAAACCATTAGAACCAAAAAGAAAAGGTATTTTACCTAGTCAATTACATGTATTATTAAATGAATTAGTAATAGAAAATAGTAAAGGAGCTATAATTAGATGGGGAGTAGAACAGAATAAATTTTCCTTTTTAAATTGTATTATTGAAGCATTAGGAGATAAAATAGGATTAAATACAACTACATTTGGTTTAAGAAAATTTATAACGAGTTATTTAGAGAAAAATACAGTAGATTTTCATAAATTAAACAATGGCACTATTTATTCAAAATACGGTTCTCTTCAAAATTATATTAAAGCAATAAATGATGTTGAAAATCCTATACAATGGTTAGAATTAGTTGATATTATACAAAGATCTTTGCAATGTAATATTATGATTATTAATATACCATTAATTAAAACAAAAACAACAGAAAAAGAGGATTATAATAATATGAAAATATTATGTTTACCAGTAAAAACTAATATTTCTAATCCTTATGTTTTTTTATTAAAAAGAATTAATTCATTTGAATTAATTGTAAGAGACTCTCAGATAATTTGGGCTCAATCTAAATTACAATTAAAGAAAAATATAAAATCTATTGTTACATATCAATTTATGCATGATAAAAATGCTAATCCTAAAACAAATATTGTTAATTTTTTTGTAGAATATTATAAATCATCTTGTGTAAAAGAAAACAAATATCCTAATAATTTTGATTATACAGAATTATACGACGTATCTACTTTATTATCAATAATAAAAGGAACACCACATGATATATATTTTCAAATTATTAATAGTTTTAATAAAGTTATTATGATTGTTACTAAACGAGGTCTTATAATACCTGTTAAAGAAAATATTATTATTGACAAAATACCTAAAATTCATTTAGAAATTTTTATAGAAAAAAATAAAGCAGTTGATATTAATAAATTAGAAAAATTAATAGACGAATTCAATGCATTACCTAATATAACATTTAAAATGTCAATTAAAGGAATTGTAAAAGGGAATTATACAACTACACCACAAGCACCTACACAAGCAACAACTACACAAGTAACTACACAAGCACCTACACAAGCAGCAACAAATAAACCATTTCTGTCATTTAAAGAATTAAACGATGTATTAAATGAAAATTTAATCGAAATACCATTTACGAATACTGAAATAATTGATAAAGACTTGATTTTATCTAAAAGGAAAAAACGAGAAATACTTTTTAATATAGAATGTGAAAATGATATAGACTATATAGACAAAGAAAAATTAGATCCTACATTATTAAAAAAATATGATTTTAGTTTAGAAAATATAAAAGGAGATGGTAATTGCCAATACAGAGCTATAGCAAAAGTTATTTACGGAGATCAAGAAATGTATAAAGATGTTAAAAATAAAATGAAAAAGGAATTAGATTTATTATATACACAGGATTCTGATTTTTTTGAATATCTTCCAGAAGATTATATGAAAGAAGAATTTTGGGGAGATCACATTTCTTTAATAGCTTTATCTAATACATTTACAGATTATTGCTTTAATGTATACACTTTATGTAAGAAAAACAATGAAATATTTTTATCTGGAACAAAAATAATAGAAGATTGCAATAGACGTTTTGATTGTAATTTATTATATACTGGTGAAAATCATTATGACGCTTTACTGTAATCTAATTATTAGTAAATTTATTAAAAAAAAAATATTTAAGTATAATATATGGATAATAATTCAAATATTATAGAATATATTAAAAAAAATTATCCAAAGATTATTGTTTCACCATTTAAATTTTCAAGTTCAAAGGCTCTTGGATTTATAGTATCTAATAATAAATTGGTTATTGGATTTATTAATGCAGATGGTTCTATTGGTAAACTAATAGATCCAATTGATCTTACGGAAATTAAAAATCAAAAAATCGATGATATTTTAGAAAAAATTCCTATTGTTGAAGGTTTTAATAAAACTGACAAGGATAATTTATTATATTTCTTTAAAACAGCTGACGACGCAGTAGTTTCAAAAAAAATTAATGAAAAAGTTGTTAAAGATTTAGAAGAATCAATTTCTGAAAAATCAAAATACAAATTATTATACGATAGTCAAAATCATGAAATAATTGCTATAAAAAATAAATACGAAGGTAAGATAGATAGTATTAAAGATGAATATATAAAAAAATTAGAAACTTTTAATAAAAACATTTTAAGTAATTTTGAAGAAATCAAGAATGGTATAAAAGAATATAAAAAAACTATTGAAACATATATTGAAAAAGATACTTTAAAAACAGCTGATTTAGAAACTATTATAAAAAAAATAACAGAAGAAAGAGGAATTATAGAAGAGAAATTAAAAGGGTTACCTGAACAACAAAAAGTATCAGAAATAAAAGACGAGTTAAAATCAGTTCAAAAAGATCTTTTAGCTCAAATAGAAAATTTAAAAAAAGAAAAAGAAATTGTATTACAAGAAAAAACCGATAAAGAAAAAGTAATTCAACAACTTATAAAAGAAAAAGAAGAAAAAATAAAAGAAGTACCATTTAAAGAAGTACCGTTTAAAGAAGTACGTAAAGGTGATATTTGTGATAAATACATTGATTCAAAAGATGATATTTATGTTTTTAGTAAAGCTACACCTATTAGAAATAATATAATTAGAACAAATAAATTTTTTGGAGATTATGAAACTTATTTTAATATTCAAAAATCAATTTTAGAAAATATTATAGACGAAATTGGAGAACCTAAGGATATTATAAATCCAGAATATAATAAAAATAATAGATTATTTGATTATGTACAAGATTTATTTAATACTTCTATTCCATCTGAAAATAACTTACAAGGGATTGATTATAGATCTAAAATGTTTTCTAAAGAAGGTCGTAAAACATTTTACACTAAAATAGATAATTCTAAAAATACATTATTTAAAATAAGAGATATTTTTAAAGATGTTTTATCAGAAGATACATCAGAAAATAAAATTATTAAAGCTAAAAATGATTTATTTGATCTTATATCAAAAGAATTAGGTTACGATGATTTCTTATCATCTTATGAAAAAAAGTATCCTAAAGGAACTTTATTAGGAGAAATCCCTGATGCAAATCCATTAACTATTACCAAATTAAAAGATGTAATAACACCATATAAACAAAGTTTAGGATCAAATGCATACGAAGGTGCTAAAGATTTAATATCTCCGTTGAATTATTATAGACAATATAGAACTAATATAAGAAATGCTTTTATAAATGGGAGATGGGATATGGTTCCATTGGATAAAAACACAGAATTGTATTATTATTCATTACCTTTAAAAGTAGGAGGTAGTCAAATTTTTCAATCTGGAGGATGGTTTTTTAATAAAAAATCTAGCAATTCTAGCGAAATTTCAGATTCAAGTTCTAATTTAGATTCTACATATATTCCAAACTTGGAATATTCAGACTCTAATTCGGAAAGTTCTGATTCTGAATCAATAAGTTCCGACTCTGACTCGGAAAGTTCAAACTCTGATTCTATATCAAAGCAATTAGGTGGTGCTGCTAAACCTATGTCTAAACCTAAACCTAAACCTGCTGCTAAACCTGCACCTAAACCTGCTGCTAAACCTGCACCTAAACCATCACCACCTAAACCAGCTGCACCTAAACCTGCTGCTAAACCATCACCACCTAAACCAGCTGCTAAACCTGCACCTAAACCTGCACCTAAACCATCACCACCTAAACCAGCTGCACCTAAACCTGCTGCTAAACCTGCACCTAAACCTGCTGCTAAACCTGCACCTAAACCATCACCACCTAAACCTGCTGCTAAACCATCACCACCTAAACCTGCTGCTAAACCTGCACCTAAACCATCACCACCTAAACCTGCTGCTAAACCATCACCACCTAAACCATCACCACCTAAACCTGCTGCACCTAAACCTGCTGCACCTAAACCTGCTGCTAAACCATCACCACCTAAACCATCACCACCTAAACCTGCTGCTAAACCATCACCACCTAAACCATCACCACCTAAACCTGCTGCACCTAAACCTGCTGCTAAACCATCACCTCCTAAACCTGCTGCACCTAAACCATCACCTCCTAAACCAGCTGCACCTAAACCAGCTGCACCTAAACCTGCTGCTAAACCATCACCTCCTAAACCATCACCTCCTAAACCAGCTGCTAAACCGTCACCACCTAAACCTGCTGCTAAACCATCTCCACCTAAACCTGCTGCACCTAAACCAGCTGCTAAACCATCACCTCCTAAACCAGCTGCACCTAAACCAGCTGCACCTAAACCGTCACCACCTAAACCAGCTGCACCTAAACCATCTCCAACTAAACCAGCTGTACCTAAACCATCACCTACTAAACCAGCTGCACCTAAACCAGCTGCCAAACTATCTCCTGCTAAACCTGTACCTAAACCAGTAGCTCCTAAACCAAGTGTAAAGCCTGGTGAAAAAGTAGCTCCTAAACCATCAGCCAAACTATCTCCTGCTAAACCTGTACCTAAACCAGTAGCTCCTAAACCAAGTGTAAAGCCTGGTGAAAAAGTAGCTCCTAAACCATCACCTACTAAACCAGCTGCACCTAAACCATCACCTACTAAACCAGCTGCACCTAAACCAGCTGCACCTAAACCATCACCTACTAAACCAGCTGCACCTAAACCAGCTGCACCTAAACCATCACCTACTAAACCATCACCTACTAAACCAGCACCTAAACCAGCTCCTAAACCAGGTGAAAAAGTAGCTCCTAAACCATCACCTACTAAACCAGCACCTAAACCAGGTGTAAAGCCAGGTGAAAAAGTAGCTCCTAAACCAGCTGCACCTAAACCAGGTGTAAAGCCAGGTGAAAAAGTAGCACCCAAACCATCACCTACTAAACCATCACCTAAACCAGCTGTAAAACCAGGTGAAAAAGTAGCTCCTAAACCATCACCTACCAAACCAGTTCCTAAACCATCACTTAAACCTTCTATAAAAGAAATGTTAACTGAAGTTAAATCGTTACCTTCTGAAACAATTTCAGAAGCTATTAAAGAAGTAACAAAAGTTCCTGATACTACATCTGGATTAACTGTATCAGATGCTCTAGCAGCAGTATCCACTACGGCAGCTATTGCTACACTTGCTACTGTAGCTGCAAAAGAACCAACTGTAACTCCAACTGTAACAACATCTATTATACCAACTGTAACTACTGTAAGTGAACCAACTGTAACTACTGTAAGTGAACCAACTGTAACTACTGTAAGTGAACCAACTGTAACTCCAACTGTAAGTGAACCAACTGTAACTACTGTAAGTGAACCAACTGTAACTCCAACTGTAAGTGAACCAACTGTAAGTGAACCAACTGTAAGTGAACCAACTGTAAGTGAACCAACTGTAAGTGAACCAACTGTAACTACCGTAAGTGAACCAACTGTAAGTGAACCAACTGTAACTACTGTAAGTGAACCAACTGTAACTCCAACTGTAACAACTGAACCAACTTTTCCTACAGAACTAACTATACCAACTGTAACTGAACCAACTGTAACTACTGTAAGTGAACCAACGGTAACAGCATCTATTATACCATCTGAACCATCTGTAATAGAACCATCTCTAACAGCATCTATTATACCATCTGAACCAACTGTAACAATATCTACTATACCAACTATAACAACAGAACCAACTATAATAATAGAACCAACTATAACTACTATACCAACAATTTCTACTGAACCAACAATTTCTACTGAACCAACAATTTCTACAGAACCAACTATAACTATATCTACTATACCAACTATACCTGCTGTACCTAAAGAACCAACGGTAGCTGTATCTACTATTCCAACTAAACCATCTGTTACAATTTCAGATGTTTCAACAGTTTCATCTGACACAATTTCAGATGTTTCATCAACTCCATCTGTTACAATTTCAGATGTTTCATCAATTCCATCTGATACAATTTCAACGATTTCAACATTCAAGTCTATAAAAAGAGATGTTAAATTGCCTTTAGTAAAAATTGGTGACAAAAATATTTTAAATTTTGTATCTGATTGGCAAAAGTTGTTTTCAAATATAGTATATTCATCTTTCAATATTTCATTTGATGATAAAGAGACTACATTTAATAAAACATGGAATACATTAATGTTATTTTTTAGAGATCCTAAATCAAAAGATTTTATAAATAATATAGATATTTTTAAGCAAATATACGATGAATTAGAAGAAATTATGCAAGAAACATCTTGTAAAACTAAATTAAAACAATAAAAGAATTTAAAAAGTGAATTTAAAAATAAGTGATATATATTTTTAAATGTCAATGGAAAAAAAGAAAATATTCTTATACATAAGTGATATTGCAGCATATATTGGTCAAAATAATTATGATTTCGTGACACCATTTGAACGCTTATGGAAGAGATGTGATTCACAAAATTATAATGAAATTATTATATCTAATAAAAATAATTTAACAAATCTACATATAGAAGTGAAATCTTTAGAAAATGAAAAAAAACTTTTAGAAGATGATCTTAATCAAAAACGTATTACAAAACGACAATATAATTTATCAGTAAAAAAAAAGGATATTGAAATTAAAAAAGAATTAGAAAAAATAGAAGATTTAGAAACAAAGATTGATAATATAGATTTAAATCAAGAACAACGATTAACGAAAATAATTGGAGAAGAACATATTAATAAAATAAGATCTGAAAAAGTAGAAACACATGAGAAAAAAGAAAATATAAATGCATTATTAGAATCTATGGATATATCTGAAGATAAACGTAAAGTATTAAAAAAAGAAACGGAAAGTTTTATTAATAAAACTCATGGAACTTTAAAGGAAGATTCTGCTATTGAAATGTTTGAAAAACGTTTTAATGTCAAATTAGATACATCACAAACTTTTTATAAACATCGTTTAGAAATATCAAACAATTCAAAATTTGATTGGTACATTGGAGGAAAAATGGATGGAATCTATAAAGATGAAAAAGGTGAAAATGAATCTTATATAGTAGAAGTAAAAAATAGAATGCGTGGTTTTTTTACTTCATTGCGAGATTATGAAAAAACACAAATACATATTTATATGCATTTACTTGAAATGCCACTTTCAAAATTAGTTGAAAAATATGAAAATAAAATTAGGATTACAACTATATATAAAGATGATCAATATTTAAAAGATATTTTAGAATATGTAAATGTATTTATTACAAATTTTGAAAATGGATTTTTAGAAAATCTACAACTAAAATTAAATTATGTATCTAATGATTCATATGGTAAACAAAAAATATTACAAAACCTATATTTAAATGAAATTAATAAAAGAGTAAATCAAAAAATTAATGATATATCAGATTCAGATGAAGACGAAGAATGTTTAATTAGCGATCTTGACTAAGTGTTATTATAGGTTATTTTATATTATTTATGCATTTCGTGCATAATTTGTTTAATTATGTATTTTTTTTTTACGTGTATATATTAATGAATAATAAAGATGACAATTGTTTAGGAAATAATATAGACAAGGTAATAAAAATAATTTTTTCAGGTTATCCTAAATCACCATGTACTTATTCTATTTCTTTATCAAACGAATTAATAGAAAAAAACATATCGCCATTTCAATTACTAATGAAAATATTAGTAGACGGAGCAAGACTTTTATATGGAGAATCTATAACTCCTGATGAAATTTCGGAAGAACAATTTAAAATGTTAAAAATGTATATAGAAAGTATAGGGTATTCTATTAAATACAATTATACATTTCCAGAATTAGAAAAAGAATTAAATATTGAATTTACAGAAAAACCAAAGGTTATTAATATATGGTTTGAGAAATATAGAAATAATATAGATTGTCATGGTCGTATTTTAGTATAATTAAAAAATGAAAATATTATTAATTAATGTATAAAGAAACTGAATGAAAAACTCATGTTAGATAAATTATGCAGTGATATTATTTATGAACTAACTAAATATATATCTTTTAAAGAAATTTGTATAATAAAATGTTGTAATAAAAAATTAAAATCTATTATATCTTCTTTAGAAAATAATATAGTAATACATCATTTAAATCTATATTATGAAAATGAAATAGTGAATGATTCGTACAATAAAATATATAGAATAAAAAATAACAACTTGTACAGTTTTTATAATCTTATTCGGATGAATATAAATAATTATTATAATCAAAAATTAACTATTATATCTGAAAACGACTATATTAATTTTTTGTACAAAAAAATAACGATGTATTGTTTAAAAAACAAATGTGATATAACAGGATACCCTTATTTATTTGATTTATTTGTTTTTTACATGTTAATTAATATTGATGTATATGTTAATAATAATATATATAACAAATATGTAATAAATTTTTTAAATTTATCAACTCCTAAAAAAAATATATACAATGATATTTTTTACGATCTTAAAATAAAATTTTATGTATATATAAATTCATATATGCATCACAAGTTAATTAAGATGGACTATGATACAATATATCCTATATCAAGATATTTATTAAATATATGCACGATAAAAAAAATATTCATGTATAAAAAGATAGATTTTTTATTTACTAAATTATATTATTGTTGTCATTATTGTGCTTTTAGAAATTTAAAAGAAATATGCAATATAAAACGTTTCTATTATAAAGATAAATTAATATTAGAAAACTATAATAATTTCAAGCACTTTTTATCTATAATAAACACTGATTATTATAATTTTTTATTAAATAGAGAAAATATTATAGTAAACGATATGATTTATGTAAAAAATCCTATAACTAATAAAAGAATGAGAATAAATGGTAGATTTTATAAAAATAAAATGTTAGAATTCTATAATTTAGATTATACAATTTATAAAAATATAGATGACTGTATTAAAAATAAAAGAACATTTCTTAAATTAAAATTTTTTAATTAAAATTTTATTGTATCATTGTATCATGGTAATTTGTATCATTGTTATGATTGTTATCATGGTATCATTGTATCATGGTAATTTGTAAACGTAATTCATCATAATTTTCATAACTTTTTTCTAGATTCATTAAGTTATCTAGAAATATTTCTCGTTTATATTTATTAGTAATTTTTATTAAATTCCTATTAAATTCTATTTTGATATTATCTAATAAAAATTCATGTCCTTGTAATATAACTGCATACGATATATTTTTTAATATACTAAAATAAAATGGATCTGTATTATTAGATGTTAAATAATAAAAGAAAAAATTTTTAATAGTACGATATATAAAGTAAATGTCATTTCGCAACATCACTTTATCACCATTCTTGGCGATTTGAACAGTAATTAATTCGTAAAAATCAATATCCGAATGAGTATTATTTTTAAAAGGCATCAATGAAAAAAATGTAAATATATCATTAAATAACAACATAAATTTATGTTTATATGTTTTATTATATTTTTTCATATAATTCTTATTAAAATCTTTAGAAAGTAACCAAAAATTACTAGCTGTACAATAATCATCTATATAAAAATAAATATTATAAAGTATATCATTTGACAATGTCATATATTAATATGTTTTATATTTATATTTTACTTTTTACATACCTTTACCAACGCTGTCAATATACGGCAAGGTACCTTTATGATATACGGCAAGGTACCTTTATGATATACGGCAAGGTACCTTTATGATATACGGCAAGGTACCTTTATGATATACGGCAAGGTACCTTTACTGACAATTAACTCTTTTTTAATTACTTTTATATTTTTTACATTCATTACGTTAAAATAAAAAATGAAATTAAAAACACATTTATATATAACAAATAATTATGGAAAAATACTATAGAAATGTATATAAAAGTAATATTTTAGATAATCTACGTAATTCCGATATAGATATGCAAATAATTGAATGGTGGGCACAAGATGAAGAAGATTATGATGATTGTGACGAATTGGAAAATACACAAAGTGACAATTCTTCAAAAGATAAAAGTGTATATGTAATTCGTTGTTTTGGTGCAACAAAAGAAGGTGTATCAGTTACATGTAAAATAACAGGATTTAAACCATTTTATTATATAAAAGTTCCTAGTGATTTTAATAAAATTAAATTACATCATTTTTTAAATTATATAGAATCAAGTTATATGCTAAAAAGTTTTAGTAATGCGTTAGTAAAAGAAAATGGAAAACATAAATCATGTATTGTTGAGAAAAAGGATTTGTTTGGTTTTAGAAATGGTAAAAAGTATAAATTTGTAAAATTAGTATTTAGTAGTTATTCTGCATTATTAAAGAGTAGATGGATGTTTAAAAAACCAGTTACAATAAATAATGTCACACAATCACCAACTAAATTTAAATTATATGAAAGTAATTTCGAACCTTTTATGAGATATTGTCATATTAAAGATATTTTAATGGCAGGGTGGATAAAACTTCCAAAGGGAAAGTATCATTTTACTCAGGATACTGCTACAACACAATTGGAAGTTTCAATAGATAGAAAATCTGTTGTTTCACTTAAAGAAACACAAGATATAGCTAATTTTTTACAAGCTTCATGGGATATAGAAGTATACAGTCATGATAGAACATTTCCGGACCCTAAATTTAAAATAAAATCAAATGAAAATTCATTGCAGTCTAATATATCATCAATTTATCCAAACGAGATTTTTCAGATTGCTACTATGTATCGTTATACAAATGAAAAAGATACTCTTATAAAACATTTACTTACATTAAAAAAGTGTAATAAAATAGATGATCCAAATGTTATTGTAGAAGAATGTAAAACAGAAAAGGAATTAATTAAGCGTTGGGTTGAAATAATATCAAAAATGGATCCTGATATTTTTTATACTTATAATGGAGATTCTTTTGATTGTATGTATTTAACAGAAAGAGCTGTTTTATTAGGTTTATTAAATGTTAAAACATACGGTACAAAAACAAAAAAATCAGGATATTTTTTTAAAATGTTGAGTAGAATGACAGAAACTGAAGCAGATATTAAAAAAGAAGTATTTAGTTCTAGTGCATATGGTGATTCTGAATTTAATAGAATTTATATACCAGGTCGTTTAAATTATGACCTATTAATTCATTATAAACGTGGAATGAAAAAATATTCAAGTTACAAGTTAGATTCTATTGCATCAGAAATTTTAAAAGAAAATAAACATGATGTAAGTGCAAAAGAAATATTCGATTACTATCAACAAGGAGATCCAGAAAAGATAAAGCAAATTGGACTTTATTGCATTCAAGATACAGCTCTTTTACAAAAATTAGTCGATAAACAATTAATTTTAACAAATATTATGCAATTGGCAAATGTTACTTTTGTTCCAATTGGATTCTTGACAACAAGAGGGCAAACAATCAAAGTATTTTCTCAATTATTAAGAAAATCTAGACAAATGGATTTTTTAGTACCTCATACTAATTTTAACGAAGATAGTTTTCCAATTTATGTAAAGTGTAAAGATCCACATCCTTTTGACGAAGAATTTGACAATAAACTTTATATTGATATAAATATTGGAAAAAGTCAATTAGGTAATTCAAAAATGACAAAAATAACTGGTAAAATTTCAGAAATAATAGACGATACTACTTTTATTGTTTTATCAGATACAGAATTAGTTCATGAAATCTTTAATGTAAAATACACATATAAACATAAAGATTATTCTGTATCGAGAATTTTTTCAAAAGACGATGCTGTTGAAGATAGTTTTACAGGTGCTACTGTATTAGAACCACAGACAGGTATTTATTTAGATGATAATGTTGCAGTTTTAGATTTTGCTAGTTTATATCCAACTATTATGATTAGTAGAAATTTATGTTATAGTTCATTTGTATTAAATAAAAACTATTTAGGTATAAAAGATGTAAATTATGAAAGGATAAAATGGGATGATCAAATAGAATATAAATTGCGTCAAACTTGTGAAGCAATTGGTAAAAGTGGTAAAAGTAAAGGTGAAGTTTGTGGTAAACCTGCATTCTTTGAAATTAAAAGTGAAAATGGTAAAAAAAACTTTGATTATTATTGTAGAATACATGATCCTTTAAAAAAAACAAGATCATCAGATGAAAAATATCAGAAAAAAGATGTTAGTTATGATTATACAATTGTACAACCACACATTGATTCTGAAACTGGCGAAGTTGTCAATAAAGGAGTTTTACCAGCTTTATTAGAAGAATTATATGCTGAACGTAAAAGAGTAAAACGAGAAATGGCTAAAGCTGCAAAAGATGGTAATAAATTACTTGAAAGTATTCTTGACTCTACACAATTAGCTATAAAAGTATCATTGAATTCAACTTATGGATTTTTAGGAAGAGGTCAAGGAAATTTAATTTTAAAAGAATTAGGAAGTATTGTTACAGCAGTTGGAAGAATGCTTATAGAAAGTAGCAAAGAATATGCAGAAGGAGAATTTTTGGATTATATTCGTGAAAATAATATTTTAACACAAAAGATAGAATACAAAGAATACGATTTAACAAAAGAAGAAAAGCAAAAAGTATTATCAAGTTTTAAAATAAAATAATAAAAATAATTTAAAGTTAAAATTTGTTAATTTAATAAAAAATGTTAAAATATTTTGGGTTAGAAAAATGTTATTATGAGGTTGGTGAATTATATGACGATTATGATAAATCATGTGAAGAAACAATT